CAATTATCCACTCCATCTATTGGTTATTTTAAAGGTGTATGTGACTTCTTTAAAGGTTATATGAATAAGATCTTCTTAGCAAATAATAAGAAGAAATTAGAAGTAACCAACTCTGATGTGCTGACTGGTTTAGTCGGTATCGTAGCAGCAGCTCATATGGACGTTATGTTTGATGGTCAAGCAAAGAATGTTTGTAAAACTCAAGAGCTAACACCATTTGTTAGAGAAGTAACTATTGACGCATTAAAAGATTGGTCTAAGAAGAACCCAGATGATTTGCAAAAACTTTGTAACTTCTTAAAAGATGTAGCAACAGCTCGTACCAAAGCAGATAAAGAAAAGATTAATATCTCCAAGAAATATAAGACTAATACAATCTCTGGTACTCCTAAAGGGTTTATCAAAGCAGAAAAGAAAGATCATTTAGAGTTATTCATTGTAGAAGGTTTATCAGCTGCTTCTCCATGTCAAACTTCTCGTAATGAATATCAAGCTATCTTCCCAATTCGTGGTAAAATGCCAAATGCATTCTCTAAGTCTAGAGAAGAGTTCTTGAAGAATGAAGAAGTTCAAGCTATCTTAGCAATTATTGGTTGTGGATATGGTAAAAACTTTGATATCTCCAATTGTAAATATGATAAGATCATTATTCTAGCAGATGCTGACTATGATGGTTTCCATATTAGAACATTGATCTTGAAATTCTTATTAACTTACTGCCGTCCTTTAATTGAAGAAGGAAGAGTATATGCAGTATTATCTCCATTATACCATGTAGATAAAGGTACTAAGAAATGGAAGTATTTCATTGATAAAGATGACTTCACTCAATATGTGAGGGATGAGTTCGTAAAAGCAAATAAAGTTGTACATCAAAAGACGAAGAAAGAATTCACTAAGTCTGAAATCTCTTCACTTATTATCAATAATAACAACTATGATTTCTATATGGAACGCATTGCCAATAACTATATGATTGATCCTATCTTATTAGAAGATTTATTACTATTAAGAAACGAAGCATTCAATAAATTCAATGATTTCAAGAAATTGATTAGTAAGAAATATAAGTATCTCAAAATAGAAAGAAAAGGAGATGCTGTATTGCTTAATGGTTTGGTAAATGGTATCAATGGTGATAGAGAACATACTATCATCTTCAATGAACAATTGATCAATGCATGTTCTGTCTTATTAGGTTATTTAGATAAATCTGAAAAGAGATATCTTTTAAATGGTCATAAAATTGGTTTATACCAATTGATCAGTACTTTCAGAAAATCTGAGCCTAAGAATATCGAACGTGCAAAAGGTTTGGGTTCCTTGAATGATATTGAAATCGGCGTATCCACATTGAATCCTCATAATAGAAAATTATTGAGATACACAACTGAAGATATTACTAGAGAAATCGAAGAAATGAGAAAAGTCAATGATGATAAATTCACATTGATTAAAGATGTCGATATCTCCCAATACGAATTCTAATTGGGTCTTATCAAGATAAAGATAATAGAGTGCTCATTACGGGCACTCTATTTTTTTACTGCTTAAGGAGGAAGTGTAGTGTTTACAACTTTTCAATACAAAGATATTGATAAATATATAGAAGAGGATTTTAAGAATACCACAGGCAACTTTGATTACATTAGATCATATGCCGATGGTGTAAGAATATCTTATTCTAAAAAAGAAAATCTTACTACATATAATGGGTATAACGAATACAGAATTAAAGATGAGAATGGAGAACCTTTAGCTTTATTCCATTTTAATAATGACTTAACTGAAGTATTAGATATTGATACTTTGAAGAGTCTAGAACATGTATGCTTTGCAGATAATAGAAAAGCTGCTAATACAGTCACAGTATTCCATCATACAGATTTAGATGGAGAATCTGCAGCATCTTTAATTTGCCAATTGTTACAATTCCAAACTCAAAGAAGTATGAAGTTTGTAGGATATAATTATTCTGGGAATGCTATTTCTAATGAAATAGAAGAAATGCTTAACAATCCTGCTATAGAATCAAGAACAAATATTGCTTTCATTGTAGATTTGTCTCTTAAGAATGATCAACTAGAAGAGATCCTAAAATATTACGACAAAGTAATTTGGATAGATCATCATATTACTTCTTTATATCAAAACCCTATAGCTCTTTGTAATGAGCATAATAATTTTACTTATATTTTAGATACTAGACAATGTGGTTGTTGGTTAACTTATGCTTGGTTATATAATTGCATCGAAGCTATTAACTCAGCATCTTTATCTGATAAGATCATTGAAGGTTTGAATTTAGATCCATTCAGAGATAATAGTGCTGGTGAAGAAATTATTAAGGTATATAAATCTAAAGCTCCATTAGTTGGATTGATTTCTTTATTTGATTTAAAACAAGATGTAGAATTTCCTATTAGTTATAAACCAGCAGCATGGTTAAATCAATGGTATAATAAGATTGGAACTCTTGCTCCATATTGCAATACTTGGCAAAACTTATGGAGAGGCAATTACTTCTATGAAGAAGATGGTAAAGAACAATATCTTACTCCAGATATTAGAGATATTCTTTATCATGGTCATAAGTTATATACAATCTTCCAAGAAGAAATGCAAGCTCTTAGAGAAGCAGACCCTGTTTATGAATATCATGTCTTTAATGAAGAAGATCATTTAGTATTCCATTGTATTAATGGATTTGGTTTCTCCCAAAGATTTGAAGATAATAGAGAAGATATTAAGATTATCGGTAGATTTGTGGATAATAGAAATAAATTCTCCTTCTCATTATATACTGATAATGAAGAGATAAAAGAACTTATTCCACTAGGTAAGATTGCAAACAAATACTTTACTGGTGGTGGCCATCCAGGTGCTGCTGGTGGTAGTTATCCTTCTAAAGAAATAGAATCAGCATTTGAAAAGATTATGAATAGAGAATTCTTAGGAAAGGATTTAGAAGTTATCATCCAATTTAAGAATATTACATTCAGTGGTAATGAGGTTGATGAATTAGAAACATTGATTGGTAATACTTCATATACTGGATCTTTCGATGATGTAAGATTTGATGAAGTGATTGATATCTACTTCAGATTATTTGTTGCTATTATTTCTTATGAATATAAATTAGCTAAATCTAAAAAATGACACAAGAGGAGACCCCTAGAGCCTAGCGCTCTAGGGGTAATTTTTCGAACGTGTGTGTTATGTAAATAAATATATTTATATTCGCTTAGGAGGACGTGTCCTGAGAAAAGTAAAGGACACATTCTAAAATGAAACAATCTTAGCAACGAAAAAAGAAAACAAAGTATGTGTAAAACAAAGAGGCAATTTAAAATTTAAACAACTTTAACAATAGCAACATCGTCATCGCGTATTTAATTTTTCAATGGGTTACCTACCTACACTCTGGCCGTCTTAGAGTATAAATAGAATAAGCCATTACTTTATGTTACTAGGGTTTAAGCCGGTTTACAAGCATATACTATAATTATGGTAGAGATATATCTACAAGATGTTTTTAAAGGAGAAAAACGAAATGCAAAACGAGATCAAAGAATTTGGAATTGCTATGTATAATATAGCAAAGAAAGAAATCTTCCCAGATGTAGAAGAAAGGGTTAAAAGTTTTAAAGATAGAGTAGTAAATGATATCCTAAACAGAATTCCAGACGATATAAATCTCCCTATCAAAGAAACTATTAGAGAATTTAAAAGTGATATAAGAGGGTTTACTCATACTCCTGAACCTCATCAAAGAAAAGTTGTTGTAGAATTTATAAGAGAAGAAGATTCTTATAAGAATAGATTTAATAATTAATACGAATATGACAAATTAGTAGAAAAATGTAAGGCGATAGGACTCTACACAAAACACGCAATATACATGAATCTTACCACTTGAAAAGAACGGAATATTCTCCCAACTCCAGTCACCCCCTGGAATGAATATTAGCACTCAATACGACGCATGTGACCTTTTGATATATGCCACAATCCGCATAACAACCATTACATATCCAAAAGCTGCTATCAAAAGGATCAAACAAATAAATTCATGTCAAACTCAATCAGATGAAACGATCTGATACATACCTCAAAATAAATCACTCAATCACAACACAATTCCTCTGTCGCCTTATATTTTTCGATACATAGTAAAACTTCTCTCACAGACAAAGATTTGGTGAATGGGTTATATTCCATTCACCGTCTTTGTTTTTTATAAATTCTTATCTATTTTAGGAGGAAAATAAAATGGAAACACCTGTTAATGACTTTATCTCTCATGATATCTCTCCAGTATCTAAACAAATGTTTATTTGGTTTGTAAATCGTGAAGATGGTTCTACTGCATATGAATTTACTAATGATGGTGAAAATCATGACTACAATAAAGAAGTAGATAGTCGTAAAGATGAAATTAAAGAATTTGGTTTGCTTGGCAATGGATCTAAAATTTACTTTAATACAAAAGATGGTGTCATCCATGTAGGAAATAAAGATATTAAAGTATTTGTAGAATCTGATGAAGATTCTGAAGTATATCTACGTTTGACAGAATGTGAAGAAGCTGATTATCATAACGTAATCCAATATAAGAAAGCAGCATTCGATTATAATCCAATTCCTGGAGTACCTCAAACAATTCCTGGTACTGTAACTAATCATTTCATTGGTTATAATTGTGAGACCCCTCAATACTCTTTTGAATTGATTCTAGATGTTCCTGTAGGTCAAGCTATGGAATTAAAAGTAATCATTACTATGAAGAATATAGATTTTGAAGGTAAGCTCTGTATGCAGTATGGAGATTATGAAGAACAAGAATCTGTTACATTAGAATGCAATAAAGTATTTGAAAAGAAAATTACTCTTCTATAATATATAAACACACACAATGAACCCGTATACTCGTAATGAGTATACGGGGCATTTAATGCAATAGAAAAGTTTTGAAAGAAAGGGATTATTTCTATTATAAGATAGTTAGTCTAAGAATAGACCATGTGCCATATTATGCACTTTTAAACGCATTTCATTTGTAACTTCTTCTGCTTTTTTTACTTCTTGATAGAAAGCTTGGATTTGTTGGAAGTTAGCAGGATTTGTCGTAGGAGCAGAGTAAATATCCTTTAATTGTTTAAGTAATGTTTGTTTTTCATCCATTGTAAAAACACCTCTTTATTTATAAGTGAAAGTAATTACTTAATGTAACCTATATCTATTTACCAGTGGATCCCATACCACCAGTTCTTTTTTTATTTAAAGGCTCGATTTCATCTTTAAATACATAGAAGTTCTCTATAATACCTTGACAGAATTTATCACCTTTTTTAATACTGATAGGATTTTCTACTGTAAAATCAACGTAGATATGGCCTTCATTTGTTTCATTGTTATAATAATCCATTTTGTTATCTATAGGCTATTTATCCTATATTCTTACACTTTCATGCAAGTTCAGACTATATCTTCATGTTTCCATGTTCGGCACTCGTGGGTATATTATTGTTTTGACTAACTCAATATCTAGTCGTTGAACCTTTACCATACTTCGATGTCATTTCAGGTACTTGGCTGCTGATTGTCCAATCTTATTTATTTTCAAACATTCACAATTTCCATTTCTAGATTTGTTGTAGTTAAATAAGCTCTAAGGAGTTTCCAGCAATTCACCGAATTTAAAGATACCAATTATTTTTCTATACCATTTGAATTTTTTAATTTATGGTGCAATTTCTTATGATCTGATCTTGTTAGCACTTCTAAATTCTCTACTCTATTATCTAATTTATCGAAGTTTTTATGATGTACATCATATTCTGGTTTTAAATATCTTTCACCATTAATTTCGATAGAATTTGTTTCATTTAATAGATATTTTTCTGCTACCAATCTATGTTCTCTAACTCTACCACCAGCTACAGCAAATGGGTGTTCTGGGACATATCCCCATCTGTAGCCACAATGTATGAAGTCTTCTTTAAATAAAGGGCTTTTATCTCCTCTATTATTATAATTTGGGTTGTTTTCGCCTTTATATTTATCACTTCTGTATATTGCTAAGCATTTTTTAGAGCAACAGCATTCATGACTATTATATCTTTTAAGATGACTTTCACTTCTCTTGAATTTTGTACCACAAATAGGACAAATACAATTCAAATGTTGAGATTTAGTATATGCACCAAAACATTCTTTAGAACAAAATGTATTTGCAGCTTCTAATCTTTTCTTATGATAGATATCTACTTGTTTTCCACAAAAAGTACATTTTCTAGTTTCTAATAATCGCATATTCTAATCTCTCCTTAAAATTAAAGAATAAATTTATTTAGCATCTATGATTCCAATTGTGTTCTCAAACTTAAAACCATATTTCATGCCATAAGAAGATCTAGGATAAATCTTTAAAACAAGATTTTCTAATACAACAGTATTAGATCCTTTAATATTTGATAAATGACATTTAATACCAGTAGGCACTAGATATCTCAATCCAGGAATAGCATTGATTTCAAATGGAGAATAGAAATCATATCCTGCAGAGAAAGGAGTAGATCGTCTGGGAAGTTCGATTCCTTCTACATCATAATCCTCATCTTTAATATCTTTAGAATATACATAATTCCACAATCCTGGATTGTTGATTTTTAAATCTTCTAAAGCTCTTGCCCATTCTTTGTTGCTTACTCGTTCGAACATTGTTGTCTCCTTTATTAATTTATTACTATTAATAATTAGTATAGGAAATCATTAATTGTAAAACTATTTAGTTTTGATTATATACTATAATAATGAAAACACCTAATAAATATAAAGGAGGTGCTATTATGAAACCTACCGTTTACGGTATTGACAAAACTGGATTCGATCCAGAAAGTGATGTAGATATTGTGTTGTGGTAATTATGAACTCACCGTTTATGGTATTGAAACCAACACTGATATCTAGTAAAAAAGAAATGAGAACTGATCACTCTCATTTTTTTTTGTTTAAACACAGGAATTCCCCATCCCAATTTAATGGGATGGGGTTGATTCCTATTAGGTGTAATAACCAGTTAAACGAATTTTAAAGGTTTTGTTACCAGGAGTACTATTGATAGGTGCATTAACGCGGAAAGATACAGTAGCAACGTTTGTACCACTTGTTTCCACACGACCATTATTCATAGTACCTTTTAAAACGCCTTCACCAGCAGATGCAGTATTAGCTGTAACCTTTTTAGATACGAAGCTAGAACCAGAACCACCGATTTTCAACCAATCGGAATCGGAAGCAAGTTTAGTTTCAATCCATTTATCACGAGCTACGTCTTCATTTGCTGTATTACCATTAGCATCTAAAACAGTAAGAGTACATTCACGAAGGTCAGAATGATCTTCAGTATCATTACCACGGTTGTTCCAGATATTAACCACTAATGGAGTAGAAGGTTCTTGAGCTTTTACAGTACCAACAGACCAAGTGTCTACTGGGCTTGTATTGGCTTCATTATATAATGTAATTACTGGACCCAAATTTGCAGCCATGTAATTTACCTCCTATTATACATAATAACCATTAACACGAATTTTGTAAGTTTTAGTACCAGGTGTAGCATTTACAGGTACAACAACTTTCAAATTCACTTTACAGTAGTTTTGTTTAGACGATGTAGTATTTTTATTACCATCGTTAACTGTTCCTTTGATTGTGAAATCACTAGCTGCAGTAACTGCTTCTGCTTGGAGATGTTTACCATCAGAACCACCTACAGGTGTCCATGTAGAAACGTTACCGTCAACTTTAGGTACGTTTACACGAACCCATTTGCCAGCAACTAATTCACCGTTGGAAGAACCGTCAATATCGAGGGCTGTAATAGTTACATCTTTTAAGTCAGAAATAGCAGTAGAGCCATTGCGATTGTTCCATACATATATAGAGAAAACAGCAGATTCATTACTTGCTTGAACGACACCAGCGTCCCAGTTAGTAACAGATTTATCTGATTCATCCATAATAGTAATACTTGGAGCTGCCATGAATGCACTCCTCCTTTCTTTTCAAAATATTATATAAGTGTTATCACTTCGAATCTTAAAGGCTCGATAAAGCCTCATTAAGATGTCAAGTGATATCATTATATCATAATATATCATATCCAGTTGTAAGATTTAATTTATTCTCTTGCAATCCTAGATACTTCGCAAGAGTTCTTTTAAATCCACCATTTGCAATCTTTAACTCCATAGGGAAAGAGTTTTCTACAATTGGATCTCTTATATAAACATTTATAGGATTTTTTATTTTGGTACAATCTTTGAAGGCTTTGTGATTATTAAAAGTATCTTCATCATATATTAAACTAGATAAGTCTAAAGTACCAACAATATTTTCTAAATTTGTACAACCTTTAAAACTATCAGAAAGTCTTTCTACTCTAGACATATTTACCTTTGATAATCCAACTAATACAAGTTGAGAGCAATTTAAAAATATCTCATCAAATCCATGCTCAGAAAAATATAAAGTTCCACCAGTATCGAATTCAAAAGTTTCAATTCCAAAACAATCTGCGAATGCTCTAGTCATATCAATCGGTGTAGATTGTGAAAAAGTATTATTTCTAAAAATAGGATAGCTTAGGCCTCTATCATATCTAAACATTTCCACACCAGAAGTGCATCTAGAAAAATTAATATTTGGAATTATCTTTGCTAACGATCTATCATTAAAGAATGTGTTTTTATTTACAGATGGTTTAGGACTTGCTATAAATCTATTTGCTGATGATGCATAAACTATAGAATCGAAATAATGTTTGATTCTATCTTTATCATCATCCGATGGTATATTTCCAGTTTCTGAAGAGGCTACAAATTCAATACCATTTGGCCAAACACTAACATTCCCACTATAATGGATACCATGAACTGCAAACCAATCATCTAAATTTTCGTATTTGATACTAAGCATATAAGTAGCCCAAGCTTTATATCTTTTATCTATATGCTCAATATTGTATGGGTTGCTTCTTCTATTACTATCATTAGATAAAGGAATATCATCATTATTCATGAATGGATCTTCAGATTTATAATCTGGAAGGTTTGGGTCACCAGAAGGAGTTTCAGCAAATAGCTGTAAATCTAATTTGAAGGAAAGAGAGATAGAACTCCTTCTTTCTAATCTCTCTTTTTTATTAATATTATTTTCCATAATATCTACTCAACGATCTTATATGTAATATCAGGTTTATCATCTCTTAGAGTATTTACATTAATAAACTCTGGTACTGTTTGAGTTTCTTTAAAGTAGTTATCTTCTAATTGAGGATTTTTATAGATGGATTGATGTAATGATTCATAGTTATTCAAACCAATGAATTTGATATATACAATTTGTTCACGATAGATATTTGTAATATAAGTGATAAGGTTAGGCATATGAAGATCTGTAAGGTTATTCATATCTTCAATATATTCTTTAATCGAATTTGTAATATCATCCAATACAGAAGAAGCTTCTTCTTTAGATTGGAATTTTATTTCAAATTTAAGAGAAAGATTAATCTTATCAATATTAGATTCTCTATCGATGTTGTACATTTTAGAAGGCCCATAAGTATTGAAGAATTTATAATCAATACCAAAGGAATCTTCTAGTAAGAATGTAGCTTGTTGAATATATAATCTACGTTCATCAATCATTTCTACTAGCTTATTAATTCTTTCATTAGAATTAAGATAAGTATATCTTACTACAGGCATTTTATGAATTCTATATCCATAAGTGCCAGCTTCTTCATCTTTGCTTAATGCAATATAAGAGTTATTGAAGTCGCTGTAATCATAGAAGATATCCAAACCAGCATCACCAGCAGAGTATACGTTTAATAAACTCCATCCATCTAAACCTGGAATTATATTATCTAGATTTCCTTTCTTTTTATTAATCTCATAATCTTTACCATACTCTTTATCTTCTTTAGCAACAAAGAAGAATTTAACTTTTACGTTAGTTGGTAAGTAAGTTCCTAGATCTTTACCATTCTTGATATTATGCATACCGCTTGGAGAATAGATATAGGTATCTTTGGATGAGATGATATCATTGAGCTTAAATTTAAATTGTAAATCATATTTATAACCATTTTGGTTATAGCTCATAAGATTAGATTCTAGATATTTGAATGGGTATTCATTTCCATCATTATCAGTTCTATAAAGAACGGCGTATACTTTGAAATTCAATTCAGAGATAGTAACACCATCTTCTTCATATTTAACTAATTGGAAATCGGTACCGATAGATTGATAACAAGTCATATCAATTTTGAATGTATCATAATCATCATAGAATTCTCTATGAGCATGAACTGTAGTAGCTACGAATTGAATAAGAGATGAGTTATTTACATATTCAAAATATAATGATCTATAATAATTAACAAGAGTTAAATAATACGATACATAGAATGGGCTTTTATTAATACACATTAGATATGGATTCATATATAAGAACCCATTGTCATCCATACTATTAATAGTCGCCTCATCATCTGCAGTTACATTTCTAATTGTTCCAGTTACAGGATCTGCATAGAATTTAGCACCTGGTTTGATAATCATATTGCTCTTGTTATTATTAGAGAATACATCAGAATCAATATCTGCAGTGATTGTATTAGTAGGAATGATATTATCCCCATCTTTCATCATAAGATATACATAATACAATCTCTCAATTTGATTATGGACTTTTCTTAATAAATATAAACGGCAATCATCTCTTTGAAGAGAGTTAAAGAAGTTATCTAAATCTGTATAAGTAGAGATAGATCCTCTAGATAATGCTTCAGCAGGAATTGCTTGTTTTAATTCATCAATAGTAAGTTTATCATCACCATATTGGGAATCTGATGCACTCATAAGAACTAGATACATACCCATATATGGATATTTATCAGATTTATAAGACATCAATTCTTGATATTGATTTAATTTGAAATTACATTTACTACCAAGAGTTGTAAATACATGAACTGTGATTTCAGCATTTCTTCTTGGTTGATTTTCTCTATTAAATCTTAAACGAATTGTCTTTTCATCTAGATACATGTAGTTGATGAAATTCTTATTAGAGTCTGTAGTATAATCATATAAACCATCATAGATAGGTTCATAATATACAGCTTCTTTATAAGTACCATCTTCTTGTTCTTCAGAAACCATTACATAGAAATATGCTAATTGATCTTCGAAAGTGAAGTTTAAGATCTTAGTTTCTAATGGGTTATTTACAATAATCTTTTTATATATTTGGGTATGAGTAACTTGTCTGATAGTAGTCTTAATAGAGATCATTCTATCACCAGAAATATTCACTACACCCAAATATGGTAAATAAGGATTAGTAACTGTAGATAATTTATTTGTATCGGTTAATTCATATGCAGCAGTATATAATACCTCACCAGTAGGAAGATGGTGGCGTGTTACTATGATATCATAATCTAATACATATGGATATTTTGTAGTTTCACCAATATAGAAGATATACTCTTTGTCAATAACAAATTTGTTATTCTTCATATTGGCAACCATTTGAGATTCTGGTAAGTTGATGGTTACTTCAATCTGAGCAGGCTTTGCAGTAATACTATTAATTCCTAAAGCTAATGCATGAGAGATTACATTTCTTTCATATTTAGCTTTTGTAGGAATAGCTTCCATAGAATATTCTGAAGCCATAATAGCTGTATTCTCAGCTAAGTTACCAAAGATTGAAGATAAATAACCATAAACACCTAATACCAGAGTATCTTCTGGTATATCGATATACTTAGACTTAAGACCTTCTATAAAGTCTGTTACTTTATAGATATCTGTACTAAGTATATTAGTAGTATAATATGCCATGTCTTCTCCTATTCTTCAGTTCCACGTCTAAACCATTTTTTCTTTAAATATAAAGTTTTATTATTATTTTTGAAGTTTTGGTTATAAGGTCCTTTTTCCATACCAAGTATTTGAGGTTGGGATTCTGGTTCATCTTTACCCCATTTAAGTAATGGCAATTTATAACCTCTCCAATCAGCTTCTTTAGGGAATACTATATATGGATAATCCACATTCTCACCAGATACTGCACTGATACTTTCATCCCAAATATCAACTTCATTCTCTGGAGGGGCTGCCGTCATACTACCTTTTTTCCATAGAGATATTAATGAATTGAAATCTGATAAGATATTAGGTTCCATATCTTCAAAGAATCCACTTAGTTTAAATCCGATAGTCACTTTTAAAGGACCTGATTGAGGGATTTCACTAAATGAAGATCTAGAGATAGATTTAGGAAATACTCCTGTAAATTTAGAGAAGTGAAGAATAGTTTCACCATCATCATCTACTAAGAATCTAAATATACTCATATGAGAATAAAGTATCTTATTTATAATATAAGATTTCTTAGGAGGTAGTAATCCTAACCAAGATAATTGTCGTGCAATATCATAAGTTTTAAAATAGTTATAGATTTCTAGATATCTAGTATCTTCAAACTCTACACTAAAATCAATATTTTCATCAGAGCTTATAGAAGATTTAGGATATAAGATTCTAGATCCAAACATATTTTGAGCAGTTTCTAATTCATCTACTGCAATATCTGGAATATCAATATTAGACGTTTTTCTATTACTTAAAATTCTAACAAATGGACAAGATCTACCAGAGCTACCATCAGATGCTCCATAGCAAAGATTTTCTAAAACAGTATATAGATATCCATGGCTATATAACCAATTAAAGTATGGGATCTGACTAGCTTCAGCAGATAACCATCCAGATTTAGATTTATCATCTGGACTTCCATCATTATATCTTAAGATGGGAAGATCTGGTTTTGTAAAGAATACATATTCTCTAGCACCCTGAACATGATTAAAAGGGTCTAATCTTGGAAGTCTATAGAATGTAGACCAATACTTAAGATCATCTGGCTCATATATACCATTTGCTCTCATAGTCTTTCTCATGTCGGATTCATGAGATAGTACCTCTGATTTTAATTTTACTATATCCTCATTATCGTCATTAGCACGTCCCCACATATGCATAACCGCTTCATCATCATTTCCTTCTATAGGACCTAATGCATCACGGTAATCTGTGTCTCGTGTTATTTCGATAAAATCCTTAGGATCGGCCACTGTCTCACCACCTAACAAAAAAATACAAAAATTTATTATACATATGTCGGAGAGGGTACTAATTAATCAGGGCTGTAATGAGCTAATCCTATGACATTATCGTAATTATCTTCAGTGATAATTATATCGATATAATTACTTTTATAATTTCAGGAGGAAATATTTCATGCATGAATATAAGACTCTATTATCCGAAGCGGATATGGGACCTTTAAAAAAGGTTTTGTCCTTAATGGATTTAGACTTTGATGAATTAAAACGTGGAATTACTGGTACTATTAGTGGTACTTCTAGTACAGGTTTTAAAATGAACTCTAATATTGCTAAAGAAGCAAAAGGGTTAACAGCTGTATTCCCAGTATTAGTAAGTGAATCTGTATCTGTAGAACAAGCTCAAATGATTGCTAAAGCGGCTGAACGTAAATATGTGACAATGTTCCAAATGTTATTTGCTGCTAGCCAAATTACAGATGCTAAAAGTGCACAATCTTATTTGAAGAAATTCCATAACAATATCACTTCTTCTTTAGATCTTAGTGATATGACTGTAGATGATGTAATCGATTTTGCTAATAAGTTAGATGAAGAAGTTCAAACAACTGCTTTAACTAATGCTCGTATTACAGAAGCTACTAAAGCTGTATTAGAAGATTTAGCTTTCAATGAAAGCTATACTAAAGTATTAGCAGAAAATCTAAATCCTGTTTCTTTGAATAATTACAAAGTTAAAACAGTATTTGGTGATTATAAAGCTACTCAAGTATCTGAAGCTAATGATGACTATTACACAGTAGAAGATAGATCTGATTCTACTGAATGGGAAGGCAGAGACGATAATAATGGTAATGTTTATAAACAAAGAACAAATACTACCACTAGAAGAACTCCTATTACTGCTAGAGATCGTGCAGCTACATTAAAAGATAAAAATGCTACTCTTAAAGATAAAGCAGATATCATCTCTAAACAAATCGTTACTACTGATATCAAAAAAGCTAATGAAGCTACTCCAAGCTTAATGATCATCAACTTTGTAACACAAGCCGATGGTCGTGATAATGAAATTGTCAATACTGCAGTTATCGGTGTTAAATGCGTTATTCATTACATTCCATCTTCTGAAATGATGAATCGTATGGTATTGAAAAATACTGATCGTCGTGGTTTATTAAACTTCATTCGTGCTACTACTGGTGAAATCCAATTCTTCCGTGATTTCTTATTTGCTATTGATCGTGCTAAAATTGATGCTGTAGCAAAAACAAATAAGGGCTCTAATTCCCGTATTTGGAAAATGCTTGAAATCCGTGCTAACCGTTCTAAGATGAATACTACTGCAAGAGCTGACAATGCTGCTTGTGCTGCTATCACTATGCTAGTATTATCTAAAGCTGAAGTGGATATTATTAAACAAAGCTATCGTTTAGATCTTTCTAAAGCATCTACTATGCTTTCTGTTATGAAAGGTTATAATTTCATTGGTGTAGCTGTTATCGATGAAGTTAATGAAAAAGTTGATTTCTTATATGATGATGGTACTAAGAACTTTGAAACTATCTCCTTTATGAGTCTTGAAAGAGAACAAGGTGCTGGGGAATATAAGAAAATGATTAATACGTTGGTGAAAGGAAGATAATAGATGATTACATATAGAGTCGGGGTTGGATCCTTGAATGAAGAGGATATGACTAGTACTGTTAATGATAATCCAACTAGTATGAATCCTCCAAGATCTAACGGAACCGTAAATAATATTGGTCCAAAACAAGCTGATCTAAATATCAACTTTGATGATGGTGAAGGCAATGCTAATCCTAAACCAGCAAATCCTATGGGTAAAGTTGCTTCTACTGTTAATATGGTTAAGCCTAGTGCTCCAACTACTAATCCAAGCAATAATGTTGCTAACCCTATGAACAATAATAATTCTAATAAACGTGCAGTTGGAGAAGAAGTTATGACAAAAGAATTCAAACAAATCGTCAGCGAATATATGGATATCGCTGATTACAAAACTACTACTCGTTTATATAATCTAGATGAAGCAGAACAAAATACAGTATTGCTTTCTCTTACAAATAAATTATATCAAATGATTGTAGCCAAAATTGATGACGTTGAAAAAGGCGATATTCCTAAATCTCGTGGCGATATTACTCGTCTTCCTAAATACGCTCAATTAAAAGAGTGTGCCAGAACACTTACTGATATCTTTGAACAATATAAAGAAGATACTACTCCTGTAAAAGTTATTGAAAATGCTATTGATAACTTAGATGATAATTCTGATGTATTTGTTCAATCTTATATGGCTAAAGTTGATTTCGGTATCATGTTATATGAATCCGTTACACTAGCAGTAATCGGTTCTTTATCCTATATGATTGCTTGCTGTATTGAATACGTCAAAGATCCTAAAAATGATGGTCTTACTATTGTAATGGATAAAACTGGTGTTGCTAAAGTAAAAGAACATTTGCTTTATGAAAACTTAGTTAAATTCAATGAAGCATGTAGAACAAATGATGTAGAAAATGCTATTCGTCCATTGATCAAAAATAGAACTCAAAATCTATTTGGTGTTGGTGGTATGGTATTGGTTAAAGGGTTATTGATTGCAGTTCCTACAATTATTGCATTGATTCCTTTGATTAAAGACTTAGTATATTATTTCTTTGCTGCTCGTCAACGTGTATCTGTATACTTCGATATTCAAGCAGATTTGTTAGAAATGAATGCTAATGAATTGAAAGATAATCCTAATATCACTACTGATGCTGATAAAAAATCTGTAATTCGTAAACAACTTCAAGTTGCTAGAACTTTCCGTCAAATTGCAGATAAATTAGCTGTAGAAGCAAAAACTGCTGAAAATAAAGCTGATAAAGAAATCAAAAAGGATAATAAGAAATATCGTATTGATGATGTAGAAACTAATCCTTCTGAAGTATCTGATGGTCCTTTATTCTAATAAGGGGGTAATTAGATATGCTAGTACTTGGTAAACAACCTGACAAATCTTTATTAGAAAAAGATGAGTTTAATATTGATTGGATGCTTCAAGGACCTGAAGTAACTCCAGAAATGAAAAAAGATATCTTAGCATCTTTGGAAGATTATGGTTTTAAAATTCCTAAAGATATTGTATCTTATATCATAGCTCACTATAACTATGCTCCATATAGTAAAAATAAATTTGATGTAAAAGATCACAAATGCATTCAATTCAAATATTTCTTAAATTTTGAAAATCCTATGTATCTAACAGCTAAGGAAAGTGCATATCATTTATATCAATTCTATTGTAATGGCGAAAATAGTGAATCTGGAATTTCTCCATTTGAGGTAAGTGAATTGTATCCTATTGCTTGTACAGTTAATGATGCATTAATTTGTGCAGACTCTAAAGGTGCAATCCATTTATATTATTTGGATTCCGATGAAGTTATTAAAGCTGCTGATACATTGGACGAATTCTTATCTAATTTTTACATTAATGATGAATGCTAACAGGAGGAAATAGAAACTATGTTCAAAAGAGCTCCTATGAGCACAGCTGAGTTGATTAAACGCAACTTAGAACAACAAGCTCTTAAAGAGGAATCTATTAATCTTTATCCAGACATTGATAAAGACTTAACTGATGACTTTGATTTTTATAAAAAATATACAAAAGCACAAGATAAAGCTAAATTAGACAAAGATCTTGTAGACCAATTCTCTGAATCTGTAAATAGCAGATTATTAGAATGCTGCTTATACCAAGGTATGTTGAAACCTGTTCTTAAAGAACAATTCTGCAATTCTCATGAAAGAAAACTTGGTAAAACTTTGGTAAGAAACTTTATCAAAGAACATGGTGCTTTCAATTTAGTTCAATCTTTAAAAGACAAAAGCTGCTACTTAAATGAGTGGTATGAAGCTATCAAAGGTTACCATACAGCTATGATGAATGAAGCTAAAGAAATTGCTCAAGATGGAATTCCTGAAGCTGAATTATTCGATATCGAAGATGATACTATCAAAAACTTTGTATTCGATACAAAAAGTATTATCCCTAAAGATATTACTAAAATGATTACTTCTCGTGTAGAAGATGCAGTCAATGATTTCATTGATCAAAACAAAAAACAAAAAGAAGAAATCAAGAAAGTATATGAAAAGGCAAAAGAAAAAGTAGCATCTTTAAAAGACACTATTGATCCTAATGACCCTAGCTTCCAAGATTTCAATGGCGATCCAAATACTGAATTAGATCCTAAATATGGTGATCAAGTTCAAGAACAAGCAATGGCTATGGTTCGTGGTAAACAACGTGCTTTCCGTGAAGAAGCTACTTCTGTATTTAGTATTTTAAGTAAAAATACTTTAGAAGCTATTCATAGAAATCAAGCAATCAAAGAATCTTACTCTGTAGGTATGACTGGTAGATTAGATTTCCAAAAAGCTATCAATGATACAAAGGTTATGTATTCTTTCTTGGAATGCTTGAATACTTTGAATATCATGGATTTGAATGAATCTACATTATCTAAACTTCTTACTGATATGAAAAACTCTATTCGGGAAGAAAACTCTGTTACTAATGTAGCTCCAAGCAATCCAACAGCTCCTGGTAGCGAAAAGGCTAGTGGTACTATGACTGTTAATACTAATAATGCAGAACCTAGTCAAAAAGCCCCAACTGCTACAACAACTAATAGCGGTACTGAAGGTAATACTTTATCTTAATAAACAAAAAAAATAAGAGCAGAGTCATTACGACTCTGCTCTTGTATTTGTGTTATTTTGAAAAGATATCATCAAGGAATTCTTCCATTTTAATCTTTTCTTTTTCTTTTTCTATTCTTTTTTTATGAATTTCCATATGACGCTCTAAGGAGATCATTGGATTTTCATCTATAATAATAGGACTACTTAACAGAGCTTCTGTTATTTCTTTAAGCATAATATACCACACTCCTTAGGATCAATATTTAGATTTAGAAATTATAAAAGATTGGAGATTAAGCTTGCTGCTTCTTCAGCTTTATCTTTATTGTTTTTCCAATCTTCGAAAGCTAAGATAGCTTTATCTGCTAAATAAGCACCTGTTACCACACCAACACCACAAGCAGCACCAGTGATAACACCTTCTGTAAATGCATCAACTAATCGATCATTTTTATTATCTTTAGCTACAGCATCTGCAATTTTTTCTGCTAATAACGCATTAACTACTACTTCTTCATTTTTAGCTTGTTGGTTCATTTTGTTTTCATTAGTCATGTCTAGGTTTTCTTGTTTTGTCATGGTATTTACCTCTTTCTTTTCAATACTAGGTTGTTGTTGACTTTGTTGAATTTGTTGTTCTAATGCAGCTTTTTGTTCAGAACCCATAGCTGCAGGGTTAACTACTTTTGTTTCCATTACCGGGGTTACTGGAAACTGAATTGTAGTCTGTACTGGTTGTTGCTGGATTCCCAATGCTGGGTTTTGTAATCCATTATCGAATCCAGATTGATTTTGCTGTGCAGCTTGTTGAATAGCTGCATTCAAATCATCAATGCTGCCAGTATAATAAGTAGGTCTAGCAATAACTGGACCTTGTTGTTGCACAGAAGAATCCTGTGTCGTTTCTTCAACTGCAGGAACTTCAGAAGTAACTTCTACTACACTTTCCATTACTACTGGCTCTTCCACAGCTTTTTTAACTGTGCGTTTGCGACGAGTTACTGTTTTCTTAACAGCTTTTGTTTCATCAGTCGCTTTTGTTGTTGAAGCTTTTTTCGTTGCCATAAATGACTCCTTTCTGTTTTTATAAAAAAGCTTAAAATTTAAACAGTCAAAAGACTAGAAATCCATTACCGGATTTCACTATTATAGTATATAATTATAATTAATATTACTATTGCTATTTTACATAATATATTGGGTAAGGGAACTTAATCCCTTACCCTAAATATTTATATATTGATTAAATATGTTCCTCTAGCGATCTTATTGCATGTAAATAAGAATCCTAAATTTTTACAAGCAGATAAATAACTGAGTTCCTCATTGTTTAGATCTGCATATCCGAACTGAGCAATAATATTGTTAATACCCATATTAATAATATTGAATACATTGATATCATTATCCTCTTTAGGATATAGATAAATATGAAGATTATTTGTATAAGGTTCTTCTATAACTTTGTAGGTAAAATATCCAGACTTATAGTAGTCAGAATTATCTAATACCAATATTAGATTATCAGATCTCAAAACATTACTACGAAGAAGTTTAATTTTTATAGAAGTGCATAAATTAAGATTATTAGAAAAAATATCTGCTGTTTCAATATTGACTAATCTACCCATTACTTTAACATCCATCCTTTATTAAATAAAATTAAATATTATTCGCCAAAGAATTTAATGTCATTTTGCCCAAGTCTTTTAGAAATAGATTTGTATTGATATTTGTTATATAGCATATTCATATACCTTAGAGTTATTTCGATTCTAGGAAGTTCTGAATAGTATTTGTTGAAGCTAGAACTTATCACAATAGAATCATCTATCCAAATATTGCCATTATACATATCAGAATATTTCTTTTCTACGTTATCAAAATCAGGTTTTGATAGAGGACGTATCATTCCCATTTCTGCTAACATCTTTTCTTTAACATTAAAAACGTTAGGAGTTTTGAAATAAGCATTATAATGTACTTGGCAAGGTGTATAGATTAAAGACTCTAAAAAATCGAAGTCCTGAGTAGTTTTAAATTGCTTCATAAATTGTCTGTCGGCTGCACCAGTAATAGAATATACCTGAATAAATCCTGGATTAGATCTAGCATTAGAAAGGATACTATTTCCTTTACTTTTAATAAATCTAGCTCTAGGTCTAGGACTTCCTTCTGGATTCTCATATATTACTACATATAATTCTGGCATATACTGCATTTGTTGAAGCATTTGATTTCTAGTATTGATAATATCATCCATTTTGGATTTATTTATTTTATATTGGTCTATCATCCAAGAAAGTCTCTCTTGATAGTCTCTTGGGACATGAGAATATTTCTCTTCGTATAGTTTTGCTTTTTGCTTTCTAGTCTTTATTTTATCTCACCTCCCTGAAATAAGACAAGATTACTTAGTAGTATTAGTATATATAAAAAACAAAAAAGAAAGACATACTGCAATCAAGCAGTATGTCTATATTCTTATCGTATTATGTTTCCATACTCATCTAGGTGTATGCCTCTTCTTGCTAAAGATTCTACAACCATTCTATCTAGTTCTCTTTTATTAGCTATCAGCAATTCTAATTCTCTATTAGTTATAGCTACGTTTCTTCTAACAGTATCAGAATACATATAAAGAGCTCCTGCCCCAAATAAGAATCCCATAATAAAAGATGAGTTCATAATATTATCTCCTTATTTAAATACTACAAAATATGATAACCTCATAATTATAGTATACAAATATAAGATATATTACATAATAGAACCATTACCAGATTGGTTGCCACCCATATTATTCCAAGCAGCGTAAATAGAACCTAATGCTCTTGACCAAGTATGAACTAATCTATCTTTTACAGTATTAGAACCGAGACGTGTTAACCAATATAATTTTACATATCTAAGCATATTAGGTTCGGCAATATTGACACCACACATATTAGCAAGATAATCTAATTGTGCTGGATTGCCAATCATATCATTATCACCTTTACCAGTTGCCATAGACATGATATCATATAGGTCTTTAATAGATAATTGGATTGTTACTTGAGTAGGCAAACCATCTTGAGTCCATCCTTGTAAATCACCACGTTGAATAGAGCAGTTTGTAATAATACCCATATCAACATGGAACATGGATTTGTAGAATGCACGAACCAAGAATGGAGATACATATGTATTATCACCAGCAGATCTAGGCATGACAAATCCTAAAATATGACAAAGTGGAACATAAATATTTAAATAGATTGATAATACGTCACAGTCTGGAGAATCTAATTTGATAGTAATATCATATGATCTCATGAAAGAAGAATCTGCCCAGATTTCTGGGAAGAACATCTTACCACCAGCCATCATAGTATTAACGTGTTTCCACATAGAACCAAGAATACCACCCATGCTACTAGTATCACTAGAACCTTTTTCTAAATCTGCTTCTGGTTTGAGATTCATATTAGTTACACCAGATGCACCACCCAATAAGAAGTTGATCTCACGAGCCATATCTGATACTTGATTAATCTTATTAGCTAATTGAGATTGAGTTGTATTATTAGAGAAAGATTCTTGTACTTGAGTTTCTGAGTTGATATAAAAAGAAACGGATCCTCTATGATACCCAGCAAATGGATGTTGAGATGCTAGACCCCAATCAAAATTGCCAAGTTTATTCTTTTCGCCATTAGCCCCATATTCTATTTCTACATCACTGATATTTAATAGTGCTGCAACAGATCTACACATTTGATTTACTGCAAAGAAATAATCCTCTGGAGTAGCTTTAAAGTTATAATATCTACCAGATTGGTTTACCAATTTATTTACATCAGATTCGCTAACTTCACCATGATTATTACTAATAGCAGATACTATTTCTTTTTGAATCTTAGATTTCTTATCTCCTTCATAACCTTGAAGGAAATTAGCAACACCTGCTTGTAATACCATAATAGGAGCACGGCCTACTATTTTTTGAGCAAACTTTCTACCAAATGATGCATCGTTATTAGTATTATCAATTCTATTATCACAGATAGGCATAAATTGGTACGGCATACCAAATACAGTTCTTATGTTCTTTACTGTCATTTTATTCATATTACTAATGAAATCGTCAATAGCATTAAATGCCTTAGTAAATCCTTCTTTAAAAGATTTAATTTCACTCATAAGATCTTTATACTGAGCTTCAGATGCAGCTTTTTGTAAATCTACATCTTTAAACTTACCATCTTTATTTTTATAAGAAAATTCATTTAAAGATACTCTATAACTATTACCATCTACGTCTTTAATATTGGCATAACCAGATGAATCAATCGATTCTACTTTGAAGGTAGTTCCATCAGCTTTAGCAGATTCTGGAATATCTAAACCATTAACGTCTTTCTTTACACTATCTTTAATCTTGACAGTAGTTCCTTCTAATTGGAGATCCATATCATCATTATTTTGTTTTTCATCTCCAGCAAACGATTGTAGATTGAGTCTAAACATTTTTTCTTTTAAAAGATCTTCATCTATCTCAACCATCTTAGTCAATCTATCTGTTTTTAATATATATCTACCAGAAATGGTTTTAAACCAACCATCTTCTTCAGATACTATTTCTACAGTTTTGCCTTTATCTAAACTATTTACAACATTACCAGATGCTGATGGTTTATCCATAACCAACACCGGTGCATTGATTTTATATAATTCAAACATTTTATTTCCTCCTAAATACCTTAGGTTTATTACAAAAATGTCAGGGATAGCATTTCTGCTATCCCTGAATAGTTTATCTTAAAGCAATACTGTTCATATTGTCAATAATTGATTGATAGTTACTAATATCGGTTGTACCGACTCTATTGAAGTTGCCCTCTATACCTGCACCCGCACCTACTGTAGAAGCTGCCATTGCTCCTACATTAGCTCCAGATTGAGGCATAGCCGCTCCATTTACGTTAGCCTTAATACCTTCTTTTGCAAAAGTATTTGCTAATTGAACGATTGCGGAGAGTAATTCATTAGTTTTAGATTGTTCTTGAATAAGCTTATCTAATTTAGCTCCTAAATCACCAGTACCAACATTAGCAGAGTTAGCTTGAATTCCAGAAGGAGTTCCAGTTGCACCGCTAGCAGCAGTAGTATATTTAGGATCTTTTGATAACACTTTAATCGCATCAGCTTTACTCATACCATGAGTATTCACTAAGTAATTAATATCATTATCAGAATATGGAATACCATTTGGTGCTATTCCATTATTAGTAGCTTCAAGACTAGTCTTAGCAATAGGTAAATTAAAGTTAGAGGATTTTAAGCCATCTAAATAGCTTCTACCATAAGATTTAATACTACCCCATGCATTAGATGCAAGATTTTTGATCATAGAGCCAAAGCCTCTACCAAATGTAGAAGTTTTTCCTCTACCAAATCTAGATCTTGTATTTTTAGGAATTTGTTCATGTAAACCATACATGCCTTCATCGATACCTCTGTTGGCTGTATAGTCTACTTTAATTCTAGTACTACCTCTACCGTATCTAGAGATACTCATAAATCCAGGAGTAGATGCATCGCCATGTTTGCCTTTACCAGCATTACCGGAAGCCAAGCCTTCGATAGAATATTGGCAAGGGTCTACTGCACCATTCATACCAGCACAAGATTGATCACTTGTTACAGTATAATGTAAATGAGGACCTGTACTTGCACCAGTGTTACCAGATTTGGCAACAATAGTACCAGATTTAACTGTATCACCTTTTTGAACACATTGTTCGGATAGATGGGCAAATAAATGATACATTCCTTTGCCATCTTTAATTACTACGAAGTTACCATATCCACTACCAGGACCACCTTGAGATCCTACATCGTCAACAGTACCATCTACAGGAGTAGGAACAGGAGTTCCTTCTGCAACACCTAAGTCAATACCATTATGGTTTGTAGAACCTACGCCACCAGGGCTTTCACGAGGTCCAAATGGAGATGTAATAGGAGCATTGCCCATGCCAGCTTGAAGTGCAGCTGCTGCAGAGCCAGATTGAGGAGTTGCTACAGATCCAGCACCACCAGATTGACTTCCTCCAGAAGAGGAGCCACTCTTATTACCACTATCCATACCTAAGATACTACTAAATGGATTTTCATCACCAAATAAGAATTTGAGATTATTACCAAATATTTTGGATGCAGATCCCATGATTGTTGAGCCAAGCATCTTAGTCATCTTAGACAATGGAGCAGCCATTCTTTCAGCCATACCAGTAATTCTTCCAAAGAACCCTTTACTATAGTCAGCACCAGAAGAAGCTTTATTAGCTGCAGCTGCTTGAGCAGCAGTTTTAGCTCTATTTTCTTTTTGTGCTTGAGTAATAGTAGGAGCAAATGCAGGCTTAACTGTAGGTTGAGCTAGCATTTGTCCAGGAGAAGAAGCTGTCAAAGGATTAGCTTTAGGAGTAGGAGATACACCCGTAAGTGTTTGAGTAGCATTTAAAGTCAATTGTTGAGGACCAGCACCCATACCAAATCTAGCTTTAAGATGTTTACCTTTACCAGAAGTTGGAAGGGTTCCTTTTCCATCTAAAATAGCCTTTGCAGAAGCAATACGTCTAGGATAGCTTGCTGTATCTCCAGAAACTTCAAATCCTTTTTCCCAAGTAACTACTGCATCTTCAATAGATTGATTTGCCATAGCTTGGACGAATTGATTATAATACCCACCAGGTCCGATTTCAGACCATAAGTATTCTAGTTGTATTGATAGATCATTCCAATTCTTACCTTTAGAACTTGCTAAAGATTGTAGTTTGGTAGCACGATCATTTAACCATTGACAGATACCAATAGCACCAATTTCATTTTTAGCAGAAGGGTTATATTCAGATTCCGCTTCAATATTACCACAAATAGCAGCTGCTTGAATATCATTCAAACCTTTAGATTTTAAGAAATCAAAGATTTGTTTTGCATTTGCAGCAGCATCACCATTTACAGCATTATTAGAGCCGTCTGAAGAACCACTACTGCTAGAAGTAGTACCAAATGATAACGCATTGCTAAATATTTCTGCTACTTTAGCAAATCCACTTAAGAAGCCAGTAGCACCAGAACTACCACTAGAGGAACCTCCAGTTGCTTTGCTTGGTTTACCTGGATCTCTCTTACCGAATTTAGAATTATCGATTAGAGACATATTTGGTTGGCCGGATGGGATAGCAGACATAGCTCCATTCATGCCATTAACATATTCGTCAATAGATGCACCAAAGTAACCATTCTTTTTCAAACGAGTTGCAAAGTCAGTTACATCTGTCGAACCACTTAAAGATGGCTCATTGCATTTATTGCAATAATATGCATAGTATTCAGCCCATTCTTCTTCGTTTCCGAAGTGCATGTAGTAGTTACCACCATCAGGTTGTTTATCTTTAGGATCACCTGTTGGTTCATTTTGAGTCATACCGCCAAAGTTGTAGTTTTCTGTAGCTAATTGAGAAGAGAACCCACCAGATTCATGATACCATTGAGCAAAGATCAATTTAGCATCAATACCAGTTTTAGGAGCAACCCAGTTAGCCAATGCCCACATCTTATCAGCAGAGATTCCACCTCTACCATATCTAAACTTACCTGTACCGAAATGGAAATTATTAGCTCTTAAAGAGGAAGTTCCTCTACCATATCTTACATTTTTACCAGAACCATATCGTTTAGATCTAGCACTAATAGCAATAGTAGATTTAGATAAAAGGTCATTTGCTTTATAAATCTTATTAGGTTGACGGGTTTCTGGGTCTTGAACAACAACGTTTCCGTTAGCATCAATACCAGTAGCTGTAACATAATGAGGATTTTCAGCAAATGGAGTTCTATTAGACTCACCAGCTGTATCTTGACCCATCAATACAACAGGATTTCCTGCTTGTAAAGATCTCTTAATAGAATCATTATCATAAAGAGTATCTGTTTCCATACCAGCTTTATTCATGAAACTAGAGAAGAACTCAGGTCTAGTACCACCATTGGTTTCTTTGAATCCGCCTTTGATAGCATATTGAGCAGCCATACGAGGATCTACATCAACACCTAAAGATGAAAGAGCATTAACAGCAGATACAGGACCACATCCAGAGTCTGCCATAGTTTGAGCTTCAGAATCACCAGGAGCATTAAATGGCATAGAGTAATTAGAATCTAATTGAGAGTAGAAGTTTCCTTTACCATATTTAGAAGTTTTACCTTTGCCACCATTTCCGATACCAAAGAAGTTCATAAGACCAGTTTTAGCCTCTCCAATAGTATCAGCAGCTTTACCAGCTTTATCTTTAAGCCAATCTGCACCTTGATTGAATCCTTGTTTAACAGTATCTGCAGCACTAGAAATACCAGAGGTTACAGAATTATAGATATTCGAAGCCCCTTGTTTGAGACCTCCCCACATTTCTAAACCTTTATTTTTAGCCCACTCTAGGTTGTTACCTACAAAGTCTTTAAACTGATTTGCTTTTTCAACGACTTTTTCAACGACGCTCTTAGCACCAGTTTTAACACTTTTGACCATATCACCTAAAGTATCTTTAGCTTTATCTACATTATCACTGAAGGAGGAAGACTGTTCGTCTTTTCCTCTAGGTTTTTGTCTTCTTAATTCATCTAGTTCTTTTTTACCAAAACCAAATGCTGGACCGATATATTCAATACCCATTTCTAATACAGCATCTTCTGGAATGATGATACCTAGAATAGGGATTGCGGCACACATAGCTGTTACAACACCTGATACGATTTTCATACCAGTACTAGAAGTACCTTCAGAAAGTTTAAGCATTTCGTCAGCATTGTTATAGCCATGATAGAAGTCTGATATAATACCACCAACGATAATAACAGCAGATACTATAGCTCCGATACCTGTAGAAGCAGCGGCAGCTTCAGCACCTTGTCTGATTAGTTTTGTTGCAGCACGAGCAATATTAGCAGGTTTAGCAGCTCTTTCTAAAAGCTTAGCACCAAATGCTTTAACAGCCTTGACAGATTTGCCAGGAAGAACTGATTCTAATTTGCCTGTAACTTTTGTAATACCATCTTTAAGTTTAGCCAATAAAGCTTGGATAGTAGAATTTTGAGTTTCGGCTTTAGCAGCAGCATCTGTTACATCAGACCCTACTTCTTTAGCAAATCCTAAAGCATCTTTACCTTTGGCTACTAAAGAACTCATTCCCTTACCAGCCATGCTCAATGCCTTACTATCTACCATACCATGATACATGTCACTTGGGATAGAGGAGAAATCTCCATTAGCTATATCATAAGCGGCAGCACCAGCGGCACCCATCTTACCAACACCACCACCAAGTTTACCAACTAGAGCAGTTGCTCCAAGAGATGCACCAAGACCACCAAGAATACTTCCAGTACCTTGTTGTGGATCAGTTTGAGCTTGACCAGTCATACCAGAAGTTTCAGGTTCAGAAGCACTAGAAGATCCTAATCCGAAGCCTAATGCACCAAGACCTGCAAGAGCAGCTCCGACTTTACCTTTGCCTTTAAATTTAGCAGCAAGTTTACTAATCATTCCAGGACCACCACCAGAAGCAGCAGCACCAGCGGCAGCTTTGGTTGCAGCTTGAGATGCAGCAATTTGTTCAGCTTTGGCTAAGTTTTTAGCACCAGATTTAGCGAATTTACCACCAAGCTTAGTAAATGCATAGTCGCCTAATGCTTGACCACCTAAATCTAAAGCAAAATCACTAAGATCGAAATCTTGACCATTTGCCATTTTATAGGCTTGCATAGCAGCAGCGCCGCCTAACCAGCCAGCAGGTTTGCCAAATCTTTTTCCTAAGAATCTATTAGCAAGCATACTACCAGTACCCATTGCTAAATCGCCAGGAAGTGCAGATAAGCTTTCTTGAGCAGCAGCTTCGTCTCCTGTGAGTTTGTTGTAGATATATCTACCACCATCAAATAGACCGTAACCTGCTACACCACCTAAACCTTTAGCAGCTGTAGATGTAAAGAGTTTACCAATTCCACCTTTAAGATTACCTAAGAAGGAGTTACCAGCACCAGCAGCTCTAGTAGCAGCTGCACCAGCTTTTGTAGCAAATTCACCAGCTTTTGTTCTTAAAGATTCAGGGATTAATCCATTTGCCATAGATTTTGCACTACCCCAAATGAATTTACCTATATCTTTAATACCCTCTTTGATAACAGTTTTTACTTTACTACCAAATTTAGCAACTGCGGCAGCGATTGCTGGGCCTATTAATGGAATAGAAGCTAATGCATTCATTATAGTGGAAAGAGGTCCACCAAATAAAGAGTCTAATAAGCTACCACCAGCGGCTTTAGCTTTTTGACCAGTTTTAGATGCACCAGCACCAATCTTTTCAGCAATTCTTTCTAATGCAACAGTAGATCTTTCTTGCAATTGAACTTTGTGTTGGTTCTTAGCATCGATCTCTTTATTGTGTTTATTAGGAATTTCCATTAATTGACCATCTGCAGAAGAGATAGCATATTCTTTAGTATCACCGTCAGCAGTAGGAACTGTTGTTATACCATTTTTACCAGCTCCCATACTAGAAGCACCTTTAGAACTAGACATATTTGCTCCAATGATTCCAGCAGCAGATACTGAACCCATATCTTTAGCAATTTCATCTCTAGTTCTCATATCAGTAGGTTTGGAAGAAGTAGATACATCTTCTAATCCATCAGAGGATTTATTACTATCTCCACCACCAAATAAACTACCGAATAGACCACCACCAGATTTAGAGCCACCGCCAAATAGCCCTTTAGCCATACCAATGATGCCACCCTCAGCATGGTGCTCAATAGAGTCATCTAACTTTTTACCATGAAGGACTTTAAATGTTTCTCTAGCACCTGGGGCTAAACCAACTTTCTCTGCCATACCAAATGGAAGGAAAGATTTGGATATCATTGGAATTATTGCATTGGTAAAGTTTTGAAGGGTATTCAATACTTCACCTTGGCGTTTATCTATTTTTTCATTAGCTTTTTCTAGTTTAACAAAGAAGCCTTTACGATCATCATATAATGCATCGTAAAAACCTTTCTTAACAGCATCACTCATGTCTTTAGCTCCACCGTTCCCAGTAAGGAAATTGTAGAGTTGGGTCATGTCTTTATTAGCAAGATTATTATCTTCAGCTTCTGTTTCGTCTAGTCTAGAATTCAAGGACAAACCTTTACGTTTTTGCAATTCGTTTACACGGCTACCTAATACTCTGGAAATAGCTTCCATTTCTTTAATAGCTTTTTCATCTCCTCGCACAACTCTGAGGTATAGTTTTCTAAAATCATCTTTTTCGATGAGAGGATTTTCAATACCTCTAGTTAGTCCTTTATATACTTTATCAGCTATTTCATAAATAGCATCTTTATTATCATTAGAATTGAATACTTTGGCAGCTTCTTGGGCTCTAGCAACTTTCTTTTCACCAGCTTTTAGAGTTTGTACAAGAGATCTATATTGTTCATCTGATAGTACACTACCATTTTTAGCTTTGAATTTAGCAAGTTTATCAAGTGCACCTTGTACACCTTTACCATTTTTAAATTCGTCAATAATACCTAGAGCATTAAGATCTACAGCTCCTCTAGTTTGCTCTTGAATATCATCTGCTGCTGCTCTAAAGTCAGCATAAGATTCTTTAGTAGCTTGATTTAGATAATAATCTTCGCCACGATATTTTCTATTCTTAGCAAAGTCTAAAGCATCATTCATTTGAGCTCTAGCCATATTGATACCAGCATAATTATCGGTACCAACTTCGCCCATCATTCTAGTAACGTCGGCTACATTACCAGTCATATTGTTTTCATCAATCAATCTGATTTGATCTTCAGTAGAACCAGTACCATAACCTTTTTGAATAAGTTTCCGGTTAGCCCATCCACCTACTTTACGTTCCATACCTTTGGCAAATGATCCAGCTTTTCTACCAACAAATTTGACTAAGCCTTTTCCCCATCCTCCGATTTTAGTTCCGATACCTAGTTTATCGAAAAGTTTTTCGAAGAATAGACCTGGAGAGTCTAATTTAGATTTAATAAAGTTTGTAATAGATTTAGCAGATTGTAGACCATAAACACCAATTAACTTAGTGACAGGTTTGACGGTATTGAAGATAGGTTTGATCATATCATCTCTTAACCATCTACCCATATTCTTTTGAATATCTTGAAGAGTCCATTTGAGAGGGTTAGTAAAGTGACGTCTAATAGCACCAGCTAAACCACCACGTCTTACGCCATTCTTATCCTTGATACCAAGCATAAGTTCTTCAAATTTATCAGTAGTAGATAATACACCAAGACCAGCACCTAGAATAGAGTTACCTAATAAACCAAATGGTCCAAGTACCATTGTACCAATTGTAGCTGCAGCTACTCTAGGGAAATGTTTCTTGATAAGATCTTTACGGTTTTTATTTAATAAACCACCACGGTCACCAAATAAGAAATCATTCAAATCTTTATTGTTTTTAACTACAGAGATACTAGCTCCAAGCATAGCCCCACCCAAAGGACCGAATGGGAGTACTAAACCGGAAATAGCACCTACTGTACCATATTTCTTAGCATCAGGCATATACTTTTGTAAAGTATCTTGCCATTTTTTAGAGATTAGGCCTTCTTTATGAGTAACATTACCTTTTTCATCAACAATATCTTTACCAAATACTGTTTCTTGGAAGGTTTTATTATTCTTGATAATATTGATAGCAGAACCAGCCATGGCCCCAAATAGTGGACCACCTAATGGGAATAATGTACCAAGCAAAGCACCTGCGGCACCACCTTGAACTGCATTACCCATATTCTTTTTAGCAAAGTCATTAAATTGAACTGCTGCTTTTCTAGGGTCTATGCCAAAGGCTTGTTCTATACCTGTAGATAAGCCATTGAGACCAATAGCATGAGATACTTTTCCTGTAGCTCTATCAATACCTCTTGTGAAGAAGTTTCCTTTATTTCTATTACGTTCATCAGCATATGCTTGATTATGAGCACCTAATTGTTCAACAATTTCTAAGTCAGAAGTACCTCCAGCATGATGACCAATATTAGAAATTAGTCTACGCTTAAAGTCTTTTTCTTCAGATAGTTGTTGCCCAATATTAACGCTATCTCTTTCAGGATTGAAAGGATTCATATTAGCAGGAATAACTAATTCACCTTTGTGAAGTGTAGTAAGTGTTACATTTCCTTTTGATGGGTTAACATATTTTACACCACTAGCATGATGCGTAATATCACGTTCAGCTTCTGCTAATCTAGCGAGTCTAGATTGTACCGGACCTCTTTGAGATACATACGAATTTATGGCATCTGATTGGTACCTTCTTCCAGCAGATGGCAAATCGAATCCAAGGAATTGAGCTGCCTCTCTTCCTGAACTTTGTATAGAATCTCTAGCGTATCCGTATACACCTTGAACACCTTGTTTAGCATTATCTTTAACGAAGTTAACACCACGTCTTACTTTAGCTTTAGCAGCAGCTATTCCTCTATCAAGGTCAAACCCAAACCAATCTTTAGCAAATCCTTTAATCTTATCAGGAAGTGACTTAGCTAATTTGTCTCTAAGACTTCCTAAAATACTATTAATTTGCTTATTAAGATTATTAGTAATTTCTTTCATATCATGAATCATTACATTGAATAACCCTTTAACTGGTTTGCCATCTTCATCCTTGATATTAGTATTCTTACCAAAAAGCATATCATGCATGAATTCATCAGCACCAGCAATTACTGTTGTAAGTAATCCAGCAGGAGCTTTGAATATACCTTGTACACCTTGTTGAATAGTTAATAGCTTATCACCAATTGTACTAGATTTTATTACATCATCTAAGAAACTAGTAGCTTTATTAGTAAGATTATCAGCTAGCTTACCTTTTTTCTTCTTAGGTTTGAATGTGCCACCACTTATAGCTTTAAGGGCATTAGTTAATTCAGCATCAAGAGCAGAGGCTGTAGCTCCACTCATATTGGAATTAGCGTTTTCCACAACAGAAGATTTTATGGTCTTTTCTTTCTGTTTTATTTGTCGTAAGAACGCTTGGTCTATTGCTGTAGTAGGATCAGCTTTTCCTCCTCTACTACCACCAGATCTAGGACCTCCTCCAGAAGATAATAAGTTTCTGATATGGAATAATTCTTTATAAATATTATATTGATAATCGTATAAAGACATACCATATTTATCTTTATATCTTGCATTAGGAGGTACGAAATTATTAGCTATATATTCACCACCAATAGAAGTTTTTATACTCCCATTAGTAGCTTCATGTACAAGACCTTGACCAGAAGCAAACAGGTTTTGAACCATTTCATTCTTCTTAGCCAAAGTACTGCTTATCTTAGCTTGCTGTTTACCTAATTGACCAGATGCTCTAAACATATTCATCACAAGATCAAATGTTTCTTGAGAAGTATCTTTGTTCTTGTATTGATTATCTTTATTTTTATATTTGGTAAGAATACGTTCTATATCCCTAGGATTGAAGTTGCCATTCTTCCAAACACCATCCATCAATTTATTAGCAGCATTTATAATTTCTTTTTTACGCCTATTATATTCTTGCTTATTAGCAGTTCCTAGATCACTATTAGAAAGAGCAACAGCTATAGATTCCCTTAACTCTTTAAATGCTTCTCTTTTTAATTTAGTATCTATATTCTTTTGACTATTAGCAGCACTAAGCTCATTAGTCCATCTACCTGTTTGATAGTTAAATACTCTAGGAGTTTCTCCTGTAAGAGCAGATTCTATCTTTCTTAAGTATCCAGGAATAACTTCTACTAAAGATTTCTGTGCAATACCATTCCAGGCAATAGCGCCTTTGTTGTAATTACTGCTTTGGAAATCTTTTAAGAAATCTTTATATTCCTCTTTTACACCAAAGATTCTAGATAACTCTTTGGCCATACCTTTCTTACCATTACCCATATCAAATACTTGGGCTAGGGCAGATTGTATATAGCCATTGATATTTTTATCAAATCCACTAATAGCTTTCTTTAGATCTTTACCCATAGCCATACTAATACCGCTTTTGGTAATAGCTTTCATAGGATTACCGGTAAACTCAGCTATAAACATAGGAAGGGATGCATAGAACATTTTCATTGTTTCTAATGTACCGCCTTCTCTGTTAGCTTTTCCAGAAATGGATTTAAAATAGTTTTCTAAACTAAATCCATCAGATCCAAATACTTTACTAGCTTTAGATTGGTTTCTACTAGTCTTGGTATCAAAAGAATCTTTATATACAGATCTCTGTATATCTATGAGTTCTTTTAAAATAGCATTGTTTTCATTAGTCAACCTACTCATAGTTTCAAAATACTTAGTAGCATTTTGAGTATAAGTAAGCATTACTTTATTATTAAACTCTATCAAAGAGTTCATACCTTGCCCCAACATACTGAAGCCATTGTTCATTATACCAATTTGTCTTTCACCCTGAGCAAACTGTGCATGGGAGATAGCTTTTTGGTTCTTGAGTTGAACATCAGTAGTCTCAGCAATTACTCTAGATAGAGAACTAGTATTAGCTCTTAACTGACCAGAAATCATAGATGCTACTACAGCATCTCCACGGGATATTTTAGATCCAGGGTTATTCTCATCAGTATCTTCAAAGTCTTCCATCATGTCGCCAAACATATCAGACATTAAGTCCATCATCATTTTTTGTTCAGCTTTAGCAACATTTTCGTTTTCATGATAGAAGTTACCAGAAGTAATTTCTCTTTTTAAATTCCTAAACGTATCATTGACTGGTTTGAAAATAAATTGCTCTCTAAGATTTTTCATCTTAAGACCAGTGGCTTGTCTTGAACCAACGATCTCTTTAAATGAATTCTTAGCATAGTCTCTATTATTTTCAATCATCTTAGTTGTTATCGGTGCTTGATCTTTAAGAACTTCTACCGCAGCAAACTTTAATGATTTACCAAGTCTTCTCGTATAGGCTAGAATAGAGTTTTTTGCCATAAAAGACTATATCCTCCTTTCTTTAAGCATTACGCTGATGTCTTAATTCGACATAATGATCCCCACTACAGAACTTAATCTGTAGTGGGATGTTCATTATTGCGGGAATGCTCCAGATATACTAAACGCTTAGTATATCAAAAAGGTAGAACTGGGTCTAACTCTTAGAAGATATTATTTATCCTCTTCTTGTTTTGTGAAACGATTAAAAGATTTGCCTTCTGTATCATTCCAAAAACGTGTTTGCTTGGTTGGATCAATTTCTTTCCAATTATCTTGTTTCATTTCTTCAATAGTAGCTTTTCTAAAAGCTGGTACAGAAATAAATGTGATACGGAATTTATATTTAATCGAAGCAGTCTTTCTATCAAAGACTGTTCTCCAACCAAGGGCAATATTGGAATCTGTTTTGAAACCTACTTCTTTAGAGTTAATACTAAAGGAAAGTGTATTAGGATAATTTTCATTTGATACAGATGGGATATTATTAGCAATGCTATTCATCATAGCTTTAAGAACAGCTGCTTCAATAGCTGTATCACCACAATAAGCTTTTAATTCTGGAATATTTTTAATTACTGTAGTATAAGCCTCTTCGAATGTTTCGAATGTTTTAGTAAGATTTATAACAGTTGGTTTAGTGCTGAATTTTCCTTTAGCAAAGTTAGACATATTTAGTTCTCCTCTTTATCTGATTCGTTTTCTAGTTGTTTGTATTTTTCTGCTTTTTCTAGAATATCTTTTGCATCATCAATAGTCTTTACTTCCATATCAGTAATTTCTACTTCTTCTCCAAGATCTTCATCTACTCCATTAGATGTATTGGAATCTGATAAGAAAATTGTATTAGGATCAAATCTGTTTGAAATATCTTTATTATTTGGAGTTAGAGCTATAAAAGCTATTCTAGAAAATATATCTGGGAATTGTTCATCTTCATTGATTAAGAAGTTGCAGTTTAATTCATCAATCAAATGTTTAACCAATTCTTCTGTAACTAATTGAACTTCTTTTTGTGCAGCCATATCAGATCTAATATTTATAAAATGAGCAAGTTGTTCAATAGTAAATGTCATCATAAGCTTAGTAGTTACATTCATAGGTAACCAAGCTCTGGCATCTTCTTTAACGATCTTATTATCCAAAGCATATTTATAATTACCAAATGGATCTATATTTCTAATATAGTCAACAGTTGACTGATCAAGATCAGCATATCTTCCTGGATTAGTATCTAATGGATTGATAAATTGAGATAAGTCAGTTTGATGTTTTACATAGCGTTGTGATTCTTGAGAAATAGCAACTCTATGACGAGTCATCTGATTAGCACATGCTCTTGAAATATCATGGAATACAAAAGACATTGTAGAGACTTTGAATAGATCTTTGATATCAAACCCATATACTTTGATATGGTTGAATATCTTTTCTAAATATTTATCTTTTCTATGTAAGAAGGTTACGGTATTAGAATCCCATTCTTCCGTAATTGATTGGTACTCTTCTGCTACTGTATCATAATTATTTGGAGATTCTAGTTTCTCATGTTCATATCTATGCTGTGTTACTGCAGAAATAATTTCTTTAGTAGCAACCTCTGGTTCATATACACATAAGTCTTCATCAAGAATACCTTCTTCAATATATTGAGATAGTATTTCTTTTTCAAAAGATGCATACATAATATTCTTAACTGTTTGAACAAATGGATTCTCTTCAGAACATTCTTTAATTATATGACCAAATGCTCTAGCTGACCCACTAATAAGAATCATAATAGAAAGATTAGATTGTTCTTTGATAGAAATTCTACAGTATTTAGTATATGATAAAAATTCTGTCACATACTTCATATAGTTTGTCGTAAATGAAGTATAGGAAGGAATCTTAATAATAGCAATTGCATTAGTATGCTCAAAAGGAGATTCGTGACCTCTTGCTCCCATTCTAAAGCAATATCCTTTTTGTTTATCATATCCTTCATCAGGAAGCATTCCTACACAAACTCTTCCAGACCTGTTGAGCAAATATACATTATCAGATACATCTACTATTTCAAATTCTGGAGTTGGAATAACTATTCCTTGCATTTTCTCCATATTCTTTGTATCAGTATTCCATTCATTATTTGTGTGAGAACCACCTTTAACTATATCTGTGATTTTGTTTATTAGTCCCATTTTAATACTTCTCCTCTTAATAAAGGTATAAAGCTATATAAATATTTATCTTATAAAAAAGTCAGTGAAATTATATAAAATTAAAGAGAAACCCTAGAACCATTACGGCTCTAGGGCATGAATTAGAAGTATTAATCAACCAATTTATGAGAGTTATAAAGTCTACCACAAGGGTCCATGTATGAATCATATAAATCATCATAATCATACATTAAATGATGTGTACCACCATTTCTATGATGATGATATGGCCCACCATAATATTCACCTCTCCAACCATTTTCTCTGCTTTCGTAGTCATAGGAAGGTGGATATAATTGAGGTCTGCATATTCTACCATGTTCACAACAGCAACCACAATCTTCTTTAGGAGATTTAGGAGCATAAACATAATTAGATCTGCTTCTTGGATGACATTCATGAATCTCATGAATTACATTACCAGGATTGAATCTTTGGTATCTTTCTGTACCCATGATGAGTTTGTTAGCATTAGGGTCATACCAATATCCATCATAGAACGGTTCGTTTATTTCATCATATTGACCATCGCTATGAATTAGAACACAAGGGATATTATTCTCTCTGCATAATTTAATAATTGGATATACAGCAGAGGCTCTATAAGCAACATTGTTATCCATAAAAATAATAACTCTATCTAATTTAGAAGTATTGGAGAATGGATGGAAGTTTTGTAAAGCACATAAGAAATCAGAGATACAATGTCTCATAGCTCCAGGATTTCTTGGGTCTGAAATTAATGGAGATTTATGCATTCTATTATAGTCTACACCATACATATGAGCAATCTTTTCTACATCGAAATCAGATCTTGGAGATCCACCATAGATAACTTCTAAATTCATTCTTCTATAATATCTTTCAAAGAATGTAGTTAATGATCTGGTAACAACGTATGCTTCATATCTCCATAAAGGATCTACTACAATAGCTACTCTACCATAAACTTTAGGAGTTAAAGCTTTTGCTACATTTCCACCACATTCACAATTAGTCCAATTATCCATAATAGGATTAGGATTTCCTTGTACATTGATAGAACAAGAGAATTCAGCTTCGGCTGTTACATCAAACCAGTTAAGCATGAATTCATCTTCTTTACTTAGCTTATCTCCGCAACAACACTTATTCATGATTATTTTCCTTTCTATCTCTTCTTCGACCTCCAGCAAGTCTATATTCTCGTTTAGTTTCTTTAACGTAGACTTTCATTCCAGGTCTTAATAATTCTCTAGGCATTTCTAGAAGATCATTCATTGTATCTACAATCATAAAATCGTCAGTAGGTTCTGGTTTTACATATCTTGTATTTATTACATGAATTTCAGAATAGATGTCTTCTAATTGTCTATTACCAGTAGTAACTTTTCCAGGAAGATCTTTATAATACCCATTAACAATTACAGGAACTGTAACAGAGGCATTGATATCAGTATTGCTAGGAAGAATGATATCAATCATACCAGAGAATTGTCTGAATGTATGATAGTGCTCTAACTCAACAGTACCATTGATTTCCGATGTAATATAGTCATGCATATGAACTACACCATCTAAAATATCATAATCTTCGTATTCTGGATCAATATCTACATCACATAATAATTCTTTGATATAATCATCTACTGTGACAGCTGCCAAGAATTCTGTATTAGAAGTACAAGGTACTACTAATTTAGAATAAATAGAATATGGATATCTGTTAGATTGAATACAGCATCTACCATAGAGATATAATTGTTTTAGATTTTTATCACTAATTTCTAAATTACAATCTAGATCATAATTATCGATAGTTCCTAGATAAATAAGATCATCTACAACGAATAAAGTTCTACCAAAAGTATCCGCATTGATATTAACTGTAGAATCTAGATCTTTTGTAGACCAGAAATCTTTTACTGTAATTTGAGATATAATAGTATTCTTTTCAGTTTCTTCTAATTCTGATTGAACGTAATCTAAATTGCATTTCCTAAGAATATCTAATGCTCTTACAGCTGGTACTGTAACAGTACTTGAAAATCCAACCTTATCTTGATCAATATCTGGATTATTAATATCTTCAATAAAGTTTGCATGTAGTTTTACTGTAGATTCTAGATCTGTTTCACTTACACCTTTATCAAATATCATTTGACCTTTAAGGTCAGGGAATAGTCTAAATGTAGACTCTTCTAGATCAATGTCACCATTAATATCGATCTGATTTAGATCATCGATATATTTCTTACCAATAGTGAAATCACCTTGGAGGTCTTTAACGACATCTGTTGGTATATGGGTAAGTTTACCTTTGATCATAGAAATATATTGCACATAAGAATTGTTCTTAACCTTTACTTGCGCTGGAACATCGTACGCATGCCAACCACCTACAAAGAAGAACTCTCCTTTTAATATATTCTGTTTAAATCTGATTCGATTGGTTTCATCAAAATTCTCGATATCTGGCATTTTGTAGCCCCCAATCTTTATAAAAAATTTAGCTAAATTTTGTATTATAATGATGTGATAAAGTAATCCATAGAGTCAATTAAGACTCTATGGATTTTAGTTTAATATTCAGATCTTGTATCAATCATTTCTACAATTTTATATCCAACTACTAAATCTTTAGTATTGTTTTTATAGCAGAAACAATAATAATCTTTAAGGTCAATATGGAAATCTGTTATTAAAGATTGAATTGTTCCTTCTTCAATACCTTTATCAATTCTATTTTCTCTAAGAAGATCCTTAAGTATTTCTATAGCATGAATTTTACTATCGAATACTACTGGTACTACTAAGATATTATTGATTGATTTCTTAAGATTTATATGGAACTTATCTTTAACTAAAACAAGACTTTTGCCTTCCATATTATTTAACCTTTCTTGATCTTATAGATGATCAGTAGGAGCAACAGTGTCTGGTTCTTTTTCTACTGGAGCTTCTTCATGTGTTACTGTTGGTTCTTCTTCTGGTGGTTCAGCTGGGCTAGGCATACCAATACCATAATAATGATGCCATACAATATTATCATGTTCGAATGTAGGAGATGTAGTATCTTCTGGTTTAGGCAATTGCATGAAATGATATTTACGATATGCTACAGATTGATCTGTATAAGGGTTTGTATCGAAATCATCAGGTTTCTTAATTCCCAAATCATAAAATCGAGCATACACAATAGCCTCATCAGAATATGGGTTTACATCGAAGTCAGCTGGTTTAGGAAGATCCATAGAATAGTATTTACGGTATGCTACAGATTCATCAGAGTAAGGGTTTTCTTCCAAATCATGAGGTTTAGCTGGAGCATTTTGATCTTTCTTTTTAGCACCATGAGTAGTTTCATCATCATCAGGATTGTATAATTTATCGAATTTGAAACCTACTAAGAGTTTTTCACCATCGATTTTAACACCAACAACTGCTTCATAAAGAGCTTCAGCTTGTTCACGATCTTCTACACCTACAGCTTTAGCCAAAGTAAGAACATCGTTTTGAGTAGTTTCGAAATAACGGTTGTCTTTTACATAGTCTGCTACGATATCCAATAATTTAGTAGTTGCACGTTCTTCATTATCGAATACAAACATAGTAGTCAATTTTGTATCTTCCATTAAGTCATTTTTTGTAACATTGAGAGTATCATTAGTGATAACAATCATCTCTGCCATTACTAAACACTTCCTTTCTTGATTCTAAAATTATAATAATCCTATCTTAGGACTACTTATTTGTCAATTAGAAAACCGATATTGGGTAAAAAATAATCAGCGGAGTCTGATCTGGGTTTGGGTGTTGGCGAAGCCAAAAACCCAATAACCCCCCGTCTAGTATATTAATATATATTATAGAAGACAACATAGAATGAAGTAGATAGATGAAGACTAACCTAACGGAAGGAGACCCACACGTCAGAATAGGTTCTAATATTAGAATCTATTGACTACAAGGTTTTACCTTTTGTATCAGACTTTAGGTCTGATTTATATCAGAAACGAAGCAAAGAGCTTTTTCTTCTATAATATATCATCAAAAAAATTATTACCAGGTCATAATATCTAAAACTTTCAATATACTCAGAAAAAAAAATAAGAGATAGATACCAAGACCTATCTCTTAAATTTATCAATTATTATTTAATTTCATGACGGTCTACTTTAAAAGTAGTTCTAGAACCTTCACCAAAGTTAGGATCAGATTCATCTTCATTATTGTAAATGAAATCTATAGAATATATATAATCAGCATCAGAGTTATTATCAACATATGGTGGTTCTGGTTCGATACCCCATTCTCTTTTTGCTTCTGCTACTAATTGATTTACAAAATCAATAGCAGCTTGTTTATTATGGAATACTCCCATAATATTACTAAATACATTATCGGAAGAATCCATATTAAAATAGTTTTCTGTTTTTGTTACAATGTAGCTATAGTTCTTAGTCATAATTTTATCTCCTTGGTTGTAGCATATAGTTCTTACTGAAAAACTATATGCTTTATCATTAATTTTAAAAGATATAGGTTTTAGCTTTTTATCATTAGAAGCAACAATAGCATGGAAGTAAGTATTTATTTCTTTTACTTCACTATCTTCTAAATATTTAGCACCTTTATCAAATTCTTTGTCTATGAATTCATTTAATTTCTCAAATGCTTCATCCGCAGTTTTAAATGCTTTATTAGCCCAAACGATACCAAATTTATTTTCAATTCCGTGATTAATACTTGGTAATTTATTCGTATTTAAATTATAGATAGATTCTAAAACAACCGTTACATTTTCTTTTAATTCATGCTTCGCCATCTTCACCATATTTGTTATCCTCCATAAAGGTTAAAGTGAGTATGAGTTTATACAATGCCCTATCTTTCAATGTATTATGTCATACTAGAAATATATCATTGAACTCCATTAACCCTTTATAATAATCCCTTACCCCTGATAATTTGCCTCCTTTCTTTTTGAGATTATTATAATTTGATGTAATAATCACTATAAAACTACATCACCATTATAGTATATAATTATACCAAAATTTGAAAAAAAAAATAAGAGATAGGTCTTGGTGCCTATCTCTTAAATTTGTTATTTCAAACTAATTTCAACAACTTCATATTTTGCTAAATATGTATCAATTTTAGCTTTAGCAGTATACACTATTTTACCATTATAAATGGATTCTTCTTTCAAGAGTTCTTCTTCCTCTTCTGTTAGATTAGTAGCACCTTCTACTTTTAATAGTGTAGAGATTCGATCAATAGCATCTTCCTTGTTCTTATAAGTTGCTAATTCGAATAAAATATTTTCCTCATAATAATCAATATATAGATTATCAAAATTATAATCCTTTGATATATTATAAGTAGATTCTAATATCCCATAAATGGTGTTCATAAAATATCTCCTTTCATACTAATACTAGTTAATAGTATTTACTGCAAGAACTTTATAAGATATAATAGCATTACGAAGTTTTACAACTTTATACAATTCCAAAGCATCTTTTAAAGCATCAACATTAGGAAGTTGGTTTTTGAATTCTTCTGGAATATCTTCAGTAGCCTCAGGACTTCCAATATTGATTAGCTCATTAACTTTATTAATGGCCACATCTTTATCAGAATATAGAACCAATCCAAATAGTCTATCAGATTCTAATTGAGCTAGTTCTCCATTTTCATGAATCACATAAAGGCTTTCCAAAATAGCATAATGTTTTTCTACCATAATAATCCCTCCTATACTATAATATATTTTTCAAGATTCAACCCAATAACAGTATCTTGATATCGATCATAAAATATATAAGAATATGAATTTATATCACCTTGAGTATATTTACCAAAAGTTTCAATATTTTTTGAATATGGTCTAATATATCTATCACTATCTCCAAAATACTTTTCTTTTACCCTATCAATAACCTCATCCCGCTCTTCATGTTGGGATGTTATATATTTAGAACTATCCCTTACTTGGCCTTGGATTGTAGATCTTTCAAATTTATGAGTTTTTAAACAAACCTTATCTACCTGCACTACATATCTAGAACCTAGAATTTCTTTATCGATATACCTAGAATATATAAAAGAGCGTATAATATCTCCTAATAACATTTCAAATCCTCCTTAATAATACTTAGTTTATTTTTTCAAGACTCAACCCAATAACAGTATTTTCATATCTATCATAAAATAAGCAAGCATATGAATTTATATTGTTAGGAGCGCATACAATAAAAGTTCTGATATTTTTTGAATACGGCCTGATGTATCTATCACTATTTCTAAAATACTCTTCCTTTATTCTAGGAATAATTTTATCTGGATCTTCATCATGTGGACAGTTTATATATTCGGAATCAATTCCAGCATATCCTTTGATTGTAGATCTTTCAAATTTGTGAGTATCCATAGAAACCCTATCTACATGCACTACATATCTAGATCCTAAGCCCCAATCGAGAAACATATGGAAAATAGCAGCGCCAATATCGTCTAATGACATTTTTTAATCCCCCTTAATAAATGGAATAATCAAACAACTTATTTTCTTCGATAAGATCATCTACAGAATGACCATAACCAGAACCTTCTAATAGATTACCATCTTCTTTTACGATATAGAAGCCATAAGTTACGTCATTAATGTTATCATACATAATTCTGCAATAATCCTCAATAGGATAAGCACAGTATTTATCAAACTGACGCATTCTATTTTCTGGAACGTCTATTAGTTCTCTACAGTCAACGATATCACCAATAGTATCGAATGCTTCATCAAGACCATCTTCTTCCATATTAATTAATCCATCTACTGGTTCTTCATATACAAATGGACCGCTATTGATATCAGTTGTTTTTCTAAACTTAGAACCACCAATAAGCTTATGTGCTTTGATATAAATATTCATAATTAACCTCCTGGCAATAATGCCTTTAAAAATTTAAATAAAAAATATAAAGACTTAGATCAAACAATCTTTGATCTAAATATGTACTCACTGTTATAGTATATAATTATATTATATTTTTAGTAAGACTTTAGATTAAATTTGAAATTCGCTTAATAAAGGAGATAGCCATGTATACTATAAACATTTATCACTTATTTGATAAACTATCTGATGGGGTAAAGAATAATTATATTTGTGAGAATGATAAAGAATTGTATAGATCTTTACAAATTCAATTATCTAATGCTAATACAATAGAAGATGATAATGTAAATATTAATCTATTTAGATTTATTGATGAAGAGTATCTTCCAGATGAGTTGGCTAATAGAACAAAACATATTGAAGATCTTATTGCTGAGCATCACAATTTTGATATTGATGAAAATGAAATAGAAACCAGTATCATCAATTATCTAATCGGTATGGATGGTCTTATCTATAATATGAAAGATTATAAATCTGTAATGACTAATAAAGATACTATCCGTTCTTTAGGAATACAGAAAATTTCCCAAGATCCAACTACTTATAGAAAAGAAGCAGAAGCTGAATTGAATAAGAAATCTACTAAGACTAACATTCTTAAAGAGATTCAAAATCTTGTAATTCTTACTACAGTATATGAAATCTTAGAAGAAGATGCTGATAAAAAGAAAGACGAAATCGATGAGTATGCTGAAGAGAATATCAAAGAAAATTATATTAGTGAATTTGATATGATCTTAGATAAGATGGAAAGCTTATTCCCAGATGATGACGATATCGAAATCACTGGTGTAGAATATAATGGTAAGAAGATTAGTACTGATGAATTTACTCAAGAGCTAAGCACTCATAGATACCCTGGTTATTATGAAAAACAAATTCCTATTGAAGACGCATTAGATGATACTTATGTAATCCATACAACAAGAGGAACTGTTATCAAGAAACCTTCTACTGATATCTATAATATGGATATCTCTATTGAGACTAAAGAAAACTAAATATAGTTATATACTATATTTATGATAGCATTATAAACTAGTGCGACTTCTACTCCACTACAGAAGTAAAATGTGGTTACTATAGGACGATATTTCGCATATCAATCCTAGCAGTGTAAAAATGGTATGCAAAAGAATACTACTCAAAAGGTGTATTCTTTTTTTGTTTAAATCATATTAAAACAAAAAGGTGGAGTAGAGCTTAATTGCTCTACTCCCTTATTTTTTTAATCTTTAAAATCAGTTAAAATTTCATTAAGCATTCTTGGTTTAATACCCAAATCTTCTTGACATTGACGAGCAGTTTCAATAAGAAGTTTATTCATTAAACCTTGAAGCATAGCAGATGGAACCATACGACCCATAACACCAGAGATTGTTAGGAATGCATTTACATATTCATCTTTTCTATAATCAGAGAATGCTTCATCACCTTTAGGAATGATATAGGAGTTTACACCTTTAAGAGCTTGAGAGAATACTAGTTTATCACCAATACCAAATTTATCATTTACTTCGATATAGAATTCAATACGAACACCATCAAGATGTTTTAATTTACCTTCTGCAGGAAGTTTGCTTGTAGATTCTAGAGTATACTCTTTATCTACACCATTCTTTTTCATGATCTTTTTAAGTTTATTGATCTTAGCATCATAAGCTTTTACGATCTTTAATAGAGTAGGAGATAATTCTTCATCATCGCAAGTTCTATAAATCTTAATATTAGTAATCCGACCAGTCATCTTAGCTCTTACTGGCTTACGTCCTAAATCAGATAATCCTTCGGCATTATCATCTGTAATATTCTTCAATAATTCATTAGCTTCTTTTTCATCAAATGCATCTTGGAAGATTAATAATGGATCACCTTCTTGAACAAAATCTCCAACTGATACCATATTATATACATTGGAGTTCTTATCAAGAGACACATCTTTTTGAACGTCAACTTTAGATTCTAGAGCTTCAGAAATAGAATTATCAACTACACAAGAGTCTTCATAACCCAAGTCTGTATTCATAATAGCAACTTTAGCTAGAGTACCCATATTGTAAGATAATCCGAATGGGTTACCACCTTTTCCGCCATTACCAATTGCATTAGAGTAAGATTGTTTATTATAAGCCACAATATCGTTACCTTCTAACTTTTGACCTACTTTAACAATCGGATCTAATTTTGTGGTAATATAGAAACCACCATCAGAGTTCTTTTGGATAGTTGTGCGAAGATCTACATAATCTTTTTGTTTAGTTTTAGTATCTTCGATGATCATATAATCTTTAGTAACTTCTTTTACTACAGCTTTTTCAAATGGGCATTTATATGCAAACTTATTAGAAGTTAGATATGGTAATGCCTCATCAGCACCAGTAGTAATAAGAGATGGCATAGATTTCTTAACCAACATTTGATGTTGAGATGTTTGTGTAAATGCCATTGCAGTACGGAATGGATCATCATGATTAATAGCTAATGGAGATAATGCTTCCATCATAGAGAATGTATTTAAGTTATTTAACTCTTCAGGTTTCTTAGGAGTGATAAAACCGCGTTTATTTCTAACACCAGCATCAATAACAGTTTGTCTATTAATACCTACTGTAGATGCAAAGCCTGTAGAGATACCTAATACACCAAGCATAGATTTATCATAACCACGTTTATCAAGACCAAAAGATCTTTCAGAGTTCATACCAGATAAACCTTTAAATGTTACTTTAGAAGCTGTTTCTGCTTCAAGTAATGGTGTCAATGTAGATAAATCAGAAGAGGTTTGATCATGAGTAAGGATAGAATCAATAACAGCAGATCTCTTAGCAGAGAATGTAGCTTGACCCTTACTTCTTTTAATCATGGTTCTATAAGCACCAAATGCTTTAGCAAGTACTTGATATAGATGACCAACAATAACTTCATTAGTTCTCAATCTATTACCAGTAATATCAGTATGACGATTGAATTTATTATCAACTAATAAATCATTACCATAGATCATAAGATCTACATAGTTATCAGGAACATTTAAAGTCTTACAGATTTCTTTTGTAATAGGATCTATCATTAGATCATAGAAGTTATCGAAACCATCAGCTTTAATTCTACCACCAAAGTCATCTAAGATATCTAACCACATATCTTTAGAATTAATTTGTTTAATAGAGTAATCATTAAAATCACATTGCATCAATCCATTCATAAGCATATTATGACCTGGATCATCAGAGTGGTATACTAGATAACCATCTTCGAATTTAATATAAGTATTTTCTCTAGATGGTCTTGTTTCTTGGAATTCATATTTGATTCCTACTCTATTTAATAATCTTTGCAAGCCAATGTTATAAGATAAAAGAACAACTACTGGAATCTTTGTATTCATAATAGAAGCTTCAGAATACATTAATCTTTTAGCAACAGATACTGATTGGTAAATTTTATCAAATTCTCCAGATTTATCATGAGATCTTAAGATATTCAAAATTCCCATATCAATGCTAGTGTCTATAAATGGAACCTTTTTACCATTTACTACATAACAAGCTAGATATTTATTAGCAAGCATTTCATCAGTAGCTTTAGATTCAGGAGAACCTGGTTTAAAGTAAGATTTATCGAATGGAATTTTAGATAATTCATCCATATTGAAGGAGATATAAGATCCATCTTTAAATTTGATCTTAGAATACATAGAAGCTAGATCAATAAATTCCATAGGAAGTTCGTATCTAATACAGATCTTTCTATTATCGCCATCGATAACTTTGATATCTTTACCTTCGTATTTGGTTAAAGCTTTTACTAGCTTATTAATAATAGGAGAAGATTTGGATAAACCACTAGGAGATTTTCTATAGATAAAGATCTTAGAATAGTTAGATACTAATTGAACCGCATCACCATCAGTTTTTACTACTGGAAGTAGCATCAATTGTCCAATAAGAGATTTTTCATTACCTCTTAATTTCATAAAACGATTACTAATTAATCTAGGAATATCTAGAGTCATTGTAAACCGTTTACCAGTTTCAGCATCTTCGTAATTACAAGTCCAAGTATCAATGTAGTCTTCAGATGTAGATGTATTTTGAGATTTAATATCTACGATATTCATTGGATGTGTGACATGCATAAAATGCGTAAACATCGCTACAATATCTGGATCCATATCATACTGTTTATTGAAGTTAGCAAACTTTACTTTCTTCCAAGATTCATCCATAGAATCGATTTTAAGATCCATTGGTTTAATATCATCATTCTTTTGGAACTCTTCCACAAGTTTAGCAACAGATTTACCATTAACTTCTTTTGTGAGAAGTTTCTTTTGGGTTTCTTCCATTCTAGACTTACGGGCTTTATTCATCTTGATACCATCTTCAGATTGAAGATCAAGAAGTACATCTTTTAGCCATTCATTGTCTTTATCATCAGGATCGTTCTTTTCAAGAGTTTCCATAGCATCTTTAGTAGTGGTAGACTTGGAAGCTATTTTGTCAAGCTTATTTACAAGAGCAGCTTTCTTAATTTCAGGGTCCTTGGTTAAACTAGGATCATCTAGTACACCCATTTTCTCTAAATCATCTTTTGTTAACTCTTTTGTACCACCAGTCAAATTAGTTAGAGTGATACCACCCTTCTCTAATTTATCAGATAATTGAGCTACAATAGCTTGTCTGGAATCATGATTGATCTCTTCTATACCGGTATATTCACCACTTAGGATATTATTTGTAAGAGATACAAATTTATTTAAATGATTCATATCCATAGCAGCAAAGTCTACTGTGAAATATCCATTCTCCCCAGTAAATAGAATAGTATAATCTTTCCATGCTTGTAATTTAGATGGATTGATTTTAGCAGTTCTATAAATAAAGGAGAATGGGTTAGCAGAGTTTTTATAATCAAAGATACTAGTATCAGGAACAGCTTTCTTCCAATCAGTTACTGGAACAACAATTGTTTTCTTAGTATAATTAGAGAATCTGGAATCCATTAGGAATCTATTTAAGAATGTAAAGAATACATCTAATCCTCTATCCCCAGTAAACTTAGTATTATTCTTATAGAATATATCGGTATAGAATGCCCAATCATAGAACAAGTTTCTATTCTTATACAATCTTAAATCAGTAAATGAATATTTAAGATATTTTACTTCATTTCTGATCTTTTCATAGAATTTCAAACACTCTGCTTGGGATCTCATTCTATTATTGAATAAGATTTGTCTAAAGATTGTAGTATAGTTATAAGAACCAAATTTTGTAGTTTCAGATTCTTCATTAATAATAGAATCTACAAATTCTGGATAGAAGAGTTTATGATATTCCTCTCCAAGTTTTAATTCCATACCAGTTTCATTTAGAATGATATCATTATTAGAAGATACAGCTTCATTCAGTGCTAAGTCTTTTAAAATAGATGGGTTATATGATTCATTATTAATAGAAATATCACCATCTTTATTTAGATCATTATTAATAATAAGATTTACATTCTTTTCAATAAAGTAAGAATTAAAAATCATATTGTTTAATTTAGCAAGTCTATTGTTTAAGATATTAATACTAGATTCAGTATTAGGTGTCATTAGATATACAATAGAATTATGAGTTCTATCTTTAAGATCTATTGGGTAGTAATATTGGCCTCGATATAATCTAAATGGAGTCAATTCATTTAAAAATATTGCCACGTTGGTATCCTCCTTATCTATTGTAAAACATTACCTTGATGTAATCCTCGCCAATAAATATTATGGTTGTATACTATAATAGTGATAAGATGAAGATATACGAATATAAAAATTTATATTCTTCTTTCGACTTATACTTATATAACTAAACTACTATAGCAAGATAACTCCCTTATCTTGTTATCGCCCTCACAGATCTTCATCTTATCAAAAAATAAAAGGGATTACAGCCCCATGAGTTATTCAACGCAATATAAATTTGCTTGGCCTAAAAACAACACAGTGTTTATCTCAATCAATAAATCATCATATAACTCATGATTTTTTCCTAGCATATATTAACTTCTTTCTTTTCCTTTCGAGGTTAGTATGTGCTCTGTAATCCCTTTTATTTTTTCTTTAAAATCATAAATTATTTGCATGGGAACAATATCGTAATTCAACGACATAGGCTTGAATAAAGTAATTAGAAAAGGTATTAAGAATATGGAAAGAACAAAATTCCTTAAAGAAATATCTTCTATGACCAGAGAGGATATAGACAAATATCTTCTAAGAAATTGCCATAGAAGAAAGAAAATTTATCCAGTATTGGTGTTGAAACCTTATTCAAAAAAGGAGAGTACTAGTGAAAGTAATGGATCTAATAAAGGAGATTAATGAACAAAGGTCTCCTAATGATAAAAAAACTTATGATACCAAATCTCAAAAAGATGAATTGCTTATTATGAAAGCAATGCTTAATGATAAAGATTATAAGGTAGATGTTTATAAGGGAACTGGTATTGATTATACATTCTCCCCATCAGAAGTTATCAGAAATACTATGAGTTCTGTTATTGCAAATACTACAGGCATTTCTAATCATGAAGCACATCGTCTAATGGATAACTATGAGTTTAGAACTGGAGAAGCTAAGAATATGATTGAATTCTCTAAAGAGTTTATCAATACATATTTGCAAACTGGTCGTAAACTTCCATTAGGAGGTAGAGAAACTTCCAATATTTCTTTATTGAAGAAATCTATAGCTCCAGGATATGTAAAATATCCAGTTAAGATTGGTGTAGATAAAGATGGCAATGCTATCTGTAAATCTAAAGATATCTTTGTAAATGGATATGATTCGGTAAAAGTCTCTGCTCCTTGCCCTGTATGGGTTAAAGATAAAAAATAAAAGGACTGTAAGTAATAGTAAATAAGTTTGATAAGATACTCTGTAGAAAAATATTTAGATATATCTTTCTCAAAAGGAGGAACTAGAACATGGCTGAACTAGTTGGTGAACCCTAAAAAACAAATTTTATGATTAAATATAATATCAAACCGGATGAGATTTGAACTATCATATCTAATAAATATTTATTCATTAGAATTCTCCTTTCAGAGTATCATATCATCATAATTATTTATAAAAAATAATAAGAAGCTCAAATAAAATTCTATTAATTAGATTTTATTTAAAGGAGGAAATAAACCCATGGCAGAGTTAGAAATCCTTATTAATCAATTTTATAATAAAATATAATATCAAACCAGCGATTACCTGGCTGATTATATTGATTAGTAAATCAATCATAAGGATTACTCTCCTTTCTGAGCTTCTTATCATAATTATAGTATATAATTATTTTACAGAAAGATAAGAGATCGTTTAAAAATTATTTCTCAAAAAGGAAGATAATATACGGCAGTAATATTAATCTTTACTGATCTCTTATCTATAATTATTTATAAAAAAATAAGAAGCTCTAATAAAATCTATTAATTAGATTATATAAAGGAGGAAATAGGTACATGGCAGTACCATTAACAATCCCTATTAATCAATTTAATAATGAAGTATAATATTAGACCAGATGCTACCTGACCAATTATACTGATTAACAAATCAATCATAAAGATTCTCCTTTCCGAGCTTCTTATCATAATTATAGTATATAATTATAGCTTATTTACTAATGATCAAATATATCATTGAGGAGGTATATTTGATCCATTTGTGCTAATGATTTTAACACAAAAAAAGAGTAAGGGATTAACTCCCTTACTCTATTATTTTTTTTTAATGATGATCACAACCACAATCACATCCATCATGATGATGGTGTTCATGAGATTCTTGAATAGGATAGTTAGCATAATCAAATACCGTTAGATTATCATTAATCATATCATATGTAAGTTTACACATCTGATCAGTATAATATTCTATAACAGTATCTAAATATTCTTGCATATTAACAAACAAAGGATCATTCTTACCAATAACAAATTCATATACAGATTTCTTAAATTGTTCGAATTCTTTCTTTTTATTTTGATATCTGATCTTTATAATTTCTAAAGTTTCAGCTATTTTTAAAGAGTCAAAATTGCTATAAGCCATATCCATTATAAGGAAGAATACGAAATCAATATTAAATGGATCAGCATCTTCAGCTGGATACTGTTTCAATAGTTCTTCTGTAAGATTACTAAAACCATGCTTTTTAAAGACATTTAATGCTGTTAATCTAACACATAGCATTTCATTTCTTTTCATAAGCATAGATAATCTGCATAATCTTTCACTCATAATACCATCTTGATTTAATAGATATCTAGTATCTTTAATTCTTTTAAGATTGTCTTTATAAGTTCTAATAGTACCAATACCATTACCAACTGCTTTTGCGATGATATCAAAATCTTCTTTAACATTGACTTCTTTTGTTTCATTATCTACTTCGCTAATAAGACCAGACTCTGAGTCATATCTTACTAGTGACTCTTTAAATCCTTCTCTGTTAAGATCAATAAAATCTTTATCAGGGTAGGTTTTGAAGAATATTGTTTTATCAGCTTTATCAAGAGAGCCAAATTCTTTTATATTTTTTTGTATAGAAGTATGATCATATGCTAAAGCATCTTGAAACATAGTTAACTTAGCATCAGTAGTTCTAGATTCTGGAATAAAATGCTCTTCAATATGATTTTTAATCTTATCCACAATCTCTTCAATAGTATAGTCTTTTTTCATAATAGTAGTCCTTTCTAGATGATACCAAAGTAGGTTTCATCTATATCAATTAGATTTAGTTTATGAGCACTATAAAGTGCTGCTTTGATAAGAGGCTTATGATCACCTGCTACATCATTAGATTTAAGAGTAGTCTTATAATCTCCAGGGGAGATGCTAACAGCTTGTTGTTTATAGTTGAATAGTACTGGAATGGATGGGGCCACTTCTGCCATTTTAAAAGTTATATTCCCATCATTATCCTTATGCATAAGAATACCAACTTTTCTTTGATCTATATTTAAACCACCATCATCAGTTTTGGTTTCTTTATCAATATTGATTAAAAGAATAGTATCTTCTCCATCTTCGGAATCAAATTTTCCTATAGTTCTAAATGGCTTAGGGCCTTTGCTAACAGTAAATATACTATCTCCAGATTTATCAAGGATCATCATTCTTTCTTCCATATCTTTTTCGTCTGGTCTCATATCTTCATATGCTTGTAGATACTCTCTAACAGATGAATGACCTACATGTGATCCTTCTATTCCATTTTTACTAATATTTAATGCAGCATAAGCTCCTGCCCCTATAATCAAAATCAATATACCAGATACTATAAGTTTCATATTCCTTCGTATTCTTGGTTTACTTTCTAGAAACCCTATAAGAGAACTATATCTCTCATCATGATTTTTGATAGGTTTGATAGGATCAAGTTTTATCTTTTTATTATTTTTTACTCTCAGTAGATTTTTATTGTGTTTATTTGCATCATACATAAATTGGCCCAATTCTATATTAGATTTATATTTTCTCTCATTACTATATTCAGAAACATGCTTAAGCATATTTACTAAATTTTTATTTCTTCTCATTGCACCACTATCCCTTTAATTAGAGCTAACTATACAATAAAGGATTATTAATCTTAAAATGTCATACATTTTCGTCCATATAAAATAGACCGTATTGTTTTGACATAGACTCTCTCAATAATGACAACAAACCTACATTTACGATATAATATAGACTTGAAATTAAAATAAACTTAAATTACTGTAAATCTTTTCTTACCTCTCTTCAATTACAATAATACTGTTTATTTTATTTTCTAAAGAATGAGTGTTAGTATTACATTTTACGATTGTCCTTTTACATATATCTCAAGAAGGGGATCAATCCTCTTCTTGAACATTTCTGTGCTTTGGAAGATATTCTATCACACACTCAATAGACCCATTCGGTTTTAGATTAATTGGTTTTACAGATACTCTTGCGATACCATTTACAACGTCTGGTATCAAAATTCCACTGTATTCCAATCTACTTAAATATTCAGTATCGGGTTCTGTATAGAATCCATTTTCTTCCATTATTTGATTCCTCCTTTGTTTTTTATTAATAACGACTACTCAAAAATATAGTATATAATCATTCACCACATTAAAGTAATTTTCAAGGAGGTGATAGTATGGCATCTTTTAAAGATCATTTCGATTTAAATCTCCCACCAATAGTAGAGAATGATACTGATAAAATGGGGAATAATTATTGCATTGGATATCAAGAAATGAATGAATTAGCTGCTGTTAAAGGAACTAATAAAAATAGTTCACACTTAGCTATAGGAGTTGATGATCCTAATACAAATTATAAATCAGAATATGAGGATAAAACAACCTTTAATAAAAGATACTCTCATAACAAGTTAAAAGAAGTAGACACAATGCCAGTAGGATCTAATTATAATCCTGATAATGATCTTATAGAGTTAAGAACTTTTGAGCATAAAAATAATAAGACTTATATTTTACTTCAAAAGAATACAACAGATCAAAGAGGTATTTATATTACAGATCCTATAATGATTACATATCCATATAATGAAAAATAATAGAGTAAGGGAATTAATCCCTTACTCTCTAGTTTTGTTATTCTGGAATCTTAATTGTAGCGGATAATTCTTGTACTACAGTTGTAGGAACTTTTATAGATGCATCAATATCTTGATCATAGAATGTACCAACAATAAATGTTGCATCCATATCATAATCACCATTTTGTGGATTTACAGCAGACTTAGATTGTAATTGGATATATTCGGTAGTAGTCTTATCTTCAGATTCTTTATTATACCAGAATAATTTCTTAGTTTTCTTATTATACATAAGAACTTTAGACATCATATGCTCTGGTATTCTACCACTTTCTCTCCAACTAGAATCATTATTATTTCTAATATAAACTCTATTACGTTCAAGATGGTATATTTTATCATCTTGAATAAATCCTTCTTGAGATATAATCCTAAATTTACATGGGTTTGATTGAGTACCAAAACCAACCTTAGATTCTGCAGTAAGCATATTTCTTACATTGAGATATTGTGCTGCACTCCAATATTCTGGAATAGCGTTTGGTAATTCATATCTAAAGTAAGTATTACTATTACCATAATCTATAGAGCCTCCAGGATTGCATGATCTAGCTTCTATAAATGGAACACCTTCAGATGTTTTACCTCTAACTATTTCTAGTTGAACTTCTCCATCTTCCCAGTTCATTCTTCTAAGATCATCAGTATATTCAAGACCTTTTAAAATAAGCATTTTATAATTAGGAGAATTATGATCAGCAATATTATTAGGGGTCATCTGTCCTTCTCTAGTACATAGATATGCCATGGCATCATACATCAAGAACAAAGGACCAGATTCATGTTGTCTATCAGGACCAGCACCACCACATCTTACAACAGAAATATCATGTTGGATTCCTTTATCATCTGTCATAAAACCTACTATCATAAAGATAGGGTCATCATCGTCATCATAACCATTAAGACCTAATCTAATTTTAAATCCATTATAATATTCTTTTGATAAGAAAGCAGATGTCTCATAACTGTTTCTACTATTAATGATCATTTGGGATGCTTCATCAAATCTATATGCATTTCTTGCAGCAACTTGTCCCTCAGTATTTAAGTTTTGCCATTTATAAGTGGTAGGAATTTCATCATCCCATCTCCCACTTATACGATCCCAATTATCAAATACATTTTTTAATGAGAACCTAATATTTTTAATAGTTTCAAAATCCTCATCTGTATTTACTACTCCACAAACATGGAACTCATCATCATATCTTAGATTATTAATTCTACCATCATATTTTAGTATCTGCCCATCTTTTCCTTGTGAAGTATATTCTTTTAATTCTGGATGCATGGATACTTTAGTATAATCAAATATATCATTATACCAATACAAAGTTTTCAATCTAGGATTGTATAAAAAGATTTTCTTAGAGAAGTTTTTATTTTCAGAAACCTTCCCTATAGAATCCCATCCCATTGTTCTAGGATTAAATTTATACTCTTTATCTTCATATAATGAATAAATATTTTCATCTTTGAAGATACCTTGTTGTTCTATAATAGTAAATCTAGGTAAACCAGATCTGCAGCCAAACCCAATATGAGATGGTTCTAAACACATCTTTTGAATGTTATCATACATCTCATCGGACCAGGTAGCTGGTTTCTCTTCTGGGCAGGAGAATTCAAAAGTGCCTTGTGGTAGAACAGTATCAGCAGATCCATCATCAGACCATCCAGTTGTTGTAAATTTAAAATAGTTCCCATCTCTTTGTGCTGAGATATATGCTATAGTATTACATTCATTGTCTGGACGGTCTGGACGCCAATTAGTAGGAAATGGGCAAGGCCCTACCTCGTCTGATAAATCTGTTATAATAAACTGAGTATCGTTGCCCATATCATATATAAGACCCCACCAGAAGTTGCAGTCAAATACTGCTCCATAATAAGGAGTTGATTTTGGAAATACTTGATCACGTCGATAGTTTAGCCAAGCATCTCCGGTTAGATATGATTCTTGTCTAGTAATATCATGATTCCAACTATCAATAGAATTGAATGCTGTTCTAAATTTATCTCTAGGATATGTGAAAGTAGGATTTCCTATAATGAAATTATCTCCATCATTCTTAGGTAATACTCTTGCTGGGATATTATATAGGGTTCTTTTATATAATTTTTTGCCATTATAGATAAATGATGATATCTCGTCCAATTTACCATTTAAAACATCGTCATGTTGTTCATATGTTTGAGGGAATGTGCCTGCACCTCTTACTAAAGATAGAGTATGTTCTTTACCCTCATAATCTACCATATAACCAATAACGATCATGAGATTATCATCATCCCAACCAGTATCAACCATTGTTTTGAGATAATAGTTAGCATAATCTGGTGTTGGAGATATAAAACCTGCTGTAGCTACACCATCTTCAGTAGCTTCAATACAGTTAGTAACTTTATTAAACCTCCAACCAGTTTGATTAGGATCAGTATATATTTTATAAGCAGGATGATCTAAATTTTGTCCTTCTGGATATTGATTTGGACTACCATAATTCGTTTTATCTAATAACATTGTAGAGAACCTATCAAAATGAGCATATCTTTTCCATGTAGTAAAGATCTTCTCCATAGTATCTGGAATCTTACCCATTTCATCTTCTTTTTCGTATTGATCTGATACAATACGCTTAGGTAAAAACTCATCATGTTGATAGAGTTTCTTTTCTTCAGGATTTATTTTTAAAACCTGACCAGATGCAGAAAATCCATCATCATTATCAGTTAATTCATATAAAGAATTTAGTTTATCATTCTTTTCTAATTTAGTAGCTCTACCTTGAAGATTCTTTATAAGATCAGAGTTACCTTTTATATATTCAGATTGTCTACCTTTAACTTCTCCATCTATTTTCTTAAATAATTCTTTTAGACTAGGAGCAAGTTCTTGATAGCTAATCTTATCTTCATTATTGAAGGGCATATCGCTATTTCCCCCTTATTTAGTACTGTTTGACATATTAAGTAATCGATTACTAAGTTGTCAACTGGAGGTAATTACCCGTGTTTAACTCAGAATATACAATTACCTGGGATGAGATAGCTCCTTCATTACAGTTATTATTTAAAACACTACAGTCTGAGATTGTAGATAACCATAATAAAATAATGAAGAATAGAGATGATATAGAAGGGCTTGATAAGAGAATTCTCATCTTAGAAAATAATGACCCATTTTCCAATCTTTGGTTAAATGGGCAACAAGGTCAAGTTGTTAAAATTAACAAAAAGGATAAGAAGTTATATCCCCATGATGAATGGTTAGGTCTTAGAGTAGTAGATAATAATGAAGATTTAGAATCTATGAAAAAGACCAAACCTAATCTAATAGATACTATTAGAGATACATGGGAAGGATATGCTCATTATAACAAAACAGCCATTCCTATTATAGATAATACCCACTATGATAATAACCTTCAAGATGGGCAAAATCTTGCTGGTATTCCTTATACAAATTACACTAATAAAAATGGTGCTTGGAGTATAGATAATCAGGGTATTATAACTTGTAATTCAAAGACTGTAATAATTGGTGGATTTAAAGATCCAAAAGCAATTTATTCTGATTTTGATTTAGAATATGAAGTTAGTGTAGATAATACATCTGCAATGGTTGGGATTTTATTAGGATTCTATACTGATGATAACGGTGTTCAACATACCTTATCATTTATTAGAGGTCCTAGAAATGACTCTACAAATAATATTGTATCATTTGCACTAGTATATGATTTAGGTAATGATACGCAAGAAATTTTATCTGATCATACTTTAGATATTTTAGACCCTAACTCTGCTCCTAATACTAAATTATATGCTAGAATTAAAGCTAGTAAAAAAGGAACCTTATTCAAACTTCAAACTACATTATTCGATCCTAATAAAGATAATATCGGAAGTTATGTAGGATTTGATTTTGAATTTAATGTATATACAGGAAGTTATACTAAAGAAGTAGTAAATAGTCTTTTAAAGATAATCAATAATCCAACACCTATTGGTATACTTGTTAGAAACACTACTGCTTCCTTTAAATTAATTTCTCAAAAAGGTATCTTAGATAATGATGATATTTATGATCTAAGTACTAATAAACACTACACTTATGATTATATTACTAACGCTTGGAAAGAAGAAGGAACAATAGATTCTTATCTATCCAATCGTATTTTCTTATATAATAAAGATACTAAAAAATTCTTCTTCTATAATTATCCTGGAACTTATACAGAAATGGATTTGTTCCAAACAAGTATATTTAAAAATGCTACTGATGGCCAAGTTATCAAACTTGATAAGGCAAAGGGTAAAGCATATCCAAATGATGAATTCCATATTTTATGTGGATACTTAACTGCAATGGATAAAAAATATATTCAAGATAATATGGTTAGTGGAAAGATTCCTAAAGAACCTCTTTATGATTTCCAAAGTGGCAAAGTATTGGAATATAAAAATGCTAAATGGGTTGAAGTCGGAAATATCAAAGATCGACTAGCTCCTAAAACATTAGTATACAATAAGATTCTCAAGAAACTATTCTTCTATAAAGAAGATGGTGTTGGTGGGAATAACGTAGTCTATATAGAATTTTAAATAAATCGGAGGTTATATTTTGGCTGGTACTACTACATATAAAGAAATTTATAACTTAGCTAAAGCTGCAAAAGCAGATTTATGGGACTTAGCAGAAAGTAGAGGTAGAGATGTAAAACTCTACCTACACTGGACTGCTGGTGGATATTATACTAACTTCAGAGATTATAATATCTCTATCAATGCTGATGGTGGATTGTATTTATCTGATGACGATCTATCTGAAACCCTAGATCATACATATTATAGAAACTCTGGTGCTATTGGTATTACTATGAACTGTGCACATAATGCCACACCAGAAAATTTAGGAGATTATCCTCCTACTAAAAAACAAATTGATGGAATGGCTAAAGTGATCTGTGTATTATCAGATGCCTTGGATCTTTCTATTGATAAATATCATGTATTAACTCATGGTGAGGCTGCTGATAATGAAGATGGATTAGATATTTATTATCCAGATTATAGTGGTTATCCTAATAATACATATGGTCCTAAATCTAACGTTGAAAGATGGGATTTGGAATATTTGGGAACTGCAGAATCTCCTATTTATAACCCATATGATGAAACTGGTCACAGAGGTGGAGATATTCTTCGTGGTAAAGCAAACTATTTTAGAGCTCATGGATTTACAAAATCGGTATTAGAAGATAGAGAAATGCAATCTGAAGAAACTGGTCCTAATGGTAGACCTTATGCTAAAAATGATATCAATTATCTTGTTAAAGTTGGTTATACAAAAGAAGCAGCTATTAATCTTTTAAGCACTGTTGATAAATATACCAAACCATATGATCCAACTATGGTAGCACCTAATGGTATGGATTATGAACAAAATGATATTGATTATTTAGTAAATAATGGCTATACTAAAGAATCTGCTATTGAGTTGCTAAAGACCACTTCTAAATATAAAGCATAGTGAGGGAAAGATATTATGAAATCTACAAATCCTAGATATATAACAAATCTTACTAAAGATCTAACTCTTATATATATGGAAGATAAATCTGGTTTGCCAGAACTCACTGATATGAGCTTATGGTTTAAAAATAATATTAAAGATCTTTCTAAAGTAACCAAGATAGAAGAGTTACCAGATGATAAAAGAAAAGTATTTGATAATACAATTTATGCATCTTCTTTAAATGGATTGTTTAGTGACTGCAAATTATTCAGTAATCAAACAGTCGACTCTATTATATCCAAAATCAATATCAAATATCTTAGTGATAAAAATGCGTTTATTAATACATTCGCTGGTTTGGAAATCATCACTAAACTAAATTTAACCGTATGGGATTTTTCTAATCTAGAAATTAAAAATATGAAAAATATGTTCTATGGTTGTAAGAATCTTAAAGAACTTAAAGGTATTAAAAACTTGGTCAACTCCAAAACAGTAGATATAAACACTATGTTTGCAGACTGTTCTTCTTTAGAAGAAATAGATATTTCCGATTGGGATACAAGCGGAGTAGAAGATTTCTCCAGAATGTTTGATGGTTGTTTCAATCTCAAAAAAATAACTGGGGTTATTGATATGAAATCTTGCAAACAATATGCTGGAATGTTTGGTGTTAATCAAGGAACTGGTTGTAAGAATCTTAAAGGTTTAAAGATCAAAAACCCTCCTAATGGATTCTTCTTATCTGGTTTGGATAAAACTCAATATGAAATCATTTAAATAGATAAATAAGAACAAGCACTTTTTATAGTGCTTGTTTCTTTTTAAAAGAAAGGATAATATCACAATGAGTTTTAAATTCGATTTACAAACTTTTGCAAAAATAAAAAATCATAGCAAAACTAAATTACTCAATACTAATAATGACCGCATTATATATGCATATACAGATCCAAGAGATCCTTCAGTAGTATTTATCTCATGGCTAGTAAAAAATATTGCAGATATTGGAGATATAAATTCTATGGCAGAATCTGCATCTCCGAATAAAGATTTTTGGAAACAAGATCGAGATGTAGAAGAAATGAATAGTGTATTTAGTTTAAGTAGTAATAGTACTGCAGGTGTCCCTAGTGAAATTTTACATAAACTAAACAATGAATGGCGTAATAAAACTTTTATGGATATAGATTATTTCAATACTGCATTGTCTCATATGAAATTAAGAGATGATGCTATATTAAGCTATGCATTCTATCAATTAGGGAAGGCACCCTCTTGGTCCCCTACTACTCCTACTGTACCAGAAACTCCTTTGAAATTAAATCTTTTAGATTTTGAAAATGCAGCTAATATAGATTATTTAGTTTATGAAGCATATGTAAATATCGATCTAACAGGAATAGTTTTAAATCCTAGTGTTAAAACTTTAGACTATACATTCGCATGTCATGGTTATGCTAAAGGTATTCTTGATATAGATTATTCTAATATAGAACGTGGCAGTCAATGGTTACCATATGGATTCTATGAAGAAGCAAACCTTAAAGCTGTATTAGGAGAAGATAATAAGGTTATTAAATTCTCCAAACCTCCTAAATTTAAAGGACATTCTTCTTATGGTCTTTTATATAACCAAGCTGGTAGTAATACTATAACTGATTCAGAATATATTTTAGATTTATCTAATTGGGACTTGTCTAAATTTGATCCTTCTTACGATCCTATGCATGGTGGTAGTAATCTATTAGAAAATGCATACGTTAAGAAGATTATATTCCCAGAAGGAACTATATTTAAAATCAAAGGAAGTCAATTTTCTGCTGGTATTTCTACTGATGCTAATCTTAAATCTGTAGAAAATTTAGCATATGATTTTGATGGATTTGATACTACTGAAAATGGGTTATACTCTATGCAACAGATTCTATCTGGCGCTGATTATGAAAATATGGATGAAGGATTTAAAGTAAAACTTATAAACTTCCCAGAAACAGAATTATATAGACTATATAAATCTCCTGATAATGGATATGATGGAGATGAATACACATTGGAGACATTCTATACTGATATTATAGGTCTTCCATTAAAACATATTGAATTTGTTAATAAGAAATAGAATGGAGGATATTTATGTCATTCTTATTTGATTTGCAATTATTTGCTGAAACAGAAAATCCTCATACGATACAAGGCACAGAATTTGAATCTGGTCATACAGAAATGACTGCTTTTTTGAAATCATATCCTACTGGTTTTACTAAAAACTATAATAGATATGACGCTCCTAGTGGAGCAAGAGTTAATCTAACTCAATGGTTTTCTAATAATATTCCAGATATTAAAACTATTAATTCACTATATGATTCGATATCTCCATACAAAACATTTTTTGATGATAAAGTAGTAACTGCTAATGTGCTTAGTGAATTATTCTTTAAAACTAATTTCACCAATACAGATGAGATAAATAAAATCATATCAAGAATATTTACCCATAGTGAAGATTCATATAAATCAGTAGAATTAGAAAGAATCTTTATGGGTATTAATATGGATTATAATGAGACAAATAGTACCTATCATGTAAAAGAATTTCCTAATAATTTTAAATTAAAACCTAAACTTAATACAGAATTAGAAGGTATCACTATTAGATATTGTATGAATGATAATGAAACATATTTCTCTACAATTTTTGGTGGTGCATTTGTAGATGAGTTAGATGTTTCCGAAATAAAGATTAATAAAAATTTCAGTAGGGGTCAATTTGTAAACTGCTTATTTAGAGGATGTATAGCTCAAAAAGTAAAAGGTTTAGAAACTTTCCCATTTGAAAATTATAGTTATACTACAGACAAAACATTTGAAGGTTTATTCAATCTAGATAGATATATCGATAAAATAGATGATCCTGTATTAAAAAAGAAAATAAAACAAAGATACTATAATAATATCGATGTAGATAAAGAGAATTATGATCCAATATTTGAATATTGGAAGAATGATAAACCATTAGTAATCAAATCTCTAGGTAATTTGATGACCAAAAGTGATTTAGCAGAAGACTATGATAGGGTAGCAGGTTCTTTTAGTGGTAGTAGAAGATTATTAAGAACTTTTGCTAATGCATACATTAATACTTTAGAATTAACAAAAGATGTATATTTGAGATATTGCTATTCGTATGAAAGTATGTTTGAAGGAGCATCTATAAGAAATCTAAAAATAGGATCAAAAATAGGTGCTGTTAATAGATATATGGGCTCTTATAAAAATATGCTCAAATTATCCACTAAAGGTCCATTTAAATTAGAGAGTATAAATGTTACTTTTGTATTCCCTGATAAAAAATATCTTTCAGATCTTCCTAGATGGGCTAAGAGGGTAAAAGATCCTAATTGGCGTCCTACCGAACCAGATACTGCTAAACAGGCTGAGCTTATCAAAGATATGCTTCCTAATAAAGATGCAATATCTCCTGGAGCATATCCTAGTAAAATTAATATTAAATTGATTAATTTTAATTTTGAAGATATGCTTAAATTTGTTCAAGATAATGGTTATCCAGAAATAACAACAGAAGATCAGTTGTTAGAATTTATGGGTGGATGTCCTAGACAATATTTACAATTTGAAGAAAAAACAAGATCAGACTACATGATAGCTGATCATGAAGCTCATGGTTCAGAAGCATAATATAATGGGTAGAGACAATATGTCTCTACCCTTCCTTTTTGTGTTTCTTGACAATGAAGTAATGTTTCGTTGATATAAGAGATTACTCTCTTTTTATTTAAGATATAGGAGGATAGCAATATATGGCTATAGTAAATAATCCTCATGATATACAGGATATTGATAAACAATATACGACTTGGACAAAATTAGCAAAACAAAAAGGGATTCTAATATCTATGAATAACCAATGGTTTGCTTCAACATCTTCATATTTTGCTGAAGAGTGGTTAGCAGATTCTACAGATCCAGATTCTGAAGATGATCCTGTAGTTGGTAAAGCTGCTAGAAAGAAAAATGAATTAGCCGAAAGCATCATTTCCAATTATTTTACAAATAGGACAATAGATTTCACTAATGATAGCAGATTTACTAAAGTATTTACAAAAAATGATGATAGAGAATATTATTTCCAATTCCATTATTATACAGTAGATGAACTTATTAAACCATCTAATACTGATGGAGGTTTATTATATAATAATGGTCTATTCGAATTAAGAATTTTAGATGGTGACTCTCCTTCTGCTAATATTGTGGATACAATAAAGGTATGCTGTAATGACAATTCTTCTGGATTTAGAAATAATGATAGAGACTCAGAAGTTCTTCCAGGAAAATTTGTTATTTGCTATATAAAACCAAATGGTGAAAAAGGAACTATCAAATCAGATATTATATATCCATTGGATACACTATACTATTTCGTTGGATATGGTCTTCTTGGGGATTTTGTTAATGTTGCCTCTAATAGTAAATATGTTGCTAGTCAAACAGATGATATAGGAATTCCTAAATTTTTATCTCTGGTAAATGATTTCAGCGCTGCTCACCCAGAATCTATGCTAACTTTTACAAGTACTAGTTTAGCAAAAGTTCCAAAAGATAGTAATGCAACAAGTTATGATAGTGCACCTTATTATTTTGAAGATAGAAGCAAACAAAGAAATGGTCTTAATGTAGCAGCCAAGGGTGCTGCAGATTATGTAAGAAATGTTTGGTTTACTACAGATGAGATTCCTACACTAAAGGTATTTGATTTGTTTACAAAATTCAAATTAAATACAGAATTTATGATAAACATTGTTGGACCTTTTTATTATGAAGGATTAGATCTTAGACTTATAGAAAATGATATTACTGGAATTAATATGAGAACATTTAGATTTGATAACTGTAAAACTGTTAAAAATCTATTCTCTGGTATGAAGAAACTAACTACTATTGCAAACTTTAAATTTTTAGGCGCAGATAAGGTTGAATCTATGCAAAGAATGTTCTATGGGTGTTCTGCTCTAGAAGAAATAGATTGGACTAACTCAGGAGTTCCTAAAAATTGCAAAAATTATAAAAACTGTTTCGAAATATCACCAAGCTCGTATAATCCTAATACCACTTTAAAGAGAATTAAATTATCTAGAGAATTTGGAAACAATATCTCTAAAGTGGAAGATTTTTCTTATGTATTTAATAATAATGCTGCCCTAACATCGATAAAAAATCTATCTTTAAACATGCCAAAATGTAAAACATTTGAAAGAGCATTTAGCGAGTGCAAAAAATTACAAGATGTAGATCTAACTAACATTTCTTCAGATCCAAATACTCCTACAAATTTAGCATATATGTTTTATGACTGTAATAATATTACAGGTCCTGTAGATTTATCCAAAATCAGTAGAATAGGAGATATGAAAAGTATTTTTTACTATGCTTCTAATCTTACGTCTGTTAAATTTAAAAAAGGCGCATTAGATTTCAGAACAAATCCTCCTATTAATAGTAGAGGTAGAGTAATAGAAGATAATCTTACAGCGGCATTTAATAATTGCAGTAAACTAACTAAAATAGAAAACATAGAAGATCTAGATGCTCCAAATGCAATTACGCTTAGCGACTTATTCTCAGGTATGGAGTCTATAGAGTCACTATCCCTTCCAAAATTAACATTTGAAAATGTAATAGATGCATCCACATGCTTTGCTTACCAACGTAAGGTAAAATCTATATCTGTGCCAAAAGCTGTATTTGGACCTAAAACAGGAGATATCTCAAGATTATTTAATTTTAATACAGAATTAAAGACATTAGATTTTCCACCATTAACCAAACCTAATAATCCTCAAAACACTACAAATCTAACAAGAATGGTATGTGTGTTCTATAATTGTAGTAAATTAGAAACTCCGATTTATATATCTAATATAAATACTTCTAAGGTGAATACAATGTATGGATTATTTAGATTTGGAAATACTTTGGCTTCTGACAATCCTGTTGAAATTCACGGAATAGAAGATATGAATGTATCAAAAGTTAATGATTTCACAGAAATGTTTGGGGTTAAACTAAAAGACAAAACAACGTTAGATCTTTCTAGATGGGACGTTTCAAAAGGTGTTACATTCACAAACATGTTTTCAAGTTCTAGAATCGATAAATTTAATCTTACTGGATGGAATATGGCTAATGCTAGGGTTATGGACTATATGTTCTCAGCTACTATGATTACATCAACTGATGATATTATTGGTTTGGATGGATTAAATCTTACTAATGTAAGAAATAAAATTGCTTATGATGGAAGAAATGGTGGGGGAATAAATGGATTATTTAACACTAATACATATCTAACAAGATTGGCCCCTCCTAATAGTATTAAAAATATTCCAAATATTGTAAGCTTAAGAGATTTTGTTAGTGGATGTAATAATCTTAGATCTTTAGATCTTAATGGTGCTAATTATGGAGTAATCTCTGATATAGATAGAATTGCTAATGACTGTAGATCTTTAGAAACTATTGATTTTACTGGTATAACTTTTAAAATCAAATATGCTCAATATGCATTTATGGATTGTAGAGTACTTAGAGAAATTAAAGGGGCAGTATTTGATTTCTCCGATCTTACTGATATTGAAAATATCCGAGATATGTTTAAATATTGTAATTCTCTTAATGGGGTAAAGGTTAAAAATATACCTAATAATAATAAAACTAAATTCGAACAAGTAACAGGTTTGAGTTCTTCTCAATATACAGTAGTATCATAATATGAAAGGTGAATAATAAATATGTATTTTAAAGAAGTAAATCCATTGAATGAATCATCTTACTCCATCTTATCTCTCTTTGGTGGTAATGCATGGTATCCAATGACCATGATCCAAAGTAATAAAGAAATTGCTAAAGCTAGAGAATCTTTTTTAAGCAAATTCAAAATTCCAAAACCAGCTGAAGTTAAATTAGAAAAAGTATTGGATAAGATCTCTAATGGTGATATTAATAAACTACCACCAATCAATCTAATTGATATTGATGGATATCTTAATGCTAGACGTCGTATGGATGTTGCTATTAAAGGTTATAGCAAGGCTGCAAATAAAACAGTTATGGATACAGAACGGAAAGATTTCTATGGTACTATAACTTATCCGTTGATGAAAGAGATGCTTAGAAGCTATACTTATGATAATGATCATGTTACAGATGCTCAATATCTCCCATATGTATTGAAAGATAAGTATCTTCTATACTTTACTTTTAATAAATCTGGTTTATTAAGCATTTCTTATGTAGGTTCTGATAATTATAGAGATCCTATGTGCCCTATTGCATTAGGATTAATTGTAGATGGAGAACCTGTAAAATTTACAGTTTTTAATAAGTAAAAATATACACTCCATACCCTTATTTGGGTATGGAGTAATTCTTCATTTATTTATATACTATAATAATGAAAATAGATTTTTATTATGAAGCATATTTAATTCTTATTTTAACAAAGATATATTATTAACAGACTAAATTATTTTAAGAGGAGATGATTTTTATGCCGAACCAAATAGAATATGTGGAAAGATGGAGAAAGCTTATAGATAAAGATATCAGTGATCTATTTATAAAATTCGGAGCTGTGCTAAGCTATATTCAGCATACTCTAACTTATGATCCAGAAGCTAAAGATCCAGAACTAGTAAAAGCTAGCAACATGTCTAGATTAGAAGATGATAAAGAAAAAAGTAATAAAGCGATGTTCTTTATCCTATTCTATAGATATGATATACTAATGACTCTTATTGATAATAATAAAGATATTTCCGAATCAAAGGAAAGAGAGATCTTTGCAGTAATGGTCGATAATCAAAAACTTAATAAGTTTTTATCTAAAATTCATGAGGTTAGATCTAATAAAACATTAGATGATTTTAAATAAAGGAAAGTGAGGTACTATGTTCTTTTATAAGAATGCTGTAAATGTATTTTCAGACGCTTCTACCAAGATCATTAATCCTGGAACAAATAAGAATAAGTTTCTTACTTGTCCTGGATTTGTGACTACTATTAATGGTAGCATAATTAATGAAGGTTATGATATAGTGGAAGCTACTGTAAACTATGCAGAGCTATATGCTATTCGTATGGGTATTGCAGATTTGCTTAAGTATAAAAATACTGATTTGTTTTTAAATATCTTCTCTGATTCTAAAATTTCTGTATTTGGTTTGAGAGAATGGTTCTTTAAGTATTATAAAAATGGTAGAGATTATACTCTAATGACAAATAATGCTCGTACTGGTAAAAAGCCAGTTGCTAATCAAGAACTCATTTTAGATATTGTAAGAATGATTCTTCAAGCAAATGTAAATGTATCTATTTATCATGTACCTGGGCATATTCAAGCTAATAATATAGATAGCATGAATAAGTTCCACTACATGTTCCACAACAATAATTTCCCAGATAATCAAAGGGTAACAGTTCCTTTAGATACTGAGATTGAAATTGCTGAATTTAATAACTACGTTGATAATCTTACTAGAACCAAATTAAACCGTGCTATTAAGAGCGGTTCTTTAGATAAGTTTGATATCAAAAGAAAACTATATCCAGCTATCTGGTATCCTAAGCCAGAAGATGTAACAGACTATTTACACCTAGTACATCAGGTTCGGTAAACCTGTACTAGATTGCATACTATAATTATGAGGAGGTATTTAAATTATGGAGTTCTTAAGCAAGATAAATGGAACTTGCTCTAATCCAGTCGCTCCAGTAGAAGACCTATTTGGATATACAAATATTGCAGGAGAAGACTTTATTGGAGTAGCTCCAGATATTAGTATAGAAAGATGGTTCAATGACTTAATTGAACAATATGGATTAGAACAACTAGTTCAAATGTATCCTTATCAACCAATGAAAGTTAATAAGGAAACTGGTATTATAGAACCAATCAATCCAGATTGCAATTATAATGCTAGGGTAACGAACTGCTTCCACGTTCTTTACCAACGACGTCGTGATAAAATGATTCAACAATCCGTTCAACAGGCCAGTCCTGTTGAACAGATTCCTTTCCAAAATGCGAATGTAATGAATCAATCTTTTTTACCACAAAATCCAATTTTAGCAAGTGGAAATGTAATGCAAGTATCCAATAACACACAAGCTGCTATGAGTAGTAATTTACAACAACCAGTTGTTCAGAATCAAGGGTACTCGCTTAATTTACAATCACAATTCGATAAAACTGATCATGTAGAAAGAAGTATCGAAGTATTACCAGAGCATATGATTGCATCTGAGGACGATCCTGATTTAATAAGATTCAATCCTACTGAAGATATAACTATCAAACCTGTAGAGCAAGGGTCATTCCATCCAAATAAGAAAGATGGATATTATATAGACGATGATGGATCTCTTATAGGTAAACCTTTAGAGTCTATAAATCCTATATTTAACAACCCTAACTATGGATCTTATTACAGTCAGCCATTTGCAAGTCCTTATCCAACGTATCAGCAGTATTACCCGTCTGGTATATTCCCAAGTAATAATTCCTATATTCCAACTTATAGATCGGTGAAGTGATGTTTGAAATGTTTGATAAAAAATATAAAGTCAAAACTGTTCAAGACAGTATTGATCAAGTACTTGCTAAAATGGAAAAAGAAGAGGCAATGCAACAAAACCCATCTATGTATGAACCACAACCTCAGCCAATATCTATGCAGCAAGAGGTTATGATGTCTATGATGAATGGGGGAAATCCAGCATTAGCTCTTATGAATCAACAGCAAGGGTTTAATGGTATGGTAGATTTTAGCAATCCAGCATCAGTTGGTAATATGCAAAATAATCTACAAAATGATCCTAACTTCCAAGCTAATCAGAATGCTGTTTTAGCTATGATGAATCAAGCTTTAGGATCTATGCCAAATGTACATGTTAGTCCAGCTGGACCACCTCCTCCACCTCCACAGTGGAATGGGTATTCTCAGCAACCATTTCCTCAGATGGTTGGAAATAACTTTGCATTAAATCCTAATTTACAGCAAGCACAATACCAGAATCCTCTAGATGGTGTTGTTCCTGCTGATCCAAATGCATTTAATTCTAGTGCTAGTTGGTATACTAGTAATCCATTTCCTACTCAGCAAGGATTAGGTATGAATCCTAATGTTGGTGGATGGAATACAAATCCAAGTTACTACAATTTATATATGAATGATCCTTTTAATAGGGAAGCATATATGAGATTTACTGAAGAAGAAATCCGATCTGGCCAGGGATTTGTGGTAAAAGTAGTATCTAAAACACAAGAGGAAATAGATAAAGAAAGAGAACAGGATATACTTGATGAGCAAGAAGCTATCAGGAATCATCCTACATGGGAAGAGAAACTCAATCCAGACTTTAAAGTTGTTATAAAGACTGTAGATAGAGAACTTCCAGAGCATTTGAAAAAACAACAACAACAAGAGTCTCAGGTTGTTGAAGAAGAGGTTCAAGAGGAAGGACCTAGCCGTGTTATAATAGAATGCTTAAACTCCGAGATAGATATCCTTAAAGGTTGGTTATATGAGATTATGCCTAAGGATATCAACGGATTAGATAAAGAGAAAATCATAGTGCCAAAGCTTAGGAGACTATTCTTCAATAAACGCGATGAAGAAGCTTTGAGGAATCTATGTAAAAGATTGCAAGTTTATAATCCTCCACTCGCAAGAGTAGTATGGGCTAAAAGACATCTAAAATATCGAGATGACTATCAGCTATTCATAACTGCAGCAGAAGATATTCTAAATGAATATGAGATTGCAGAAATGTTCGACAAAGAAGATGAAGGCTATTACGATTATAGAGTTCCTATGAGAAATAGGAAGCTGCCTGAATATACCATAGATGAAAATGGTAAAAAAATCTTTGATGAAAACTATTATGAATACCATCCGTTCAGAAAATATACCGACGATACTTTTGAGTACGAGTATGATAGAGGAAGAGAACTTACAAAAGAAGAATTTAATTTGTTCTGTGAGTATGAGGAGACGTGCCTGGTATATAGCTTCCACCAATTAAGACTCAAGAACTTTTATGAAGTTAATAGAAGACTTCAAAACCTACCTCTTTCCTATAGCGTTGATAGAAAAGAGTTAGCAATTAGAGAAGAAAAGCTAAGAAAGCTTTTAGAAGAGCGCATCAGTATTAGAGAGAATGCTGAAGCCAAGAAGAAAGAAGAAATAGAGCAGCAATGCAAGAATAAAAGGGTATCTGATCCTAGAACCCTAGAAGAGATAGAAAATGAGTACTACAATAGGTTTGATCCAGTAGAAGCTCATTATCATGAAATGCGGGTATTAAGAAAGAAACAAGAACAACAGTATGAGTTATATCGAGATATCTTCTCTTCAAAATCCCAAAAAGAATTTGATGCATGGTGGTATGGTAAGAATTCATCTCAGTATCAGCAAGAGAACCTACCTCCAGAAGAGTTACAGAGAAGACAACGTGAAGAATACGTCGATCGTATGACCGAAGCAAATATAGCTTTACTCTCTAAGGCACAAGTGATAGATCCTGTACAGATTACCAATAATTTCCGATATTGGCAACAAGCTGAGTTGCAAAAATTATTTGGTAATACAATGAATGAGGCAACCTCACTTAAAGATGTATTTGAGAAAGTAATTCCGCATGCATTATATGAAATCTCTTGTGAAAATATAGAAAAGCAAAGACGAGAAACTGCGAATAATTCATATAATCATATGGCTTATAAAAGAGCATTAATCGAACTTGCTAATAATAAAGTGCTTGCAGGTAATGAAGATCCAAACTTCAAACCTGGGCCAGTAGATCCAAGATTCGGATATCCAGCAAATTGGGTAGATCCTACGAATTCTAGAGAATACGAAGAACGTAAAGCACGATTTATGGAATATTGTAAAAACTCCATGGGTGTAAATATGCCTTTGAGACCTATTTATAGATAAGGTGGTGGGCATATGAATATCAAAGAACGCAATGCTTTAATAAGGCAATCTCTAGATGCTGCTAGGTTTGTTAACTTTGATTCCGACGTGTTTAAGTTTACAGAAGAGGATTGGGATAAAATGTCTAAACCTCCTCTCACTACATACGTTCCCGCCCCTGTTATAGATCAATTAAGATCTATAGTAAACAATGTTAAACTAATGAACAATCCATCTAAAAAGTACGATCTGGTTAATAAGCTATTTTATAATATAGGATTAAAACCATTAGCTTCTGGTACTAATAGAAGAACGTTTTATTGTACCTATGATCCAACAGTAGTAATTAAAATAGCATCTGATAGAGTTGGTAAATCTGATAACTTGTCAGAATTTACTCTTCAGAAGCTTATCAAACCATTCTGTACTAAGTCATTTGATGTGACACCAGATGGAGTTGTTGCATTGGTAGAACGTGTTGAAACAATGAAAGAGGCAGACTTTAAAAAAGTGTATGCTAGTGATGTATTCGATTTTACGTTCGAGATTCTTAGAAGAGGATATGTAATGGAAGATATAGGAGGAAACTTCTATAAGAACTGGGGTATAAGATTCGGCTTTGGTCCTGTTATCCTAGATTATCCATATATATTCGAATTAGATTGGACAAAGCTAAGATGTAGTCATAAAGACGTTCATACTGGATATCTTTGTGATGGATACCTTGATTATGATTATGATAAAGGTATGTCAGAGATTATCTGTACCAAATGTGGTACTAGATACACGGCTAAATATTTAGCCAGAAGAATAGAAGCTAAAACGTTATTAGAAAAGATTAATAGAAAGAGGGACAACGAAATGGCATTATTAGACACAGATTTCAAAGTAGTAATTAAAAGAGGCGATCAAATCGTCAAAAGATGTTATAATGAAACTGATACAGTTGTAGATAGCAGAACAAAACTTGGTGGTCATAAAGAATCCGAACAAGGTTTTGTTTTGAAATCTAATAAAACTGAACCACAAAAATTTACAGTAAAACGTAAAGTAGAAGATCACGATTCTAATCAAGATAATCATAGTCATGGTAATAAGAAAATGTATCCAAACTTTACTGATCAACCATTGACTACTGATAACTTAATCTTCTACCCAAGAAGTTTGAAAAATGATATCATCTTCTTCTTAAAGAAAATGGAAGATAAATATGGTGCTGAAACTGCTGTAAGATTAGCGGCTATTGTAGGTACTGTATACAATCCTATCGATCCTGACTTTGTGATTCAAGAAACAGAAGAAGAAAAGGCAGACCCAAAGCCTGAAGCTCCTATCGAAACTAGTTATGATTTCGATAAAGGGGAGCTAGAACCAAATGATGTACAACCTATGGAAGAATTAGCTAAAGAAGCTATTGAAAAGATGGATCAAATCAAAGAAGATGAAGAGAATCCACAACCAACTAGCTTTCCAACTGTAGCTCGTCCATATGAAGAAGTAAAAAGCATGAGTATTGAAGATATCATTACAGAATCCATCTCTAAAGATGAATTAGATATCTTCAAAGAAAGTGATGCTCCTAAAGAAAATCTATTTCCAGTAAAACCAATCTCTAAAGAAGAAGAGGAAGCTGCGGCATTAACTTCTAATACAGAGAATGTAATTAATGGTATCATTGGATCTTCTTTAGTAGACACATTGAAAGAACGTCAAATGGCAGAAGATCTTAAGCTTAGAGTTCTAGCTAAATTTGATAATCAACTAGTACCAGATGTAGATATTGATACTACTATTAGAAGATTGGTTAATGAGATTACAGAATTGATCAAAGATGATATTCAATCTATGAGTGAAACTACAGAAGGCTTGGAAGTAAATGTTTCCAAGACCGTAGACAATAGAAATAATGAATGCTTCAATGTGGTAGTAAAGAACTTTACTAGCCCAGTATTCGATTGTACTATTTACCCAGCTGCTGCTGAGGAAGTTACTGACAAAACTGAAAACGAAGGTGGAGAAAAAGCAATGGAAAAAGCTATTTTTAATTTCTTAAGTGCAAAAGTAGATGAGATCGAACATGATTATTCTTCTGAGGAAGAAGCGAAGACTTCTATCGCCACTGCATTGTATGGCGCATTTAAAGATGAGTTTAAAGATAAATTCACTCCAGCTCGTATGATGGAAATCTGCAAAGAGTATGTAGATAATTATGTAACCTTCAATAATGATGAAGAAAATACTGAGGAAGAAGTTCACACAGCAGCTGATGAATTATAATTTCGCGAAGGGTGATAAACTATGATTAATCAGCAACCTCGTTTTAATCAATTCTTAGAAGGCGTTCTATATGGTTGTAATGACGCAGGAAGTATTCCAGATGCACTAGCATCTGGATATGCTGTAATAGCAGTAGTAGATATAGAAGAGGCCTACAAATATGCTAATATTCCAAACTTAGCAATCATGTCTAATCTACTACCCCCTCCAGAAGCAGTAACTGCTTATATTGATGGAGAAGCAGCTATTGGTCATCAAATCTATTATGAGTATTTATCTCATAAAGAACGTGAGTCTACGATGGTTACTATTTTGCAAGCATTGTATGGTCACAGGCCAAGTATTAGATTTAGAAACTTCTTAATCTATACAGATTATGAACCTGATGTAGAGTTCAATATTCTATATACTCTAGGAGAGTTCTTTAAAAACACATTTGGTATTGTAATGGCCCCATATAAACAATCTCATGCATATAATATTGGTACAGACCAATTTGATTATGTTATTGCTAACCTACTATTCTCTAATGGTAAGATTAACAAGTATGAGTTTGTGCGTATGCTTCCACAAGATGCAATGCCTACAGATATATCTTGTGGTGTTCTATTATCTGATATCAACTATCAACCATCTGGATTGGAAGATGGGTATAGAATTGTATGTAATTATGTAGCTCAACTTAGAGAAGAGATTGCATCTAACTTTATCAAGAAATCTCCTATCATTCAATTGAATGATAAGCTCAATAAAGAAGTGGAGCAAAGTATCAATAATAAGATCTTTGAATCTCAATCTAGATTTGGTAATAAGTAAAAGATGAAGAGAACTCATAACGAGTTCTCTTTTCTTTTTTGTTTGGAGGATTAAATTATGCCTATAGTTAGAACTGAAGAAGAATTAGAATATGCAAGACAACTTATTCTAAGTGATTTTATGAATTTTGGTTGGTTTAAAGTAGAGAATACTAATCAAAAGATTACTAGAGATCAATTAGAATCTATTAAAGCTGGAGCTTATCAAGATATGTATGGAGAAGTTCAAGCATTCTTTATAGCAAAGGCTTTATTAGATAATAAACAAAAATCTACTGAAGTGGAAGAAGTTACAGAAGAGATGGAGCCATTAGAATATTCTGTAAAACAAGAAGTTGTATCAAAGAATTATACTGATGAAGAAGATAAGATGCAAGATAATAAATTTGTAACGTATTATCTTGTAACTCAACAATATAAGAGTGGTGCATTCACTGGAAAACATCTTCCAACTCAAGATGATATTGATAGAAGTGTTGCATTGAATAAGAGTAGTAAATTCTCTTATTTATTCCTAGATAATAGATGATATAATCATATACTATAATCTTGAATAGAAGAAAAGGAGTGTGATTATATTGAAACTTCAATTCATTAATATTAATGATATGAGATTGTTGGAATATGTAAAGGATAAAGTAAGAGTAGAGAATGCACCAGTATTTAATTTCTATTCCATGTTAGATTTTGGATATAGAGTAGAAGCATTGAAACCACTTCCTAATATTATGCAGTATCTATCATATGCTAATTCTTTTAATGATGATAATTATACAGTTCAATTTGATAAGGCTTATGCATATCAGATTCTATATAATGAAGCATCTTTCCTAGATCTTATGAAAATCATTAGTATGGTAGAGAATACAGAAACAGTTATAGTTGTAACCAACCATTCCCATCCAATTGTAGAAGCTATTGTAGACTCTCTTATTAAATTTATCCAAGAACGATATGCTCTTCAAAGTTTTATTATAAATGATTTAGATGATATCGACCAATTCGCTACATCTACTTTTGAAACAGAAGGTGGATATCTAAATTATATTGATGATCTCAAACGTATGGGAAGATATTGTGACCCACATCAATTATTAGAAGAATCCGAATATTATATTTAAGGAGTATATATGGCTATATGGGAAAAGGATAGATATGTTGCTCCATATGAGTGGCTTATAAATAGACACTTAAGAGAGTATGATTTATCTAAAGCTAATATAAGTCTCTTATTAGAATATGGATTCATAACCAAAAAGAGATATGATGAAATATTCCATATGCCAAGAGAACAAAGGGAAATAACAGTAGGTCTAATGCAACGAGACGATCCTGAACTATCTAAAGGTTTGTCTAACTGTTTTAAAGATGCAAGAAGAAGATTCTTTGAAATAAATCAGCTAAATCCTGATAATGTATTATATATAGATAAAGATTCAATAACCACAATAGATACAGAGGTCCCATATACAAGATTATCTAATAATCTTGAGTTTAAACTAAAGAATGAGTATAGTAGTTTTTATAGATTACAATTTATAGATTTTCTGTATTATTGTAATGGAACTGTTGAAAGGTTTCGTTTAAAAGGAGCTGGGAAACAAGTTCCTATTAAACACAAAAATCATTTAATGCAATTCTTATTAGCTTTAGCTTATACTGCTCAAACTGATAATATAGAAAATTGTATTCTAATGATAAAGGATTTCTATCATCAGTATACTCATAGAATGTTAGAAACTAATTTCTATAGAGAGTTAAATAATCGTTGTATGTATAAAGTTGTAAATACTGGATATCATACTTATTATACAGATGCATTAAATAGTATCGGATCTGAATTTATAGATATATCACACAATGCTGATATTTTAAGAATTCTTTATAGAATCTTTACTACCGAATATTTCTCAAAAAGATGAGGGCTATGGGAACTTAATCCCATAGCCTTTTATTTTTTATCATTATTATTGATAGGTTTTTGTTGATAAATAACGCGATTATTTCCAGCTGCAAGAAGAGTAATATAGATAAAGCACTTACTAGATAAGATACTACCTAATCTATCATCACCATAGTATAGTTCTAACTTCTTTCTAAATGCTTTAGACATGTTAGAAGCTACACTATCTTTAAGTTCTTGCATTAGAGCAATTTGTTCTTTTTCTGAAACATAATCGTTCATGATATTTGGATGGAAGAATCCTACGTCTCTATTATAACATTCTTCAATATATAAATCTAATATCTTATCCAATTCTTTGAATTGATCAAATTCTATTAATTCTAATAACTCTTTTTCTTTTTTGTGATCTAAATATTTATAAGCTAAGGTTAAGATATATAGAACTGTTGCCCATACAAATGGGAAGATATAATCTCCACTAATAAGGAAGATTATAATAGATGCTAATAAAATATAGATCCCTTTATGATCTAGTATATTTTTTATAATAGAATCTGTACCAATTCTTATATTTAAGAATAGGTTGTTAAAGAACCATTTTATATTATTTCGAAAATTATCATATTTGGAATAGAATTCAGCCATAGTTAAATTACCTCTCTAGTATTTTAGTCTGTTAGTTCTTTTCTAGTATACTCCCAAGCATATAAATATGCTATTTTATTATCCCCATACTTATACATAAGTGGTTTATCTTTTGCTTTACCAACAATAATTTTGCAAAACGCTTTTATTTTAACTGGATTTACAACCCATAATTCTTTAGTATGGTTCACATCTGGAACTTGTGATTTTGAAGGATGTATAATTTTTAAGCTATTCATATCTGCTGGAGTATGAACGTAGAATTCTTTACCCTCAAGATTTTGAGATAAAGCTATTAAGCATCCATTAATAGAAGAGCTAAAACAAACTCTTTTAGTTACAGCATCCTCATAACCATTATCTGTAAGGAAATTTTTTGGAACTCTAGGAGTTAAGACTTTTCCATCCATATTATCTTTCGATACGAAATATATCTTTTTATATAGCGCCATTATTTAAATTACCTCTCTAGTTTAGTTGACCAATCATATAGTTTGTCTCTTAGTTCTAAGAGCTTACTTGCTTGTTCTTCCTTAAATTTATATTTACCATCTAGAGAGTTATTTAAATACATCATAAGCTTATAAGCAATATCTCTATTTAACCCATTAGGATATCTTTCTAATAGAGACCACCATTTACCAAAGATCATTTCTGGATGAACGTATAGGTATTTATGATGATACATTTGGTGACATGTTTTACAAAGCATTACTACTGGAATATTATTTTGAGTATGCTCATATCTTAATAAGTCAGATAAGTCAAACTCAGTAATAGCTCCATATGTATTAAGTATATGCTCTGTAATAATAATAGCAATATCATAGATATTAAGCATACAGTGATGCATTTCTAAAGATGCCATCTCCTCACCCTCATCATTACCTGCTGTAATATTAGGATGGAATTGGCAGCAATCCAAACCAATAGAATATAGATATGCTTTATAATGCTTATAAGTTCTACTATGTCTAAATTCTCTAATAGCTGAATCTAGAAATGCTTTATATTCATCAAGGTCATAAGATCCTTCTTTAGTTAATGCAAATTCTACTGCATACTCTGAATTTGGAGAGGTTAAGAGAGGATTATGCTCTGCGTTCTCTACAAATACATTTGGAAATACATTTGTCTGTGTATACATTCTGTTTAGCTCCCTTTATAATACTAACGGAATTATTTGTATGTTGCCCGCTGCAATTAGGACATATCCCTATAAAACTGCCCATCTCTGACATTAGATTAATTTTATAGGAATTTAGAAAGGAGAAGCTACTATGTCTTTACCTTTTTCTGAGGCTAAATTGACAACTCAAAATCCTTTCATAGATTTGGTGTTATATAATCTTAAGCTATTGGCCTTTAATTCAATTATCAAAGACCAGGCTAAAGCAGATAGATATGAAACTACTGAGTCTCTAAGGAATGCATCTTTATATATTGCATGCATAGAAAATCATATCGAATTAGATATGTTTAAAGGCATTCAATATCCTAGAGATTTATTAATAAAAGCTGGGTTAGATGAAAAAGAGCTTTGGGTTTATGAAAACTTCAAAGACAACTATTATATCCCAGATGAATATAGACCTAAACTTACTGAATTATTAAGACAATGGTTTATTGATACATATATGGATGATAAGGAGTTAAATCCTTATTATCGAAATCTTGTCGGATATCCAGCTATTGATCAATGGGGTATTCCTGTAAGAGAGTTTGAATATATGTTCCCAGATTATCTAGAATATGATAAGACTGCAACATATATGCATGAACTTTCAAACGAAGTAATCAAAGAGTTATCTGGATTAGGCATTTTAGATGCCATTTTATCTCAATATCCAGATCATAAATATCTTAAATATAAAACTTATGGTATCAATATTTATGAAGCTAGAAAGAAATTAGACTTCCAAATATTATGGTATCCAGAAGGTTCTGATGTAGACTACAGTGTTACCGAAGAATTCTTATTGAAGTATACTCAAAACCGTAAGTTTATGCTAGAAACAGTATACTCTTATGCTATGGAATTAGAAGAGAAGAATTATCATGATATGATGATTATCTATCTTATTATTTCCGTATTAGTAGATATACTTGTAGATATTCAATCTCATATCATTAAGAAAGATATTCTTGATAGACGTTGTATTGAATTTATCTTCTCTATGTATGGGGTTCCATATTATAGGGTTATTCCTATTGAATATCAAAAATCTTTAGCTAGAAATATTCATTCATTGTGTAAATACAAATCATCTACTACTGAGATGCTTAATATTATTAAACTCTTTGATACTAAAGATAAATATGGTATTAAGATCTTTAAGTATTGGCTTGTTAAAGAAAGAATTGCAGATTCTTATAATGGATTTGAATGGAAATCTAAGAAAGTTCTTAAAGGGAATTATAACCAAAATATCGAAGAAGAGCATATTACCGTAGATATTACCAAATCTCCAGAGCGTCAAATTATACCACATGATATTCTCATGTATAATACAAACGTTAATAAGAATATGGGTAAAAAGAATATTCTTCAATCTAAAGAATATAAACCTTCTAATTATAGCTTAGAAGCTAGAAGAGCAGCTGCATCTACTATTGCTGCTATTAAAGGTATTAAGTTCGACCTTACTTTATTTGGCGATGCTTTAAATACTACTTCTGGTCTTGGATATGCTGCTATTAATGGTGCATCACTATATGATATTGGCGGTAATTTAACTTTAAAGAATAAAGAAACCAAACAAGACTTCAATGCTTCTGTTAAAGTACAGACTGCTTCTTATGTAAACCTTGCATTCCAAGAGATAGTTGGTAAAGATCTAACTTTTGTTCCTAATCATCTTGGTTATGATTTGAATGGTGATCTATTAGTAGATTACAATGGTGGACAATCTAAAGATATCAATGGTCATTTATATTTTGATTATATTGGTATAATTCCATTCCCATTTGATTATTATCTTCAAAAAGGCAATGTATTATTCGTTAGATTAGAAGATAAGTTCTTAGTTGAAGGTGTGGATTATGAGATCTATGATTATAACAAGATAAGATTCTTTAATGAGATTCTTGATGGTAAAAAAGAAATTACTTACGATTTCTATTATGATAGATCCACTAAAGATACTAAATTTAACGTTGATAAATCTTATAACTTCCAAACTAAAGTTAAGACTTATGAAGGCGCTAATTCTATTAATTTAGGAACTTTGCCATTTGGTGATTTCTTCTTGAAAGAAAATCAATTAATTGTAACAGTAGACTCCGTGTTCTTAGCTCCTAATACTTATCATGTAGACTTAGCTACAAATGTACTTACTATTGATAATAGAATAGATACTGTCGGTAAGAAAGTAAATTGTATATTTATTTACTCAACTTATTCTCAAGCTAGATTCTTTAAATCTACTACTATTACAGAAACTGATAATCAAACCAAAATCTATATTGATGAACCATTTAAGAATTATTGCTTAAATGGAAATACTTTCTTTGTAATGATTGGAAAGCGGTTCATATCTAATAAAGAATATGATATAAATATCTCTGAAATAGATGGTGGTTCATATATTACTCTTAAGAATAGCAACTTCGAAGCTGGAACTGCTATTGACTTTAACTTCATTTATTCCACAAATGCTATTAATGAGGATATTGAATTAAAGCGTAAGGTAATTAAATTAAAAGCTACAACAGATTACCAAAATGAGTTTAAGGTAACATATCCATTCAAGAACTATGTAGCTACTAAATATAAACACTATGTAAAATATTTAGATAAATATCTACCAGACGATTGGTATAGTATTACTAATAACTCTCTAGTCATTGTAAATGATACTCTTGCTCTTCATAAAGATGATGAGTTAGAATTAGAATTGGTTTATATTGATAAAGATAGAACCAAACCAGAATTTAGTAATATTAAAGTTGCTATCAGTCACTTAGTAGCGGGATCTGATAATCAAGATAGATTTCCTATTATCTTCCCAGTAGAAAACTACTTTACAAAAGGAAATAAAGTATGTGTAGATATTGAAGGTTCTATGCTTACTGAAGGGATAGATTATACTGTAAACTATAATAAGAAAAATATAAGATTACTTAAAAAGAAATTGTTCTTGAAAAAAGGTCAACAAGTAAATATTACATTCTTCTTTAATGGAGTTACAGAAAATACTTTGGTATTAAGCGAAGAAACTCACAAGATCTTTAATCATGGAGATCCTAAGTTTAATATCAACTTCCCATTCTTCCCTTATATACAAACAGATCAAGGATTTATCACTATTAGTGAAAATTCTATTCATTCTAGTGATGATATGGGTCTAACTAACCAGTTCCATGTTACTATGAATCCTAAGATGGTTTCTAATGCAGATATTAATGAAAACTTCTTATTCATTTATAATAAGCATTATATTGATAATCCTAATCCAGCTCTTACAGTACAAACTTTAGAAAGTCCTATAAACATATCTTCTGATGGATATATGGATATCAAAGTACCATTCGATTATTACTTTGAAAATAGATGGCCATATGTAGTTATGGATTCTTATGGCAATACTATAGATGAATCTGAATATAGTATCTTTAATGGAAGTTTCTATTTTACCAATCCTAAGAATGTATCCAAATATGGAGATAAGATCTATATCAAATACATTTACAATACCACTGGTTCTTCTACAGTAGGATATTCCTATGAAGAAGATTATGCTTCTACAACAAATCTTAAATTCTGTAAAATTCCTATCGATAAACTTTACGTTACAGATAGAATGAAGGATAGTTCAAACTATAAAGATTATGATGTAATGGTTAAAGGTGATGGCTGGTGGGATGGTGTTGATTACAAAGAAAATAATCATCAACTAGTAAAAGATGCTATCTATAAAGAACCTTGGAACTATGCTAGAACCAAATACTATGGAATTAGTCAGATGATGGATGTATCTGCATACTCTGCTCAAATGAGTTATTTCTATAGCATGTTATATGATGATATTATGCTTGAAGAGAAATTACTAGTTAAGGTTCCATCTATCTCTACTTCTCACCAATTTAAATTAGCACATTTATTTATCTTTATGACATCTTTGACTTACATGTTTAATGGTATTGAGGATTTCATTATTGATAATCCTGCTAAGACAATGCTAGTTCAAGGATTTAACTTTAGAACAAGTTTAGCTGATCTAAAAGAATATCTAAGAAAGAAACACAGAGAAGAAAAAGAATTCCCTATCTGGAACTTCATTACTCCTAAATCACAAATCAAAGATTTAGCAGAGTTCATGAATATCTATAAAACAAATATAGAAGTTCGTAGAACTATTTGTCAAAGAATGATTGATGCTCAGGATTGGGAAGAATATAAAGTATGGAAAGATCTTTATGATTCTCTTATGACTTGGAAACTCACTATGAAATACTTTACTTTAAGCAATGGTGAAATTGCCAAGACATATACTGAATTCTTAAAGGACAAAGATTCTGTATTATATGATACTCTTAAAAAGGTAGATAAGATTATCTCTTCTGATGAAAAGATCGATACTATTACTGGATTGATAGATGATATTATTTATATCTTAAATGAGTATATGGGTGATATGAGATATATCTTTGATGGATATGCTGGTCATTCTGGTACTGAGATTATGAAGTATATTATGCTCATGATCGAATTCTTCAAATCCTATAAGATTGTATTCCTTACAAGAAATACTACTATGGAAATAATCTGGGGTAAAGATAGAGATGAAGATACTACTATCAGACCTAATGATATGGCTTATATCAAAGAAATCGATAAACGTCCTGAATATTATCCATTAGTAGAAAAAGTTCTTGATACAGAAGTTAATCATGTGGATGATAGATTTGATAAAGTGCCTTGGATGCGGGAAGATTTAGTTATTAATTACAATAATGAACGTAAGTATATTACTATAGATCTTCCAGGCTCTTCCTATTTGTGGTCTGAAATGATTACCAAAGAAATTGATGGTACTGTAACAGCTCCTAGTAGAAAAGACTTCTCTATGGATATTATCAAATCTGATGCATTTACTTACGTTAAGAATCTTTTAAATAAAGATATCTTGACTGGTAGTTTAGCTCCTTTTGCATATGAAGTATCTGCAATCATTACTGGTGATACAGATATTAATAAGAAAACTGATGATGATTCATTTGTTGGTGATTTAGCATTCATTGGTCAGGATCTAGATCCTATCGAAATTCCTGGTAAGTTAAAACTAGGTACTACTTATAAGGAATGGGCAATTAATCTTAATATCGCTGTAAACAATGAATACAAGGACCTTTCTTACTATATGCAAAAGACTCTTAGAGATACTTTGGCTACAGAAACTGTATTAAATAATACTATTAAATCAGATCTTAGATCTATTGATAAAGCCCATAATATCGAAGGAATGTTTAAAGGCTGTAAGAGCCTAGCTAATATACCTGGGTCTGATATTATTCATATAGATACTTCTAAAGCTAAATCTGCTCTAGATTTATATGCTGGTTGTAGCTCTGTTGGCACTATCGATGCTAGTTGGGTAGATACTACTAATATTACTACTGCAGAAGAAGCATTTAATGGTTGTTCTAATGCTATCTCTATTGATATCTCTAGCTGGGATACATCTAAGTTTAAAAACATGGCATACATGTTTGAAGGTTGTACGAAATTAGTCAATATTGAAGGTATATTAGATATGAGCTCGTGCAAATCTTATAGAAACATGTTTAGCGGATGTGATAACTTAGTTGGATTGAAAGTAATCAACCCACCAGATGATTTTGAAGAAAAGACTGGTATTAGACATGATCAATATACAGTAGTTTCTAAAACATCTATTGATAAGGACTTTAGATTATCTATTATGATCAATAATGATTATAAAGACTTTACAGGATACTTTGCTAAGAAAGATCCAGATGGAACTATGAATACTATTCCTAATAATATCTTAACAGAGTTAAGAGGTTCTAAAGCATCTAATGTGTCTAGAATGTTTGAAACTTGTTACTTATCAGCAATTCCTAATCTTAGAATTGATACTTCTAAGGTAGAAGATTTCTCTAACATGTTTAACTGGAGTACTGGTATAACAACAATTGATACTACATGGATTGATACATCTTCTGCTACCAATATGAATGGTATGTTTACTGGTACTGGTATTAGAACAATAGATATTTCTAGATTTGATACTTCCAAAGTTAAAGACTTCGGATACATGTTCAATAGATGTGATTATCTAGATACAATTACTGGTGTTATTGATATGAGTAGTTGTACTAATTGCGAAGGAATGTTTGCAGATTCTACTAAACTTAGAAATGTAAAAATCTTTAATCCACCTCTAGACTTTGCAGAAAAATGTGGATTATCTAATGACCAATATGTAATAGTAAAATCTAAATAAAGTATGGAGGAATATTAACGTGGTTAATGATAAATACAAAATCCAGGAAGAGGTTATCTCTAATTCTGAAGAATTGGTATCTTTAGTAGAGGGCCATCCTAATGGATTAAAAACAGAAGTTATTATTAGAGATCATGATACTGGGTTAGAACTATTCCGTGGTAGTAATAAAACTCTCATCTCTGGATCTGAATTTATTGCAATGCGAATGTTTGATCTTCATGATAAATCTTTTGTAACTCCTACATATAACAACCGTTTACAATTAGAAAATACAATCAATAATCCTAATCAAGAAGAGATCTTGAATAACTACTTTGTTCATCTATTCTGTTTAGGTACTTCTGGTTGTAACCGTGAATCTGCTTTAAAATATGAAGTAGATAATAAAAAATGGATTGATCCTGCAGACATGGTACCATTCCAATACGTTCCTGAAGATAAAGATCTTGATGCTGATCAACGCCAAGTATACTTTGGTCGTAAAGCTCTTAAAGATAAAAAGATGGTTGCTTATTACTTTAAAAAGTTTGATAGCGATCCTACAGAACGTAAACAATTAGAAGATGGTACCCCTATTGATGCTACAATTTATGATGACCAATCTGAATTACCAGCACAAATCATTGTAGAAAATACTTTGGTTATTACTAAAGATGACTGCCGTGATTACTTTATTAATACTACTGGTATTAATGATGCTAGATTCAATTGCATCAGCTTATGCTTAGCATACAAAAAAGAAAGCGAAGATGGATATACTTACTATCAAGATATCCGTCCAGCTACTAGAATCAACTTCCCTAATAAGTTCCTAAATGACTTAGGTGCTTCTTGGGATATTATTTACCGTATCTACTTCTAATGCACAAGAATACCCCATAGGATTAATTTCCTATGGGGTTACTTTTATCAATCATCGGACTAAGAAGTAAATTTGAAAAGGACGGTGAAATATATGAGGGACGCATTAAGAGAGATGATTAAAAATCTCGCTTTTGAACGAATCAAATCTGATAATGAGGAGTACGTCAAGTATAGATCTTTCATAAAGAAAAACCCAGAAGATAAGAATTCAGATTATATTATTGAAAGTAAACCGTTAGATGAATATGTAGATGATATCTATACAGCTATAGATATGGCTTTAGAAGAAGAGAAAACAGAAACTATTACATGGGCTGTAATCGTAGCATCATCTATAATTCTTTGTGTTCTAATTTATTCCCTCTTATTTTTATAAAAAGAATGGCCCTACTGGAGTTATTCCAGTAGGGATCATTTTATTTTTCGTATCCAAAGATTTTATTAAAACCATATTCTTCCATATCAAATACTTTAACAGTACTATCATGGAATGTTTTCATTGATTTAAGTTTAATGGTTGCTGGGATTACATAAGTTGCAACACCAACATTTTTAATACCTAATCTAGTAAATAAGTTGCCAGCACATTTATTACAGATGCCTTTTTCAGATTCACATAGACCAGAATATCTAAACTTAACAGTTTTTCCAATATAAGAATCTCTATTATCAGAAGTAAGTTCTACTAATCTGCTACCTTCAACGATATAGCTATACATCCAATCGTCAATATTGTCTTTTGTAAGAGCTACTTCTTTGAAGCGTTTTGTTCCACAATCAGAACCTTCGTCTAAGATAGATAAGTGCTCTAATGCCTTAACGAATATCTTTTCCCATGCACCACCATCAGCAGTTTTCTTAGCACGAGCATAAGGACCACCAGTAAGAGAGTCAGCAAATGCAGCATATTCTTCTGGTTTGATACCAGTAGTTAAATCAGATTTGATTACAGTATATTCGCCATTAGGATTTAATGGGTCTGGGTTTTTAGATGCGCCCTTCATAACAAACATATTTTTGAAGTTATTGTTCCAGTCAATCTTAGCACCAGAATCTATCATATCTACAGATGGATCATCTTTAAGAAGCTTCTTACATTCTTCCAATAATTCTTTTTCAATCTTTTGAGATGCTACTGGATCATGCTCATTTAACTCTTTTTCATATTTTTTAAAGAGTTCTTCTTTTTTCTTAGCAATAGCTTTAGGAATACTCATCATATTTTCTGTAATAGAAGCCGATAAGATATTGCAATAAGGTTGGAACTTTTCTGTTTTCATAACAAGTCTTTTTAATGCATCTAATGGAATCTTATCCTCCATTACTGCATAAGAAACTTGTTTATTAATCTTCTTAAAGATCTTATTTGTAATAGGTTCATTGATATAACCAAATAATTCAAATAAGTCTTGTTCAATAAAGGCTTTATTAAATACCCAAATACCAACAGTGGTTTTGATAATATTAGTATTTTTATTACCCTCAGGACCATAACTTCCTACTGGGATATCTACTAGGTCAAATGGATTGAATCTTCTTTTATCATCAAATTCCCCAAACATATCCATTGCAAAGGATAGTTTAGTACACTCTTCCTCTGTTATATTCAAGAGATACTCAATATCCTTAGGATCAGTTATTCTATTGGATTTCCGCTTTACAACTTTTATTGCCATAAAAGGTTAAACTCCTTTCATTTAGAATCTTTAAAATTATATGAATGTCTCCATAGTATATTTGGATAACTCTGACATTATAGTGACAATTCTTGTCCTTAAATTAGATGCAGATCTATAATCTATTATAAGCAAGAGTTTTTGACCCTACTGTATTATTTGGGGACAACAGTAGATTGTATATTTGAATAATATAAGAAGAACAGAAGGAAAGACTATGAGCACAGGGAATTTCAAAATAACAGTGGAAGACAAAGGTAACTTCCTATATATGGTAGAACTTAAAAAAGGGAGAAAAGAAAAGGCTGTCGAAGTAAGGTTTGGAGCTAGTATTTATAATCAAAATGATGCAGTTCGTCAACGTATTATTGCAACATATGATATGATTTGTGATAATATTATAGATGAGAACTTCATATCTTTCTTAAGAAGCAAACTAGAATTATCTTCTAGAGTAAAAAGTATTGTTCTTACTCTTAGTAAACTAGAGTGGATTATTCAGAACTATAAAGGTATTAAAAAGTCTGCAAGTTAACAATGGATTATATACTATAATTTTGATAAATAAGATTCACTAAGTACTAGATGTACTTAGTGGGTTTTATTTTCACAAACCTGTTTACTTATTATTAATTCTTTTTATTTCAAATATCATAAGGAGGAGAAAAGTTAATGGAATACAATGGCGCCAATGCATATCCAAGGAGTGAAGAATTTGATTATTTCACCAAGTTCGAAATGATTAACTTTGATGAGGAATGCCGTAAAGACCTCACTAATGGCCATGGGTTTATTATTAAAGAACCTCAGCCAATCAACAAAGCATTGAAATCTGATGATTCTATCTTTAGTTCTAAATATGGGAAATCACTACAAGATAAGAATCCTTACTCCAATAGATACTCCTGTAAGTATGGCTGCACTCAAGGTGCCTTCTATGCTGTTCCTGGAGATCAAAATTGGGTTTGTCCTATATGTGGTACAGAAGTTAAATCTGTTGGTGTAGATTTCACTTATTTCGGATGGATTAAAATTAAAGATGAGTTTTGTCTTATTCACCCATTACTATATCTAACAATCTCTAGTTTAATTGGTAAGAATAACTTAGAGGAGATCATCGAACCTGCTGTAGAGTTAGATGCTAATGGTCAACCAATGACTCAATATGACAAACGTATCCTAAAACAAAAATCTAAACGTGGGGGATATGGTAAACGTAAGAAGGCATCTCTAGATACTAGATTTGCTGGTATTGGTTTAATGGGTTTTAGAGATCACTTTGATGAGATCATTGAATACTTCTATAAGAAGAAACCTGCTAAGAAGGAATTCTATGATGAGATTATGAAGGAAAGAGATAAAGTATTTATCCACTCTATTCCTGTATATACCACACAACTTCGTATTGCTAAAGTAGAAAATCATAGATTCACATTCGAATCTACTAATGCTGATTTTAACCTATTAGCAAAACTAGCTGCTACTGTAAACAAGAATAATCTTTCTATTTACAGAAATAAGAAGTATCAAAACCAATTACTATGGGATATGCAATCTAAGTTGACAAACTTAACTACAGAAATCATTGCTATCTTATCTGGTAAGAAAGGCACTTTAAGATCTATTATCTCTGGACGTACTGCATTCTCTGAACGTTCAGTTATTGTGCCTAATCCTAAATTAAGAATGGATGAAATCACATTACCATACTTTGGTTTATGTATCTTAATGCAACAAAGACTTATTAATATTATTAAGAAATCTTATAATATTACATATGCTCAAGCATATAAGATTTGGTACTACGCATCTCTTAAAGTAGATGAACGTGTATTACAAATTATCAATGAATTGATTAATACTAATAGAGTATCTGTATTAATCAATCGTAACCCAACTATTTTCTATCAATCAATTGTATATAAAAGAGTTGTAGGATGTACTCTAGACTATACAATGGGTATTGATGTATATACATTAGATGGGTTGGCTGCTGATTAACAAAATGGTCCCTATATATGGTAACATGTGTAGGTTAACAAGAAAATTGCTTGGACAGGCTAAAGCTATAGATACTACAACATAATGAGCAATCATAAGTGTGAATTGTCGAGGAAACTCTGAAAGAAATCTATAGATGATCTATGCTGAAATAAAAGCCTTATATTGATTTAAAGTGTCTCCATCTTTATAAGGTGCTAAGGGTTGATTATAATGTCTGATAAGCAGCTGTCTTAATAGGCTAAGGCTATTAAGAGGTTCAACGACTATTCCGTAGCGGGAAGTAGGATATAAGCATATCCGAAGTACTTGTCTCCATATATTATGGATGTGAGATAGTCTGCTCTCAATTTAACGATTGAGAAGTTCATAAGAGAACTGGGTGAATTAGCGACTCACTTGAACATAAGGTTTGACGGAGATACATTAAATATTCTCATGCTTTATAATAAAGAATTTAAAGAAGCATGCGAAGCAGTATATTCTCCTAGAAATGCTTTCTGTATTTCTAGAGATGATGGTAAGATGAATCCTTCTATCAATGTATTTAAGGATATTCTTATCAATCTAAACAGTTTGGTTGGTATGGGTAGATATAAATACAACCAAAATCAATTATCTAAAATAGAAGAATTTAAATCTAAATATGGTGCTAGTGTAGAATAAGATAATAGAGATGGGATTAATTTCCCATCTCTTATTTTTTGTAAAAAAATGCTTTCAATTATATACTATAATAATGGAATCGTATTTAAAGATTTAATCATTAAGGAGGAATAATAATGATTCATAGAAGTATTTATCAAATTCCAGAACTTCAAGATGAAATTCAATGGAATGATGAGATCACTGGTGAGTTAAGAAGTGGTATTGTTGGTAAGGTGGAGTATTTAGATAAAACCACAGCATTTGTTTATGTAATTGATTCTTTTGATCTAGAGAATAATAAACAGATAGAACCACAAACAGGAACTCCTGGGCAACCTGGTTTTATGCCTGGATTTACATATGTTGATATCATAGTATTCGATGACAAGCCTAACAATATGGAAGGATGGGCTAGGGATTCCATAAAAGAAAACTATGATAAATATACTGATGGTATCGACTATGATGCTATAGCAAAGGAAGGAAATTAAGAATGAAGTACTACTTATATTTGGAAGCTGAGGATAAGGATGCTATTAGATTTATAATTATGGATATTGTAAATCATTATGTTGGAGGATCTATTAAATATCCAGAATACAGACAATATTGTCCTATGGAAGCTAAGTATGATATAACTCTAACGGAAAGCAATGATTATGTTAGAACTACTTTCCATCTAAGAAAAAATTATAATGATGATAAAAGATTCAAGCTATCCAAGAATAGATATGTAGTTTATGCAAATAAAGTATTAGGCAATAAACGTCCACAGACTAATGAGGAAGTTTTAGATAGATTTAGAGAAATCTGTATTAACTTTGCATGCTACTATATTTATTACTTTGAAGAAGGGTTAGAAATAGCTCCTAAAGATTGTAATACTTATGCTAGATGGAATACATTAAAGCAACCAGTATTTACTTCTAATATTAGAGAAATGGCAGAAGAGTTTGTAGATAGAGTACTATTCTCAGATAGAGGTGAAAAATAATGAAACAATGCTACATACTCACATCAAATGAGAAAAACTTTTTAAAGTATACTATTATTAATACTTTGAGATTAAGTACTAACAGAAAAGGTGCATTTCATTATGCTACTGATGTAGTAATTACTGATAAACCAGAATATGTATCTGTACGAATTACTATTAAAGAACTTAGTAGAAAGTACAGAACTTCATATAATACCTTATTCTATGAATATAAAAAGCATACAGTGACTTGGTTCTATAAGAAAGAAGATGGAGATTATAATAAACTCTTACAAGAATTGACTACCAAAGCTACTGCCAATTATATGAGGTTTGAAAATAAGGTAATCTTTAAGAAAAATAATGCATCTTCTAACTATTCTACTTATACCAAACTATCTGACTGGTCTTCCGATAAATCTGTTCAAAGAATAAAAGCTAATGAACAGATAATGGAAAATTTCCAATATGTCGTTGAATTCATGACTAAGAATGATCCTAAAATATTAAATGAGAAACTCTTGTATAAAGATAACTTGAAAGAAATAGAGTTGACTCCATTTGATAAGGGATTTGAATTTAATACTACGACATAAGAATATCAAAGGCCCTCTTATGAGGGTCTTTATTTTTTTTTCACATATGGGTAATACACGATCTTATTTTACTTTATAGGAGTTATAAGTTATGGCTAAAAAATATCTAAGCAGAAATGCTAGAATTGCTAAATACAAACCAAAGAAAACTGAACTTAGAGAATGGCTTAGACTTATTAAGTGTAAAGCCATAAATAATAAACTCTTCTTAGATAATGAAGATGATACCAAAGAAGATATAAAATTCGATTTATCAGATATTGGAGTTATCTATTTCAATATAAAAGAAGAACGTTCTAGCTTCTCACCTTTATATGCTTTAAAACTAATATCTACTGAAAAGTGCTATGATATCAATATTAAAGATAGTGGAGTTTATATTGTAGAATTACCTTATACTGATCTTGATGAGCAATTTAGAAAAGAATATCAAGAACTAATCACCGATAAAGAATTCTTATTTGATTTCTTTGCGGATAGATATCTTCCTAATGATTATATGAATCTATTCCCTAATCATCTTGATTGGATCAAATGGATGAAGACTGAACAGTACACAACTTTCTTCTACTATGTACCAGATCAATATAATAGCCTTGGAAGATTACATCATGACGACATCATATTCTTTATAGAAGAATACAATACTTCTAAATTCTATGCCGTAGCTGGTAAGAAGATGTATCTCTTAGATAATATGAGATTCGAAGATGGAACTGGTTATGATACTAGAATAGAGATTATAGGTAGGGAATGTGGAGAAACTTTAGAAGAATTTGAAAAATCTCATAAAAATGACCTATTATACTATTTTCCAATAGAGGATACTACTCTCTCTAACGACCCTTTAAATGATAACTAAAACAATATATCTCCTAAGCCAGATCTAGGCTTAGGAGGTTGAATCTGATTTGTAAAACTATATTATTTTGATTATATACTATAATAGTGAAATAGATGTGAGAATCTATGAATGAACAAATATTTTATTTTAATAAAGGAGTAATAAAATTATGAAACATTTTAACGTATCTTTCGATCAAATTAGCAACATTAATGATTTTCTATCTGATTATTCAGATCTTACTGTATTGGGATATAATGATGATGAATTAACAGTATCTATCAAGGACAAAGTACTTCCAGGGTCGAATAGACCGAATGGAGGTAAGGTTATGAACAATTATTCTTACAGATACCTCGAGGTATCTGTAGATAAAAAAGGCAATGTTACTAAATTTACCGGTTATATTCAGGCCGGGTATGGCTATGAAGAATTTACTAAGGAGTCAGCATTTGCTACTCCATTATGTAAGAAGAACTTTGTAAATATTGATGATCTCAATTTAAAGATCTTCAGTTTTTTAGAAAGACAACAAAAGGCAGTCTAATGACTGCCTTTATTTTTTTTTTCTAAAATTGGTTATAATTATATACTATAATAGTGAATATAGATAAGGAGGTATGAACTATATATGATACAATCTATATTAAAAGAGATTGATGCCCATATGGGCTTGTGGTTTATACCACAATCTAATTTAGTTTTTAACGATAACAATGATATCGTTGAAATAGGTTCAATAACTGATTTTAAAGTTATTGGAGTAATTGATAAGAATGATATTAGTGGTGAGAATATAACTATAGCATTCTCTCACTATGGATTAGATAGTGAGAATCTATTTATCCATCTTATCAAAGAATTCTTTTTTAATGAATTTGGTATTGAAGAGATCATCATAAAGGAAGGTGAAGAAAATATAAATAGATCTCTTTATATTCAGGAAGAAGATGAGAGTAAATTATCTTTGATACTGAAGTTTTATGGGATTGATAAATCTCAATTATCTTCTCTAGTAAATAATGAAGAAAGAACTTATTTTGAATATGTAAAGGATAAAAATTTATTAAGTTCTATTCTAAATATAGATAGAGAAGATATTAATATCTTAAGAGAGGTTACAACTAATAGAGTTCTGGTAATAGAACAAGTTATAACAGATTTTCTTAAGGTAAATTCTGATAATGAAAATTATCTTACAAATCTAAAATCAATCGCTAATGAAAGTGATTGGTATTCTGAGCTAATATCATTATTAGTTAGACAAATCAATTGGAGAAATTGATTATCTTTTAAACTTTATTTAAACATTTAAAACTTTAAAATTACAAGGAGATTAATCATGGAAAAACTTATTAAATTTGGTAAATACGCAATGTCTTTAGTATCTTTATTAATTATCGTATTAGCATTTGCTGCTTGTGGTGGCCCATCCGAACCTAAATCTTATGTGGACGTTACCGCATATGAAATTATTTCTGAGATGACAGATGGTATTCAACCACCTAAAAAGAATGAAAAGCTAACAAATTATCTTAATAAAAATAAAGGTCTAAGAATCAATGGTTATGTATCAGCAGTAAATATCGATGGTGATACAGCAGTTGTTAGCATTGTACCATTTATGCAATATAGTTTAGCAGATGATAAACAAGTTCGTATGTCTGAACGTTTTATTGCTATTGAAGCTGCTAATAAAGACGTTAACTCTGTTATGAAGAACCTTCGTCGTGGCGACTTCGTATATATTGATTCAACATTCTTAGGTTTTGATGATAAAGACAACACAGTTATTCACTTTGCTGGATTCCATGTAGATCGTCAAAAAGCTGGTATTAAATAATTAAACCAGCATTTACAATATAATACTTTAAACAATTTATACTTTAATCTAAAGGAGATTGAAACAATGACAAAAGAAAGCATGACAATCGCTGCATTGATTGCAGAAAGCAAAAAAATTACAAAGAAATTAGAGTCTATTATTAATGATAATAACTTTAGTATCATTAATTACTACTTTGACTTCAATAAATTTATTGGAGCTCAAACAGTTGAGCAAAAAGAAGATTTGATTAAAGCAGATTTTGATAAAATCTGTGCATTGCAAGCTAGATTAATAGCTGTTAATACCGCTCGTATTAAAGCTAATAGCGAAACATATGTGGAAGTTCCAGAACTTCTAGATATTAAACAAATCTTAGCTAAAAAAGTTGCAAGTACTGAAAAGGTTACAATTGCAAACGCAATTCTTCGTAAGAAGTATTATGTAGACTTATTAAAACTTGCAAATGCTATCATTTACAAATACAATCTTGACGTTCAAAAGAAACAAAAGTTTGATGAACAATCTATGATTGCAATTGAACAAGAATTAGATCGCAAATTCCCAGCAGATTCTAAGCGTGCTTATTCTGCAGATGATGTAGATAAAGCTCGTGAAAAAGCTCGTAAAGCAAACGAAGTAATCGTATCCGACCCTATTGGTTTGGTTGGTACAAATGCTTTGACAGAATATGCTACTCAACTTGCTGATTATATTAGTACTATTGATACTATCCTATCTGTAGCTAATGCTTCAACAGTAGTTGAGTTCGAATATTAATAATACTATTTAATAAATGGATTTACCTATTTGCTAGAGAGGCGTTAAAAGTATAAAGGATTTAGGAGAGCACGTTGACTGAGGACCACCGGTTCTTGGCTCTCTAAAAATATTAGAACCACAGGTCTTCATCATATAATAATATTGGAAAATAATGATTCCTCCAATGTATATCCTGTTAAGATATATATTAAAAAGATAAGATGAAGCGACACTTATCAGTTTCGGGGCAACTGATGCAATGTAGCTAGGAGATAGTGAGAATATCTCCATGAACAATAAACTGTAAAATTTAAAAACTTTTAAAAGCCCCATCCTAAACTTTTAACTCTTTAGCCCTGGCCACAGGCACTGATAATAATGGAGTGGCATTTTAAATGACAAAAGATTTAAATATTAAATCTTTAAAAGTCTAATCGGTAAAATAAATCTATACTCAACACACAAAGAGACCGTGAAGAACGGCTACTGAGTATCTAAGTCCACTTAATACACTCTTGTATAGTCGCTAACTTTAGCAAATAACAAATTCCAAAAATAATTTAAATACAATGGTGATTAAAACAATTCCTCCCAGAATTGGTTTATTCATATTATACTCCTTGATGTTAATAATATAAACATCACAAACACTTTGTTTAAATAGTCGTACTGAGTCGTACTGACGTACCTTTGTTTATGTGGCTCTATTTAAATCGTTTAGAGCCTCCATTGATAAAATACAAACAACAAATAAAAATAAACCACTGCACTCAATACACTCTCTACTCCAGCAGTGGTTTATTTTTTGTTTTCATGTATTCCAGAACAGAAAAATACATCTCCAAGCTTTCAATAATAATTTCTTAAAGATGTATGTTTTTCATAATAATTTAAATCTCCTACATTATGAGCATACCTGTTGCGGGTATGCTCATATTTCTATATCATCATAGAAATAGAGAAATTTAAAAAATTGAAAAAAGTGTAAAATTTTGAAAAATGAAAATTTCATGAATTTCTAATTCTCTTAATTTAACCATATAAGGTTAAATTAGGATTTTCATTTCTTTCAAAAATGCCAATCTAATATGAAAAATAATAATATATTATAAATAAAAACGAGTATTTACTTAGTACTCTACCTTTAGCATTCAAAATCGTTAGATTTTGATTCTAATGGTTAAGACTTAATAGTCTACTTGAAACCGTATCCTTACAGTAGGATTTAGACTTCGAGTATTTATAGTGGGGTACGGGGGTATAAGCAATTTTGCTACCCCTAGGGCAATTGGGAAATCGACCCTATAATAATAATATTTTATTCCAAAAGGAGAAAAGAAATGGAAAATTATTTGAAACTAATACCTGTAATATTTGAAGAACTCCAAGAGGGAAATTCAATAGTTAATGATCTAGAATATGATTATGATATTCATAAGACAAGAGATACTGAATTTGGATTGACTGTAGAGATATATGATATCCTATCTGATAAAGAATTTCTATTCAATATTCCTGTAGGAGAAAAGGATTTCAATATTAAGTATATGGATAAGTTTATATCTCTAGAAGAGTTAGAAGATAAGAATTCTGATTATTATAAAGAGACTACAAAAGTTCTATATGATATCTGGGAATATTTTGATAATGTAAATATGATCTGGTAAGGAGATATTAAATGTATCCATGTCAAAAAAGAGATAAATTATTCAGTATAAATCCAGATAGGTTATTAACTGAATTAGAAGTATTGGAACTAATAGAGGTAGGAATAATTCCTGATGATTGCAAAGAGACCTTCTTCTCTAAATTGAAGAAAATATTATTTGGTGGTAAAAAGAAGAAGTATGATTATGATTATCATATCATAGTAGTAGATGAAGATATTCATTACTATTACGATATAAAGATTCTTCATTCATTATATGATGCAATGTTATATTGTGATGAACTTACTAAGAATAACAAACTCATGGTATTCTTATATTCTGTTCCTAAAGGTAATAAAGAACCTCTTTGTGAAAGATGGTCTGATAGAAAGCTTATGAATATGCTATGCTGTTATAGGCAATGGAGACATAGTAAAGCTGCTAAAAGAGTAGAGTATATGAGTCAAGCTAATAAAGAATTAATAGAGTATATCTTGAAAGAATTACCATCTAGAATTGTTGAAAGAATGTAATCAAAACCAAACAGAGAAGAGAGAGGAATAATTCCTCTCTCTATCTTTTTGTAAAAAAATGATTATGATTATATACTATAATAATGATAGCATGTATATCATTAGAACAAAGCTATCTATTATTATATTTATTTTTTATATAAGGAGATTTGAAATGAAAAGAACAAAGAAATATTTATTGATGCAATTGAAGTTTAAACGTGGTAAGGAATATGGTTATGAAAATTGTGGTATAGATAAAGACGATACCCATTACCAACCAAAACTTATTGAGAAATTTAGTTTGGAAGATAGTGATTATATCGATTACTTAGTAGAACTTATTAAACGAAATGATTCTATTAAAGGTAGAAAATATGATACTATGTATTATTTAGTAGAAGGATCTTTCTATTATAGTCAAGATAAAAAGAAGTTTATTAGTAGAGAATATCAAGAAACTTTAATGGAAGATTTCTTTGATACTGATGAATATATCTTAGCATTAGGTAAATCTGAAGTATTGAAAGGTGTCAAACCAAATAAGTTATCTACTAATATCCATATCAAATACTCTAATTTAATCCAACCATATCATTTTACTAAATTAGGTATCTATAGATTAGATCCAATGACATTAGATGATATCAAAGAATCAATAAATTCATTAATGTTTGAAGACTCTATTTCTACACTAAACTCTTGTGAAGATGAGATTAGAGATTGTTTAAAACCATTAGATTCGAAAGCTATTATGAAATCTTTTAAAGCATATAAAGATGCTAAACTTAAATTATTTGAAGAGTTAAATAAGCTAGTATCTAAATTAGATGATGAAGGATTTTATAAATAATAGGAGGAGTAGATATGGATATTATAGATAAGAAGTATGAAGGCTTGTATATTAATAAAGAAACAGGAGAACGAGAAAATGACTACAGAAAATAAAAGATTTATTGTTCCAAATCTTCGTAGAGCTAGAGATATCGAAAAACTGAAAGATCAATTTTGTAATGAGAAACTATTAGGTTCTATAGTTGATCTTATGAACAAAGCATCTTCTAATGAAAATAAACTTAAGATGAAGGAAGCTACTGAAAAGTTTAGCAAAAGATTCTATGATGATATTGTTAATAAATTAAGCAGCACTATCAATAATCAAGCTAAACCATCTGATTCAGATTCTATATATTATATTATAGGCATTAATTATTATAGAAACAATGCAGAATTGACTTCTAAAGATTATGTAGTGTATCCTCCTAAAATCGTTAATAGTATTGAAGGTAATTATAAAAGTGCATTAAGAGCATCAGTCTATACAATGGAAGAAACAGAAGATAGATTAAAAGATTCTTATATGAAACAAATTTGTTATCCTATTAAAGTAGATGAAACTATATTAGGTGGTATACAAGATGGATCATTATTTAATAGGGAAGAAAATATAGGAAGAGCAAAAGAAGTATTAAACTCTGATGAATATATAGATGCACTAATAAGCTCTGACACTTTCAAATCTTTAGATGAAGAAAGTTTAGAAAATAGTATTTATCTATTATTAACGGATAATCCTATTGATCGGATCAATGCTAAATTGAAGAAGATGGAAGACAGGCATGAAGAAGAGCAAATATTAGAATCTTTAAAACTATCCACAGCTAATGTGAAAGGAGAACTCTATAGTGTTATCTGTTTAATGCTGAACGTAATTGATGAATATAACTGTTATAGAGATAAACCTTCTATCAATAGAACATTGGATATACTTAATCAAATAAATAAAGAGTTATCTAATATTGAAGAAGAATTAAATGATATGACTCTTAAATCATTTACAGTAGATGATATTAATACTGAACGATAAGTTATTACAAATAGGGGGATTTAAACTATGAATATTATACAAGATTTTGAATACGGTTTCAGTAGAGAAACAGAAATCAATTATCTTATTATGCAATTGAATTTCTTTAAAAATGGAGGATATAATCAATTCATTAATTTTAGAGAAATTACTAATAATCAAAATGCATTCATTCCTAGAATCGAAGGGTATGATTATGGAGATTATGAATTTGCAGTTCGTTATTGTATCAAGTTAAATGAAAATTATAGGCATGTGGTTGATAACGAATTTGAAACTATTCACTATCCTATCAAATTTACAGAGGATACATATGACGATTTAAGATCTGGTAAATTATTCTCTAGAATAATGCAAGAGGATTTAATGAAAGACTTCTTTAATTCTAAAGAATATATTGATGGACTAGCCGAAGCTATCAAAGAAGGGCATATTTCTGTAGATACTTTATTATCAAGTGTTCATACTAGATATAAATTAAACTTTACTCCTGATGATTTAAGAAAGTTAGGAATCAAAGATATTAATTATAACTATCTAGATTCTATCGAAGCAGTATTGAATAGCATCGATGACGTTAAGCGTTTATTAGAAGAATATAAAGAAAGAGAAATCAATTGTATCCTATCTCCTTCTAAGGAAGAATATAATGTAATGAGAATTCTAGTAAATACTCTAAGAGTAGATCTTGGTAAAGTTATGAAGAACTGTGTAGAATATGAAGAAAAGCCTGGTTATGATAAAGATGAAGTTGTTAAAGCTTTTAAAAATCTAAAAATTCCAGACGAACCTGTACTCTAGGAGGTATTATGGAAAAGTATCAATTGTATATACTACGTTTAGAAGATGCCAAGATTATTCCTTCTAAAATGTGGTTTGATGATATCTATACTGCAATGGAGTATTGTGTATTAAAGAATAGAGCTCAAGTAGAGCTTAATGTAGAGCAGTATTACTATTTCTATTTCTTAAACACATCATACTTTGATAATGACGATCAGATTCAAGATGAACTTGGAGATAGAATTAGATTTATTATTGATATGGAAAATAATTTAAGTGATAGACTTAGATCATTGAGATCTAAGTCTTTAGAAGTTTTAGATAATAAAAACAAGGAGAATTAATATGAAAGTTACTGAAGCTATGCTAAATAGTATTGACCGTTTAATGACAGAGTGGAGTGCTGTTACTATCAATGATATGAATGATGACTTCATCTACATGAATATCTGTGATAAGGTAGATATAGGAGCCATTCTTCCTAGTGGTAGAGTTTTAACTAATAAAGATGATAATGGTTTTAGGAGTTTGAATTTTAAAATCAAAGAATCTGGTGAGATTTTAGACTTTAGAGGATATATTAATACAAAGAATGGTTTGAATGAATACTTTGAATTAAACTCTGTATATGCAGTTCCTCTATATAAGAAGACTCATCTTACATTAGAAGAATTAGAAAAGATTGTAACAGATTATATTGTATTGAAAAAGAAATAAACTTGTATTTATATCAATGGAGACTAAAATTATGAAAAGCACAATATACACGATTTACTTATATGATTTTGATAAGAAAACATTTACAGATCAACAATTCTATTTCAATAATGAGAAAGATGCATTGAATTATTGTCTCATGCATAATATAAACTTTATTTTATTAGGAATAAAAGATTTATATATCCATATTGAATGCGAAAAAGATTTAAAAGAAGAGGATTTAAATAAAATGCTAAAAGACTATGCTGTCTTTTACAAAGACATTGCATTTCAAATTGTAAAGAGATGTAATAATATTCAGGATTCTCTAAAAGAAGAAGAAGTAGTTTAAAGCTACTTCTTTTTTTGTAAAACTCCTTTAAATCAGTTATATACTATAATAGTGAAATAGATGTGAGAATCTATTATTAATCCATTTAGTATTTATTTTTAGGAGGAAACAAAATGGAAAAAGAATTAACTTTTAAAATCTACAAGCTTGAATTAGCAACTGGCAAAATCCATGAATGTTATAGAGAATTTGAATCTATTATGGATGCAAAAAACTTCTGTTTTACATTAAATACAAATAGTGCACAATATGAAAACATTAAATGTTTTTATTTTTATAGTTCCTATAGCGATTTTAAAGCATTTAGCTCTCAAGATACCTTGAGAGATATTGCATTGAACAAGCTTGAAGTTTGGAACGATGAGTTAAATAAGCTCAAAGCCTTGTATATGGTGACTACTAAGTCATTATTGATGCAAGGTGGCTTAAATAAAAAGGAAGCAGTTTAATACTGCTTCTTTTTTTTGTAAATATCACTATATTCAATTATATATTATAGTAGTGAATATAGATTGTGTTATAAATTTAATAGGGCCCTGTGTGGCCCTATATCTCTTTTTTATTTTTTTTTGCTTATTTCAACCACATCTCTATAATAGCGAGGTGACCTTATGGAACAGAATGAAATTAAAGTATTATCTAATGATGATATACAAGAACTTGCAGGTAAAAAAGATCTTGTTAGATTAGAACTTAGTAAAAGTTATGAGCATAATTTAAAAACGAATCTTATTGTCCCATCAGTAAACCAAGCATATTCTTGTTGTGTAGAATATATGAGAGCTTGGTTCTTTGATAAATTTGGAGATAAATTCTTTAAGACTCAATGGTTAGATAGCGAGCATATGCTAAACCCATTTAGACGTAGAAGAACTAAAGATTTAGTAGTTGTAAATAAACCAGCTGTAGTTATCACTCCTGAATTAGATATGAACTTCAATAGAGAAAATATTGATCTTCATAATATGGGTATGCTTTTATATACTAACCGTTGTACTTATAAAGATGCATGGTTTGTGGATAGAGATAAATCATTATTCATTTCTATGACTATGGAAATGCTTATGATGAACTTTAACTATAGAATGAAGTTTAATGGCAGAGGTATTCAATTAGATATTGCTAAGATGTGCCAAATGGCTTTTAGAGCTGGTGGTACACAAAAGCACTATAATGATATAGATTATCCTCTTCCTAAAGAACTTATGAATCAATTAGCAGAAGATGCTTTGGGTTTATGTATTAGAGATGGGGATATATTAAATGTAACTAGATTCTTACACTACGTTAATTCCCACTCTAGATTACCAGTATTATATAAATTTAATGCTGCAACTCATAATATGGAATACTTCCTCAAAGTGCCACAGACAATTGTCCATATTAAGACAAATGAAATATCTATTGATGCAGGTAATGATATTGGTATGGCTAAGTCTGATTATGGTGTATCTTTTGATACTAATGTAAGATTCCCAACTCCTAAATTCTATGCTTATTATTCCTTAAAAGTTAGAGACAATATTCAATGTACTACTCTTGACAAAGCTTCTGCTTTAACTTCATTAATGAATGCATCTAGAATACCTCCTCATAATGAAAAGGGATGGCAATGGAATATTAAATCTGAATATGAGTTTACTGATGAAAAAGAAGTTCAAGATATCAAAGATGGTAAACTTATGAAGATTAAGTTTGATGGATTGATTGGTGATCTTAGAGATATTATAGATTACACAAAATCTATAGCTATTTCTCCTGAAGTATTCTTAGATATTAAGATCTATAACTCATTTGAGTTTGTAGATACTGAGATTGATTGGATAAACTTCGAAATCAAATTTAAACAACCATTGAAATCTACAATGTGTTATTTCATAATCTATATAGATAATAACTACTTGAATGAACACTTGACTCAATTGAGAGGATACATGGAACAACGTGTAAATCCTTCTCATAATGAAATAGGTCCAGAATTATCTCATGATACTAAAACTATGATTTGGTAAAATAACCCCTAGAGTCTAATATGGCTCTAGGGATATCTTTTTCTAATAAATGATATAATTATATACTATAATAGTGTAGAGTATGAATAAACCCCCACATAGTAAGTACTCCTACTATGCGTTAATATACTAAAACACCCCCTATTAATATATCACCACTCCACACCCCCCTTGATATATTAATAACTAACAACCAACCATTCATACTCTACACCCCCCATTTTATAGTTTACGACGTTTATCAGATAATTCCTTATGAGGTATAGAACCATTATGTAGCTAGAATGAATTTGATAAATTAAGTACTATAGATTAAGGCGCATATGCTTTAATCTAGAACATTAAAACAGGTTTTGTAGCCAAAATTAATAATTTTTTGTAATTTGTAAGGAGAAGTACAACAATGGTAGGAAAAGTTATTGATGTAAACATTGCAGAACAATCTCGGCAAGATTTACAAGACTATGCTATCTATGTAGCAAGAAACCGTGCTATCCCAGAAATGGTTGATGGTTTAAAACCAGTTATTCGTAGAATATTATGGTGTGCAGCAAATGACTTTAAAGGCCAAGGATTTATTAAGACTTCGAATATCATGGGTCAGGTTATTCGTAAATACAATCCACATGGCGATGCATCAGTTCAAATGGCGATCAGAAATATGATCAATGACTTTGCAACCAAATATCCTACAATGGAAGGTTCTGGTTCTTGGGGTTCTAAAGCAAATCCTAATCCAGCAGCTCCACGTTATACAGAATGTAAAATTAGTAAATTTGCAGTAGATGTATTCGCCAGAGATATCTATGAAGATAGAAACTCTACAGACTGGGCTGATAACTATGATAAAAGAGCTGAAGAACCATTATATCTTCCAGCAAGAATCCCAGCATTGTTAGTATTAGGACAAGTTGGTATTGCCGTTGGTATTAAATCATCTATTCCATCTCATAATCTTGGTGAAGTAATCGATACTACTATTGCTTTGATGAAAGATCCTAAACATAAATTCTGTTTAATTCCAGATGAATGTATGTCTTGTGAATTATTAGATACTGATTGGCAAAAGATAAATGAAACTGGTAATGGTACTTATATTGCTCAAGGTATCATTGAGACTGGAGAATATCAAGGACATCCAGCATTATTTATTAAATCTTTACCAGACTTTACTTATTTTGATTCTGTAAAAGATTCTATTGTAAAATTAGTAGAAACTAATAAGATGCCATATATTCATGACCATATCTCTAGAACAAAAACGGTTATGGTTAAAGGTGAACGTATTACAAACTTTGATGAAGTAATCACTCTTAAAAAAGGAACCGATCCTAACTTCGTTAAAGAATATTTATATGCCAATACAGCTATTAGACAAACACGTCAAGTACGTCTTATCGTAATCAAAGACAACAAACTTTGTTCTATGAACTATAGAGATTACTTGTTAGGCTTTATTAATTTTAGACGTATGACTGTAACAAGACGTTTAAATTCTTTACTTCAAAAATATAAGACTTCTATTCATGAAAGAATGTTCTTATTGCAAGTTCTCTCTAAGAAGAAAGAATTAGATACTATCATTGCTACTATTCGTAAACAAAAGACTACTGATAATCAAGCATTGATTGACTTCATGGCTGATAAATTAAAGATTACAAATCTTCAAGCTAAGTATCTATTAGAAACTGGGTTGAATAGACTTACTGAAGGGCATAGATTGCGTTATGAAAGAGAATTGAAAGAGCTTGAAGCTAAAGTAAAACAAATCATGGATATTCTCCTTCATACTAATAAGATTGATGAACTTATTATTCAAGAAATGCTAGAGATCAAAGCTAAATACAATACTAAACGTATGTGTCGCATCATTTCTAAATCCGAAGCATCTGGTATCGCTCCAGGTACATTCAAGCTAGTATTTACTAAAAATAACTATATCAAGAAAATTGGTGAGAATGAAGAAGTAGGTTCTTTGAATAAAGATGAAGTAAACTTCGTTATCAAAGTAGAGAATGATGAAGATGTAATCATATTCTCTTCTATGGGTAAAGTATTTAAAATGCCAGTTCATAAAATTCCAATTGCAGCCAAAGGTTCTAATGGTGTAGATATTCGTGTATTAAACAAATATGCTACTTCTAATATTGCTTGTGCTGCTAGAGAATCTACTTTAAAGAAATTAGTTGATTCTAAAATGCACAACTACTTATTCACTGTAAGTAGAAAAGGATTTATTAAGAAGATCGATATTGCTGATATCTTGACAGCTCCTCCATCTGGTATTATTTATAGTAAACTTGATGAAGGGGATTATATTAAAGATATTTTATTCGGTCCAGACAAGATGGATCTATTAATCTATTCTGGTTCTAAGGTTCTTCGTATAAGTTCTAAAGAAGTTCCATACTTAAAACGTTCTACAAAAGGTAATAGAGCATCAACTGCTTCTAGTCTTATTGATGGTATGAGCTTCGTATTGCCTCAAGCTACTAGTTTAATTGTAGTAACTAAGGATGGTTATGTAAATAAATTATCTTTAGATATTATCAAACGTTCTAACAGAGGTAAAGCTGGTATTAAAGTAATCAAACTTAAGAAAGATGATTCTATCTTAAATATCTGGCCTTGTGCAGAAGATGCAATATTATTATCTTATCAAGGTAGAAAGAATGAAGAAATTCCAGTAGTTTCTATTAAAGAAGGAAGTACTATTGGATCTGGTGAAAGATTATTGAAATCTCCAACTAGAGTCGTATTAACTTATCTTTAAAAATAACTAATTTAGGATATGGATTAATTTCCATATCCTAAATATTTTTTTGGTTATATACTATAATGGTGATGAGGTAGTAGTATACAACTAACATTGAACTACTCATAGTAAACAACTTTGTTTTAAAACTCGATTTGGGTATATCATCGGTAGAAAACTGACTCCCTAATAATAGCTTTACGACCGATGATATGTGTAAAATTAAAAATATTATTTCATACTAATCCTAATACAAAATGCTAGTATGAGCTTTTCTCGCAACAAAATTTCTCTATTGTTTTTGTAGGTTGAAGTATGAACATGGTAGAGAAGCCTTTCTGAACAAATAAATATAACCATTAAAAGAAAGCTCATAATAGATTCTCACTGAAACTTTGTTAAAATGAAATCTATAACTGTATCTAACATTCTAAAATCAACAGTTATAGATTACAAATATCATTATTTGTTAATACTATGAGTTCCCTTATAACAACAATTACAATCCAAACAAATCATATTATACTACTATCTCATCTTTCCCAATGAACACTCCTACTAGCTTCCCACTAGTAGGAGTATCTTCATTTTATTTCTCCTTATTAAAATAAAGAGGTACCCCTATACCTCTTTATTTTTTTTTATCAAATGCATAAATTGAGTATAGGAGACATTCATATAATTGGATAGGAGGTATGCTGAAACAATGCCTAAAAAACAAAATTTTAATACAGAAGCTATTCTCAAAGGAGTGTATCCTATTATAGAGAATAGTATGAATAAGAATATGATGGCATGGAAGAGATGTATGTCTAGCTTTATTCAAAAGAGAAATGAAATGCTCTTCGATACTATGCCTTGTGATAGAATCTTATATAGAGACAATGATAAAGAAGAATTATATCAAGCTCTAAAGATTACTATGAATCAAATTAAAGAAAAGATGCAAGATACTTATTATGCTAGCATTCTTCACTTTAAGCCAAACTCCGCTAAAGATGATCTAACTATAGTAGCTCTTTGTATTGTTAGATACTTTTCTTTAAAGAAAGATAAAAAGAATTTAGAATTAGCCAATATATACTTAGCTTTCTCTGCTAAGTTCTATCCATTGGTACATTATGAATTCTTTAAAACTGTTGCACCATCTAAGTATAGACACGTTATGGAATACGTTATCAATAATAAGCTCTCTCAAAAATTCGATTTAAAATCTAAGGGAAGCGTTATTGGTGCAGTAAAATCTATTAATGATACTTGGGCTAATTCTTATACAAAGATGCTTAAAGATTTTGATGATGAAGAAGTTGTATATGTAATAGAGCAGTTATACAACCGCATCAAATCTTTTATGAAAAATATTGCTACTCTTTATTATGAAGCATATAAGAAGAGAGAATATATCACTTATGAAAAAGACCAAATCCCTGAAGAAGGATCTGGAGATAGTACTTTTAATCTAGCTACTAACGATTCTTTCAGATTGCAACAATATGTAGAGAAAACAATGGAAAGAATCAATACTTCTCAAGTAGACTATAAAACTTGTACTATGTGTGCAGATGCTAATGTAAAGACTGAAGAAGTTAGAAGTATCTTTGAAAGTATTTTCAATAATGGTAATAATGTTTCTCTTGTTAAAGAGTTAATCACTCTTATGATAGCATCCTATATGGTTCAAGCTACAAATAAAGATGTAGCTTCTATAGCCTTCTTTAAATTCTCTACTCAAGTAAAACCTAATACTAAAGATGAAACTCTTATTAGGATTAAAGATATTATTGAAGAGATGCTTAATGATAACTCTTTACAATATAGAAAGAGAAAGCATAGGGTTGCTACAAAACTCTCTTATCAAAAAGCTTTCCTTAAATATTTTGCATTTATGATTATTAACGCTAATAAATAGAGGTATACGATGATTCCATTAAATGAAGTTTACTTCGGTAAAACAAATGAAGTTCTTTGTATTGAAGATCTTCTTATGAAACTTAAGAAGAAATATGCTAAAGATCAACCATTGAAAGATTATAAGACTTTCAAAACTATGGTGAAAGACCCTATTCTGAAAACTATTGAAAAACAAATCTGTGAAGCATTTGGTTTCAATGGTGTAATTCTTACAATCAATCCAGATCCTACAATCAATGCTTACACTATTCCATTTGTATTAGATAGAATGAGTGATAAAGCCTATGACACGAATGACAAAGAGCATGAGTTGGATAATCTTAAAAACTACGTTTCCATAACTTCTCGTGGAGCTAAATTTGATAAGAAAAGATTCCCAGTAAATCTTTTAGTTTGTTTAAACCTTGGTGCTATCTTTACTAGTTATATTACTATTCCAGAATTGATGTCTTTCATTCTTCATGAAATTGGTCATACATTCTCTAAAGCTATTTTAGATAGAAATACTAAGTATGGTAAAGTAGATGAAAAGTTCGCAGATCAATTTGCAGCAATGTATGGATACTCTTCTGAATTATCATCTGCATTTACAAAACTTGGACCTCAAGAATATAAGATCACTAAGACTTTAAAACAAGTTCCTATTGTAAATATCTTAGTTGGCATTGGTAAGATTATGGATGATCTTTCTATGAGAGCAAATATCTATGATCCTCATCCTTCTAACCGCAAACGTGTTATCTATCAAATCGAACAAATTGAGCATGAATTAAAGAATACAAAAGACCTAGATCCTAAGATTCGTAAAGAATTAGAAGAGCAATTGGAAATTTGTAAACAACAACTAGACAAGTTTGATACTCCTACTGAAGATGATACTGTAGCAGATAAGATGCTTAAATATTATAATAGAAACCTTACTAAGTATCATGCTGGTGAAAAAGATACTGATGAAGTAGTTGGTAAATATGGTAGTACAGATTTGATCAATCAACGTCTTGAAGTTCTTATGAGAAGAAGAAAGAAGAAATAGTCTATGGCAAATATCAAAGAAGCTAGAAAGAAAGTAGAAGAAAGAATCTACAAAGTATTTGATATGATCGATAAGACTGGTGCTAATACGGAATATTATAAGGCTAAGTTTGCTAAGATGAATGACAAACAATTCTATGATTTCTTTGATCAAGACTTTCCTTTAAAATTCCAATCCAAGGTATTTGAAAACGATCCAAAGATTGATCAAATCATGGATGCTTTGCATTATATCAACGTACCAGTTGAAGAAAAGGTTAGTATGCCTTTCTTATATAGAAATAAGGATGGAGTTCCAGTTAAATCTCAAAATGTATTAGTTCTATACATGACTTTGAAGAGATTGAAACAAATGGTTCAAAAGAAAACAGGTTATTCTGTTAATATCTCTAAACGTGATTACAGAACTGGTTTGCTTATTGATACAGATAAGAACGGTAACTCTACAGATAGAGAATTTGAATCTATGGTAACTTTAGATTTACCAGATACAATGAAAGAGCTTGCAACATATCGTGCTGATGCTATGAATGCTAAATCCAAGTTCTATAATCAAATCAATACAACAGGTATGGTTAGTCAGAAAGATGTTCCTGTAGAGAATGATGATTCTCTTGCAAGAAATCTTATCTCTTCCTACTTATTAGGTGCTCATATTAATTCTAACTTGGTTAATACTGAAGACTACTTACCTAGAACTCTTAAGAAACGTAACACTGAACAATCTGGTCTTAAGAGGGAAGGTTAATTATGCCATTATTTAGAGAAGGAGTCTTCAAAGCAAGTACAGATCATGCAATCTTCTTTGATGATGATGATCTTTATATTAACTTTGATAGATTTGAAAATGATAAAAAATATAATGCTTGTTTTGTAGTAGGTTATTCTGGATCTGGTAAATCTACACTATCAAAAGAATTATCTAAGAAATATAAAGCAGAACTACTTTCTATGGATACCCTCATGTATCCAGAATCAGCAGATCAAATGCTAAAAGAAACCAAATCTGATTTCAAAACCTTTTATAAATTTCTTAGAAACAATCCTCAATATGTAAAGTTTATCGAAAGACAGTTCAAACTTTTCAGTACAGATAACTTTACAAATTCCGATGAAAGAAAAGCTACTATAGAAAAGCGTAAATGGTCAATCAAAATAGTGAAATACTGTTTAAAAGAAAAACATAAAATGATTATTGAAGGTATAGATTTATATCACGTATTCTCAGCCTGTCCAGATTTATTAGAGTATCCTATCATAATAAAGGGTACTAGTAAATTTAAATCTATTTATAGAAATATAATGAGAAGAGATAACTTCAATTTATCAATAGATTCTATTTTAGATTTATTGGATTGGTATAATCAGCAACAATCAACTATTAATAATTTTAGAACTGATCTAGAAGATTTTATGAAGTAGTAATTTTCAGTATAAATATATACTATAATAATGAGATTAGATTATGACTAAATAGGATACAATAGAATAATCAATCTCATTTTAAGTTAGATTTAAAAGGAGGAATCAAAATGTGTAAAGAAAACGAAGAAAAAGTTTATTCTTTAACAGAGCAAGGTGATTTCGGTTGTGGGGCAACTGAATTATCTAAAGAAGATGCTGATAAAGTTAAAGAACAACAAAAAGACAAACAATAAAATATTATTATTTTTAAGCAATGACTATAATACTCACTCATAGCATTCATTGCTATGAGTGATTGTTTTGACTAAGAAAGGATGGTTGAATTTGTAATGGAATATAAAGAAATGAGACCACAAAAGACTAAGATAAGAAAAAAGAAGAAAGATAAAAAAGCGGCAGCAATAGTATTGGGATTCTTGCTATGCTTTGCAATTTCTATTATAGCTAACATTTATTGTGTTGCTAAGATTCGTTATTTAGAAACTCAAGTAGGAGAAGTATCTTTAAATGTAGATAAGAACTCAGAAACAACAAATGCTATATTGAATACTCTAAATGATATGAAGACAGAACAAAAAGAGTCTAATAAGAAACAGCAAGATAAGTTAGATAAGATGCAATATTTAAGACAAGTATCTATTTCAAATTTAAAGTCTAGTGGTCTTAATGGAGATACAGACCTAGCAGCTAATAAGATTATTACAACAGATGATATGAATAAAATCATCGATAATTATGCCTCCCACGTTTCAGGCGGGACAAAATTTCAAGGGCATGGAGATATTTTCATAAAAGCATCTAGAGAATCTGGGTTGAACCCTATTTATATTTTTGCTCATGCAGCTATTGAATCTGGTTTTGGTAATAGTATCCTTGCCAATGACCGTCATAATTACTTTGGTATAAATGCAGTTGATGCAGATCCAAACCAAGCTCATTCTATGGGATCTACTATGGAAGATGGTATCATAAATGGAGCGAAGTGGATCAAATCTAACTATTATGACAAAGGGTACACTACATTAAATAGAATGAAAAGCGGCGGGTATGCTACTGATCCTAATTGGATTGCTAAGATTACTAGTGTCGCTAATAATTCAATTTCATACCTTTAATCCTAATTTAGTTATGGAGGTTAGCCAATGTTAAATGCTAAATTTATTGGTGTAGGTGCTGCTGGTAATAAAGCAGTAATTCGTTTATTAGAAGATGGTATCATTCAAGATAATTCTTGTTTACTTTTGAATAGTACTCTTGCAGATGTACCTGAAAAGTACAAAGAATTCGCTATTGAATTCGGTGATACTAAAGGTTGTGGTAAAGAACGCGACCTTGCAAAAGATATGATTATGGATGCATTAGCAGATCATACAGTTAATCTTGATGCATTAATGGATCCAGATGATCGTATGGTTATCATTGTATCTTCTTCTGAAGGTGGTACTGGTTGCGGTGCTTCTTCTGTTATTGCAAGATATATGAAAGAAGTAGTTGGCGCTAACGTACAACTATTTGTCTTCACAGGTTTTGAAGATGATGTTCGTGGTCTTAAGAATACAGTAGATTGGTTCCATGATCTTTCCGAAGATTACATTGTTCAAGCTATTTCTAATAAATCTTTCTTAGAAGAAGCTGAGGGTAATCGTAAGAAAGCAGAAGAGTTAGCAAATAGAGAATTCTCTAAACGCATTTCTACTTTACTAGGTCAAAATATTATTGCATCTGAAAACAATATTGATGATACAGACCTTTACAAAATTGATACAACTCCAGGCTTTATGACTATCGAACACACTGTATTGAATAAGATTCGCAGTGTGGAAGACTTCAATAAAGCATTGGAAAATATGGTATTAGATACGCATAGCTTAGATAATGAACGCTCTGCTAAACGTATCGGTATCATTATTAACTGCGGTGAAAAGACTCAAGGCTTTATCGATCAAACCTTTGATGTTCTTAAAAAGAAATATGGTACACCATATGAATTATTCTTACATATTCAAAATTATCATGATGAAGAATATGTAGATATCATTGTATCTGGTATGAAGATTCCTTATGATGATATCAAGAATACTTATAATAAGTATAAGAAACAAATGGAATCTATTGATATGAATCAAGACAGATTCTTTAAACACAGTTTCGATACTTCTGCTGCTAATACTTTAGATATGAATTCTAAAGTTAAACGCTTTACAGAAACTGACACTAGAAAACTAGCAGCTTCTAGATCTAACTTCTTCAGCAAAATGGGTAAGAAAGCCGAACCTGCTGGGAAAGATAAAGAAGTTTCTGACGAATTATAATATCTATTTGGAGGACTAGAATGATAGATGAAGATAACTTCTATGCAATTAGTAATACTCTAGTAGATTCTGGTCCAACTATATTAGCGAAACGTCTGAGTAACCTTGATCGGTTACCAGACGAGTTCGCATATAGACTGGTGAAACAAGAGTATAAATCTTTTTTATCTTATATTGACAGATCTGAGGAGTTAAATTTTCTCAAATCTAATAGTAGATTTTTAACTTATCTAATCCAAGTTTGTATGGAAGAAACTCTTAGTTATGAAGATCGCATTTATTGCAACAATATGATCTACAACATGTTTCCAGTAAACCAATATATTGCTAAGCTATATACTTTCTTAAGTACTGTTGTAAATAATAATATGACTCATAAGATTATCAACAACTGTGAATTTAATCAAGTATCATCTTCATATATTGCAGTAGCTAGAAAATCTTCTTTCAGACAAGATGAAAATATTATTAGATTAAATTCAGCTATTATTTGTATAGGATTGGATCCTTCTAATAATATCTCTGTAGATAAGATTATTAAATTATTTACTACTATCTATACTAATATAAGAGACTTAACAGAGTTATTCTTGAATATTCTTAAAGATAATTATGTTTATCAATCAGATGACGATTGGATTACTCCAGAGGTAATCTATATCTCTAATTGTATAAATAGAGCAATTCTTACTATTATAGAATCTCAACCAGAACCTGTTATAGAGGAAATGATGCTAAGAGCATACAATATGATTAGTATCGAATCATTAGATCATACAGATCTAAGATTTAGCTTAAAGGATATTGATAAAACAATGTATCCTAAGATTATATCTGTCTTAAACAACTTAACTAAAAAAGAAATATACTTTAATTTCTAATAGCAAGGGTTTAATTACCCTTGCTATTTTCTTTTGTAGAAACTTATAGAGTTTGAGACACAATATTATATTCGCAAATATTGTGAATTTATAGAGGAAATTAAGCAAGAAATGTAAGGAGGAAAACGAAATGGCTGAAACAAACAGCATCTTAGAGCAAATGTTTAGAGACAAAGTATCTAAGATGGATTATAGTATGAGCCAAGAAGCGAAAGAAGATACAGGATATCCTACTGGATTTTTAAACTTTGATTATCTTAATGGCTTCATTAACGATCAAAAAACATCTGATGGTGAAATGAAACAATACTTCGTATTGGGTATCACAGATGGTTCTTATAATGTATTAATTGGTAATACAGGTTGTGGTAAATCTACACTTGTTACACAAATTGCAGCTAATATTGCTAGACAATTTAAAACTACTACTATCTTTGAAGATAATATCGAAGGTGGTATGACTACTGCTCGTCGTAGATCTTTGTCTGGATTCTCTTTGGAAGAATATAATAAAAGATATATTGTTCGTAATACAGGGGTTACAGCAGAAAACTTTTATGAACGTATTAAAATGATTCATGACTTAAAAGTTGGAAATCCTGAGAAATTTTTATATGATACTAAGAGAAATGATGTGTATGGCAACCCTATTATGAAATTAGAACCTACCATCTATATCCTAGACTCTATCCCAATGCTGATGCCTAAAGAATATGCAGATGATGATGAATTAGCTGGCAAATCCTCTGGTGCTGCTACAGCTCAAATTCTAACCCGTATCTTTAGACAAATCATTCCACTTCTCAAAGAAGCTAATATCATTCTCTTTGGTATTAATCATATCTTAGAAGAAGTTCAAATGACAATGTTCCCTAAAGCTAATCCTGTTCCTTATTTGAAACAAGGTGAACGTTTACCTAGAGGTAGATCCGCTACATATGTAGCTAATAACATCATTCGTTTAGATTCTAAAACTAAACTAAAAGCTGACGAAGGATATAAAGTAGAAGGTTCTATCGTAGAAATCTCTTTAGTTAAATCTCGTTCTTCTGGTAAAAAGCTTGGAGCTAGATTGGTATATGATTTTGCCAATGGTTTTGATCCATGGTTGTCTTTATTGGAAGACTTAAAGGCGAACAAACTCATCTATGGTGGTGGGGCATCATTATCATTTGATATAGATAAGGTTCATAAATTCTCTTATGGTACTTTTAGAGAAAAAGTCTTATCAGATCCTGAATTTAGAGGAGCTTTCTTAGGGGTAGTTCTTGATCGATTGAAAAAGATTCCACAACCTATTCAATTAGCAGAAGAATCACACACTGATGAATTGTTATCTTCGGATGCTCTCTACGAGGTCTAAACAATATATCGGCTATATACTATAATTATGAGGCTATTCTCTCTCTCTAGCCTCATAATTGTTTTCTTTAATTATAGGAGTGGAAGAAAAATGAAGAATGTTAGTATTGAATGCGAGTTCATAACCATCGAGGAATTAAGGGAAAAATGTGAGAACGGTTTAAAAGACAAATTAACCAGTTCTGAATTGGAAAAAATGAATAACTACAAAACAGCCACATGTTTATGCATTCCATTAGAAGATGAATGCTCAGATTATTCAGACGACGATTCAGTGGATGATAAGCTGAAACTTTTGATTGTCTCAGGGTCTAAAGACAATACAACTTTCCAATCAATCTCGAATGGGTTACGGGGGACGAAAACAATTATTTCTAATATCTATCCTGATAGTGAAGCTACTCTCCTTCATATCATGGTAAACTATTCTTACCTATTCGATTATATCGAATCTATCTCTAAGGAAGATATTAAGATTATGATTGGTCTCTTATATGACAACTATAACACTCGCTTGGTATTAATCTAAAATTAAAGAAACTTAGGGGATTTTCATATGAAAACAACTAACACAACCTTGAGTCTTGCAAAAGACATTGAAGCAATTGAAAAGCGATTGCCGAACCACGAGTATACTCTTTGTAAAGGTCTTAAACAACCTTTCAACAACACAAACTCTGGTTCAAGAAAAATCATGCAAGGTATTCAAATGGAGCAAATTGCTCAGTTGTTAGAACCAGAAGTACCTATTGTATCTACTGGATATGAAAACCAATTTGGTGAACTCAGCTCTAATTTTATTAGGGCTGAGCATAACTATAAGGTTATTGCCAAGATATCTAAATTTAGCAATGATCCTAATAGACGCTATTGGTTAATTCTATACAACAAAACTCTAAATGAATTAACTTGTATTGAACGTATTGATTACAAACACATTACAGAATTCTATGGTTACATTTACAACAACGATTATTTAGACAGCCTCACTCCTGGTAAAACAATTCACAAAGGCGATGTGATGAAGAAAACAATATCGTATGACGAATACAATAATCGTGCCGAAGGTGTAAACTTGTCTACAATGTATGTGGCTTGTGAATACGTTAAAGAAGATCCTATCGTTATTAGTGAATCTGCATCTAAACGCTTTATCACGCCGTTAATAGATAAAGTAGAAGTAAAGATCAATGATAATGATATCCTTCTAAATCTCTATGGTAGAGACAAAGAATACAAAACATTTCCAGACATCGATGAAGATGTAAAGAATAATATTCTTTGCGCTGTTCGTAGAGAACTCAAAGATGAAGAAGCTTTATTTACTCAATCTTGGGAAAGATTGAAAACTACTATGATGAATGATAAAGAATACATTGTAGAAGGTAAAGTTATTGACATCGATGTTTATTGTAACAATCCTGAGAAACTAGAAAACTCTCTTTATAATAATCAAATAAAAAGATATTATGATGAGACAATCAGATTCTCTAAAGAGTTTGTTGCTGCAGTAAATCCTTTGATCTATGATCAAACTACTGGAGAAAGAAAAGATATTAATATATCTTACGATCTCCAAAAGATGTTATACAATTGTGATGCAGTAGTACATGGAAAACAATACATCAGTGAAAAGGTTTTCAACAATATCACTATGGTTGTTTATATTCAACAAAATAAACCTCTTCACAGTGGTGATAAGATTACAGACAGATATGGTGGTAAAGGCGTTATTTCTAAAGTAATGCCTGACTCTATGATGCCACATTATTTAAGAAATGGTAAATGGGTACCAGTAGACGTATTATACTCTATGAATACTTGTATTAACCGCTTGAATGATGGTCAGTTATTTGAAACTTCTGTAACTTATATTGGTTGGCAATTATTAGAATATATCGGTGCTCAGATGGATGCGAATGCTATGAATTATGATCAAGCATTTGCATTGATTCACCGATATATAGAATTGCTAAATCCAGAGCAAGCATATTTTTTAGCCGAACAATTCCAATTCAATTATGATAAGAATGATATGGATTTTGAAGATAATGAATATAAGAGAAATCTATTTATTCAACAAATGCTTCATGAAGGAAAGATCTTATTATCTCTAAAACCTATTTCTACAGGAATGAGTATTGATCTTTTAACTCAAATCTATAATGCATTCCCATTCATTAATAAACATTGCAACGTATGTGCTCCAGTAAAAGATTCTAATGGTAAATACAGAATGGTTCTTACTAGAAGAAAACTTGTTATCGGGTTTAAATACATTTCTAGATTAAAACAATTAGCAGAAGAGAAGTTCTCTGTAGTATCTTTGGCTTCTACTAATATTAGAAATGAAAACTCTAAATCTAGAATGAGTAAAGTCCATAATGCTAAGTTTGCTTCTACTCCAGTAAGAATCTTTGGTGAAATGGAATCTTCTACTATTACAGCACATCTTGGTGTAGAGAAGTTCTATCAAGAATTTATGCTTAATTCTTCAAGTCCTAAAGCAAGACGTTCTCATAAGAAACTTCTTACAGGAAATCCATTTGACTTTGATATTGAGTTAGATGAAGATGCAGAATCTCAATCTGCTCAAATTCTACATGCTTATCTTAAAGAACTTGGTGGTAGATTTAGATTTATCAAATTATTCAAACACCTTCGTCATCCTATGTTGAGGAATGTGGTTGATATCTTACCAAGAAAACCTAAGTTTGTAGTTGACGTTCTTGATGAGGATACTAGAACTAAATATAAATCTGCTGAAGATTATAGAAAGAGAGTTCTTAATAAACAAAAACCTGAATCAAGAGAAACTAAAGAAGTCATTAGAATCATTCCTGGTCTCTATGAAGAAAATGTTCGTAATAGAGAATATGATGAAAAGCTTAGAAGACTTGGTTTAAAAGACTAAATAACAATATACAATAATAATGTAGTAGAGATTAAGTTCTCTACTACATTTTATTTTGAAAGAAAGGAGGAATGTATATGAATTCAGATTTAGTAAATATTTATAATCAAATACTTACTGGAAATCCTATTGTTCCAGATAATATAAGACAAATCATGATAGATAAATCTATGGAATGTATAAATAAACAAAAGATAGAGCAATCGGATTATGATGATATCATGCTTATCATTCAAATATCTAATGCTTTATACAATAATGGAGCTAATATCACATTACCATTAGATGATCCTATTTATGATGCATTGATAGTACTTTGCAAAGTACAAGGACTTCAATATCCTGTAGGAGCCCCTCCTATAGTATTTAATGTAGAACCAGTTGCTAAACAGAATTATGATCTTTTAGAAACTGGAGATAAAGGTCCTAAAGAAGTAGTAAGGGTTATACCAAACAAAGATAAGATGATGTATTTCCATCCTCTTACCAGAAACTATACACTTCCAATAGAAGAGGACTTTATAGTCTATCATGACAATACTTTGGTTAAAAAGAAGTCTAGAAATGTTTCTAGCAATTACAATATGTGCGGTACTCTTGATAAATGTAAATATACCCTTAAAGCCGATGCATTGACTGATGGAGTTCTAGATGATAGAACTGTTCAAATATTTGAAAGAGATTTCCTAGGAGCTCATGTAGAACAAGGAATTATCAATCCAGGTCATATTAAACTCATAGCATCTCTTAAATATGATGGCGTATCTGTAGAAGAAGAGGTTGCTGGTCATAAGATAACATTTGCATGTACTAGAGGAGATACTTCTAATAATGAAGCATCTGATCTAACTCCAATTTTAGGAGGAATGGAATTTCCTAGAGCTAAAGGTATAGTAGATGAATCAGAAATATTCGGTATTAAATTTGAATATATTGTTACAGAGAATAATCTAAAACGTATTGCTCAAGACTTTGGGAAAACATATGCAAATCCTAGAAACGGGGTAATAGGTTTACTAGGCGGACTAGATGCTAGAATGTATAGAGACTATCTAACTCCTATCCCATTAGAATCTTCTTTGAATATAGATAGATTGGCTGAATTGGATTTCTTAAATAAATTCTATACTAAGAATATCTCTATGCGTCATGAAGTAATAGAAGGGGATTATACCCAGGTATTATTCATGGTTAGTCAATTTGTAAAGAACGCAAATGAACTAAGAGACTATATGGGTTTCCAATATGATGGTGTAGTTATAGAATATGCAGATGAATCTATTCGCCAAAGATTAGGAAAAAGAGGAGCAGTTCCTAGATATGCAATAGCTATCAAATTTAATCCATTAAGAAGAGTATCAACATTTACCCATTATACCTATTCCGTAGGTCAAGATGGCAGAGTAGTTCCAATGGCTCACTTTAGACCAGTGGAATTCTTTGGTGCTATTCATGATAAGACTACAGCTCATTCATTAAAGAGATTCTTAGATCTTGGATTAAGATGTGGTGATAAGGTAAATCTTACTTTAGTAAATGATGTAATTGTATATATTACAAAAGCTGATGATAGAGCAAACGATACAAATCCTAATCCATTAGAAGAATTCCCAACAAAGTGTCCTTGTTGTGGATCTGATCTTATAATCACAGATTCTGGTAATAGCGCTATTTGTCCTAACTTCTTCTGTCCTGAAAAAGTTATAGGAAGATTAACCAATCTATTTAAGAAACTCAATATAAAAGACTTCTCTAGTGAATCTATTAGAGCATTAGGAGTTAAATGGCTAAGAGAACTATATCAACTTCCTAAAGAAGTAGTTATAGAAAAACTTGGAGAAGCTAATGGTATTAAATTCTTACAAAGATTAGAAGATATGAGAACAACCAAGTTCCCAGATTATAGAATCCTAGGATCTATTGGATTTACTTCTATAGCATCTGAAACTTGGAAGATTATATTGAAGAATGTAACTTTAGAAGAGTTATTGTTGAATACTGATAAAGTTCTAAATAATATATCTGCTGCTAAAGGCATTGGTACTAAAACAGTAGAAACTATTAGAAATGAAATAGAATTATTTAGACCAGATATAGAGTTCATTTTCAATAACTTCAATATCGAACGTACTGTGGTTGGTGAAGAAGATAATAAAGCACAAGTAAGATTCTCTGGATTAAGAGATCATGGTTTGGCTAATAGATTTAATGAAGCTGGTTTTGATGCTAGAGAAGATGCTGGTGTTACTGGAGCTACCGCTATATTAGTAGTACCATATATCGGATTTGAATCTGGTAATGTTACTAAAGCATTTAAAGCTAAAGAAAAGAACTATAAGAAATCTTCTGGTCTTACTATTGAAGGTGGTATTAATTATACAAATCTTCAAAGCTTTAAAAATTACTATCCATTTATTATGACACCTGATGAAGCAGATCAGTTTCTTAAGGTTAATTATGGAAAGTAATTAAAATTGATATAGTGTATGACTAATTCGTAACCTTTAAATTGGTTATACACTATAATTCTGATATCATCCCGACGGGGTTGATTATATAAAAGATCTTTTATTATAATTTTTAGGAGGACTCTTAAATGAAGAACTATCTTGAATCCAGCATCCCAATGCAAATTATGAAAACTTTCACTTCCCGTGATTATGGCTGGAATGACTTCGTATCCGAAGCTTGTATCAAAACACTATTTGAAGGCGCTGCTATCTTCTTGGGTAAAAACAAATCTAAAGATACTCCAGTAGCTTTAGTATTCAAAGATGCAAATGATAAATTCCATTTCGCAGCATACGTTCAATTCCATAAACAAGAAGAAGAAGGTGCTGATGAAGGTTCTTGGACTTTGAATTATACTTTCAATGAAGAAGATATTGATGCTAAATGGAAAGTATACACATTCCCAGAATCTCAAGCAGCTTATGCAGTAATTGCTGATCATGGTCATGATGAATATGGTTTGGTATTCAAATTCATGCCTAAAGATGATAACGGCAATATCTGTGAAGGCTCTGCTCAAGAATTGTTCTGTACAATCTTAGATGTAATCTTTGATTATATGCGCTCCAACGTATCCATCGATCCTGTATTGGAATTCACTAACTTGTTCACAATGACTGGTGAAATCGCTGGTAACAACGTATACATTGGTATCGAACCATCTGAACACTTGAAACAACATGTAAAAGATGACTCTGGCGTTGCTTCTAACCAAGAATTGCCTGAACGTGCTTAATTCAAATAGATATTATTTGAGAAGAAGAAAAGAAGGAGATTTATTATGAAAGTAACCCATACAGTTCTCCATTTAGAAACAGAACAAGAAAAACAAATGCTAATCAAAGCTGTTGCTAGAGAAATAGTTGACAAAGCAGCTGTAGCATCTGTTGATGATGGTTATGAAGCTGAGTTGAATCAAATTCCTCAATTCACACAACCTACCCCTGTTGTAATTTCTGAAGCTGAATTAGAAGATATTGAGCATATTGAGCCAGAGGTTTGTACTTGTAATCATTATGAAGATGATCAAGAAGAGGAGACTCAAGGACCTATTAGAACTCTTACTTCCTATCTATTCAAACATAAAGACAGTGATAGAGTAACTCCTGTATATGTATCTAGAGTTGAAGAACCTGTCGACGAAGATGTTAGAGAAGCTAAAAGAGAAGCAGCTTTAAAACTATTCAAGTTGCTTGCTCAAACTCCAGGTAGAGAAGAAGATAGAAGAATTTCTAGTAAAGATATGATACCTCTAATTGCAGCTAATAGAATGGCTCAGCCAAGTCTACCAGAAGAAGAAGATACTATTCATACCTTTACTTCTAACAAAGGTCATAGAATCGATATCCCAGAATCTTTAGTTCACTATATTAAGAACGAACACTAATAAATCTACAGAAGATGGTTGAGAGGAATTATCCTCTCAACCTATATCTGTCTATTAAGTTTTTAATATAATTTTTTCAGATGGGATGTTAGTACTATGAAAAAAATGAAGATAGGTAAAAGAATCTTAGACGTAATGGATCAGGATGATTTTATTAGAAGATCTATTTTGAATCCACAAATCTCTAAAGATCTTGCAGAAGATACAGCGGTTGTATCTGGGAATACAGTATATCCTGTAAATACTAAATTTACTAGAGATATGGTTAATGTTTATGACGCTGGTCCTGTTTTAGTATATTCAAATCCAGAAGATGTTAATCATGAAGAATATGATGCTAAGAATATCATTGATTTCGAGAATGTAGAGAATCTTAGAGATGCTATAGAAAAGCAAGCTAAATTAGAACAACAAGAACGTACTATTTTGATCTCTGCAAACAATATCTATACTCCTATTGTTAAAGAAGAAGATACTCCAGAAATGGCTTTATTTAAACAAGCTATTGCTAAGAAGTCTATAGATATTGAAAATTACAAACCTAGATTTGGTTCTGATTATTCTAATGACCTTCGTGGTTTAGCTGGTCATAGTATTACTTTCTTCAAGTTAAAAAGATTCTGCGATATCTTTGATATTAGAGCTTCTGTTACATTTGAAGATAAGAAGAATGCTCCTAATCCAATTGGAGAAAAACTCACAACCTGTATAAATGATACCATTGATTAACAGGAGGAGAAGATGAATCAAAGAGAATTTATCTATAATTATGCAAATAAGTATAGAGAAAAATTCAATACAGAATTATTTGGTAGATCTGATGATTTAATCATCTACTACTTACAGAATATAATCAAGTCTACTGAACGTGAAATGGGTGTTAATGGGTATTTCACTATTAAGGTTCATAACTTCACTGTTGTAGATGATTATAAACAAATTATTGATATCTTACAACAATACCAAGCAAATGCTATCAGTAAATCTTCTAAGATGAAAGCTTCTACAGATAATCGTTATGATTTCATAGATTTAAAAGAGTCTGACTTAAGACTACTAATCGTAACTTACTATATTGAAGCAGCTGATGGTAGAGAAATGTTTGATATTATCATTGCAGTTCCTAAAGTAATAGAAAAGTTCTACTTTAAGATCAATGGTAATGTAAGATCTGCAATGTATCAAATCGTTGATGCATTTACATATAACAATAGAACATCAAACCATAAATATGATATGGTTACAGTAAAATCAGCATTCCAACCAATTCGTGTATACAGACACATGAATGAATTGAGTGATGTAAGAGAGAACAAAGTATATGCTGTAACTTATGATGCAGATATCTTTAAGAAATCCGTTCCTATGGTAAAATATATCTTTGCTGAAATGGGATTGATTAGAGGACTACAATTCTTAGGATTAGATCAATTTGTTAGAATTACAGACACAGATCCAGACGATCCTAACTGGTATACATTCTTACCTAAGAAGACTAGTCAAATCTTTGTAAGCTGTCCTAAGTCTATTTTACATACTAATCCAGCACTACAACATGTAATGGTAGAATTATGCAATGAGTTCCCAAGAAAGTTTGCTACTATTCCATTTATTTTCTCAAGAGAATTCTGGTTAGATTCTTTAGGAAGAAAGTTCAATTTAAGCACACCTAGAAACAAAGGTATCTCTGTATTGACTTCTCTTAAATTAATCTATGATAAAACTACTGTGGAAAAGATTAGACTTCCAGAAGAAGATAAGAATACTATCTTTGCTATCTTAAGATGGGTAATGTATGAATACAATGCTCTATTAGCCAAAGATAATTTAGATATCTCTATTAAGAGATTGAGATGTGAAGAATATATTGCATCTTTATATGCTCCAAGATTATCTAAAGCAATCTATGCCTTATCTGATATGGGCGAAAAGGTAGATATCAAATCTGTTAAGAAACGTCTTAATACGGATCCAATGTTCTTGATTAATGAGATTACAAATTGCAACCTTGTTAACTTTAGAGATATTACAACAGATAATGATTCATACCTTGCTTTGAAGTATACTTATAAAGGACCACAAGGTATTGGTGAGTCTGGTAATAATGCAATTCCAGATGTATATAGATATTGTCATACTTCCAATATTGGTATAGTAGATATGTCTGCCTCTTCTCCTACAGATCCTGGTGCTACTTCAATGATTGTACCATTGATTCATATGCAACCTAATGGTTATTTCAGAGAAGATCCTAAATCTAAGGAGCCTAATACTTGGAGAAAGGGATTGGAAAAACAATACAAAGAATTCAAAAAGGAAAATCCATTAAAAGAAGTTGTAGAATTCAACAAGAAAATTTTCCAAGAACCAGATTATTCAGTTCCAGAATTACAACTTAAGGATTTCCATAAATAATATATTTCGAGGATAGCGCTAGTCGTTATCCTCGATATTTTTTTACTAATAAAAATGACACTATGAGTAAGCACTAAAATAAGGAGGATAAGAAAATGCTTCTTACAAAATCCGATATACCTTCAATTAGTCCAGTTTCTGCTAGACCAATTCCAGCTCCAAATAGAATCCCTATTGAAGAAACTGAAAATGTAATTATAGATAAAATTACTATTTTCTTAGGTGGAACATGTAATGGGTCTAATTGGAGAGATAAACTTATCCCTATGCTAAGCAGTAAATTCAAACCATTCAATCCAGTTGTAGAAGACTGGAATGAAGAAGCCCAACAAGAAGAAATCTATCATAGAAATAATGATGATTTTGTTTTATATTGTATCACTCCTATGATGACTGGTTTTTATTCTATTGCTGAAATGATTGATGATATGAATAAACGTCCTCTTAAGACAATCGTATGCTTCTTATATGAGGATGGAAATGGTAGACATGAATTTACTATTCCACAAATAAAATCAGTAGATGCCGTTTTAAAAATGCTTAAAGATAATCACATTCCAGCATTTACATCTTTAGAAGATTTGGCAAATTATTTAAATATTATTGTAACTGAAGGGAGGACTAATTATAATGGCTGATGAAAGTTATTATATGAGATATTGGGTTTATTCCAGAGCTCAATTAGAACAACAGATGAAAATTCATAATGTAAGAAATGTATCTGATCTTAGATTGAAAAAGATTGTAGTAAATGGAGTTGCTAAACCATTTACTTGTGAATTGAAATCTATGAAAGATTCTAAGTTCTCTGATTCAATTTTAGTTGCTAAAGGTGACAAACGTATAATGCAGATTATACAATAAATAGAATTGGAGAAATGATAATATGAAAGAAGTAGTAACAACTAATGAGTTTGGAATATGCCCTAGATGCGGTAGAAATTTGGTAATGCTTCAATCAGAATACCGCTTATATGGGCTAACTGAGATAGGTACTTATCCTAATAAGCTTCTTAAATCACAAGAGGATATACAGTATGCTTGTTCGTGTGGATATCGCTCTGTAAGAAAGAGAACTATGGATGGGATATATCCATCTAATTATTATAAGATTGCTGAAGAAGAAGAAAGAATGGCTAAGGGTAAAGATGACATTAAGGTACTCGGATATATTGACGAGGATTAGTGTTATTTTTATGAAAGGAATATTATGGTAAAATTTTTAATTTTTCTTCCATTACAAATCCTTAGCATGATCTTATGTTATCTTACAAATTGGATTGTAGTCTTATTTGCAGATGAAGATGGTGAACTAAAAGGTTTATGGCACCTATGGCAAACTTGGGATGATAGTGTTGATAATAAATACTTCGTCCTAAATCAAATTCCCAAAATCTTTAGATATGACTTTGATAAGTATAATAAAGAATACAAGGGTGGAGAAGATAAGTATGGTAGAAGAAGATATTATGTGAAGAATCTTAAACCATTACCACTTAAAGATCGTATCAAAAGATATTTCTGCCGTGTAGGTTGGTTAAATAGAAATTGTGGATATGGATTTGCATTCTATTTACTTGGTACTTGGGTAGATAATAGAAAGATGATCTATAATGACTCTACTAAGTATAAAGAATATAGTGGTCATGAAAAGGGATGGAGATGGTTATTTGATAAACCATTTGTATGGAAATCAGATAGACCTATTACAAAACATCTTCAATTAAATTGTTTTATTGGGTGGAAAGCTTCTAGAGAAATCCAAGGAAGACATAGAGCAATGATTGCAAATCGAATTGCTGTAAGAATCAGAAAGAACAAATAGCCGTACAGTTATATACTATAATAGTGAGTAGATCATAGCGATCTACTCACATTCTTTTGTTTAAATTAAAGGAGATTTATTATGAAAAAGATAATTGATGGAACGACTTTAATAGAGTCAGTAAATGCCATGCAGACACATGCAATAGGCTGTATGATTTCTGCGATTATACGTTCTGTAACTGATAAAGAATATGTAAATCCAGAATTGAAAAATGTAATTTCTGAAATGGAAGAATTTGCAGACGATCTTTTTAAATACATTGTAAAATTAAATAATAGATTCAATGATTCATTCTCAGATCCTGAAAAAGGAATTGTTATTATGAAGGAATCTATTTCTCAATTTGTATTTTTAGAAGATAAGGGATTTAGATTTGGAAGAAGTGAGAATGGAGATAGATTTTTATTAATCCCACTATGGTTACTATACTTCTTACCAGATGAATATTCTTTATTAAGATTTGGAGTGACTTTCACTAATGAAACTTATGATATGATTGGTGATAAAAATAAACATGGAATAATTATTGATTCTTATGAGGATATCGAAAGAAAAGATATAGACATCGAATCATTTTATGTAGCACTTCCAAATTACGGTATATTCTTAGGTAAAGCTTAAAAAGGAGATATAATTATGCATCAATTTATTAAATCAACAGATCCATTTTCCTTTGCAAATATATTTATAACAGAATTGAACCGTATCAATTCTATAAACAATATTCAAAAACATTCTGCTATTAGAGAATCTATTCTTACTATTATAGAATCAAAATTTGGTAATAAGATTATTAATAGAGAAGAATGTCTTATGAGGCAAGATAAATTAGATTATAATGAGTTTAATTTCAAGAACTCTAAAGATGAGTTTAATCAGCTTAATGTAGAAGCTACAAGATATTACTTTGTATCTGGGATAGAGTTTGAAAAAGAACATTTGGTATATAACCCATTTATATCTTTCTCAGATTATTCTCCAGCAGATAATACAGTTATTGTATTAGAAGATGAATTCAATAAACTTATCAAGCATCTAGCTATAGCTTTTGATAAAGATGGAAAACCTTTAAGAGTTAAATTTAAAGAACTCCCTTATATCAAACAACTTAGTGAGTTCTGGAGAAATACGACTCCTATGTTTTCAATAATAGAGGACTTCTATAGAGATAATAAGAACCAGATCCATATGGGTCATCTTATCAAATGTGCTGCATTGTTTAAATATATAGAATATATTTATAATGGTGCTATTGATTTAGATGATATTCTTTTACCATTACTATTTACTATGGAATGCACTTATGTACCATTTATGGATGAGTATATATCAGATGAAGATTGTGAAAATAGAGAATGGATATCCAAGCTTAAATCGGATGAAGAGATTCCAGAAGATAAAGAATGTGATAATTATCTCTACAGAAATTGTATGGAAACAGAGACTCCAATTTTAAAGAAAAGAGAAGTCCAACATATTAAAAACATGGCAAAGAGTATTAAAGATATCATGAACTTTACTTCTGATACTAATATTAATAATTGGAATACTAACGTTCCTAATATTGTTAAAATTGCAGCTATCGTTAAGAACTTTGAAAACGAATGGCTCAAAGAAGACAAAGAGGTAGAGGCTTAATGCCTCTATCTTTTTTATTCATTAGGAAGACTAAGACTTCTAATTAACCATGTTTGAAAGGAAAAGATATTTTATGAGTTTTTATGATATCACATCTAATGTGTTAATATATAATGCTGTATTTTCTATGATAGCATCTATATTCATAGTATTATTATATAAATTTAAAGGTACTAGAATAAAGAATAGTTTATATAAGATGGTAGCTCTGGCATTTATATTATTTATGATATTAACCTTCTTCTATCTATTTATGATGGGATTCTTATATATTATCTCTAATCTATTTTTATTCTAAAAGAGAAGGTGATGATATTGTCTGTTGCTGGTCAGAATGCAGACACGTTTTTGCTAACACCGAATGTCCTTAATTCTTCTAGTCCTAGTGGAAATCCCATATATACATCCGATGTTATAGGTTGGACATGTCTTTTGCTAATATGCTATGCTTTAATAAAAATTAGTTTATATCTATACAGGTTTGTATATTATTCCGAAGAAAGTGATAAATTCTTGAAAGGTATAATAATAAGTATTTTTATTACTACCTTTGCAGCTATAGTCTTTTTATTAAAACTAACAATTGGGTTTCTAGAATAGGAGTGTATATATGAGATTATTACGTCTTAGGTTGGAAAACTATATAGGTATATATAATGGTATGGGATTGAATCATATAGAAATAGACTTTTCTAAATGCATTCATAAAGTACTAATAATCAAAGGGGATAATGGCACTGGCAAGTCAACTATATTTAAAGCCTTGACTCCATTAGCCGATTCTTCTATAAACTTTATACCTGATAAAACAGCTATCAAAGAAATAGCTTATGAAACAGATTTTCAAACGATATTAAATATAAAGTATGAGTCTATTGTAAAAGATGGTATTCGCCGTCCAACTAAATGCTATCTTAACAGACTAAATCCTGATGGGAGTATTGAGAATTTAAATCCGTCTAATAATATAACTACTGCTAAAGAAGTTATATATGATATATTAGGGATAGATGATAACTTTATTACATTATCTCAACTATCAGCAAATAAAAAGGGTTTAGGAGGTTTAAAACCATCCGAGAGAAAGAGATATGTAAATTCTATTATATCGTCTCTAGCTGTATTTAATAATATTCATAAGATGATTAGTACCAAATCTACAGTGCTTAAATCTATTATAGATTCTTATGTAACTAAACTAAATCAAATTGGGAATGTTGCTATAGTAGAAGATGCTATTAAAAAAGACACATTAGCTCTTAAGGAATTAGATAATAAGAAAAATGGTCTTATTAGTGAAATAGCGACTATAAAGGCAGAGTTATCTAGATTAGATACTAGTGGGAACTTCCTTAATGATTATAAAGATCTTTCCATGAGAAAAATTATCTTAGAGAAAGAAATAAGAGAGCTTCCAGATATAGAAGAATATTCTGAAGAGAAACTAATTCAATATGAGAAAGATATGGCTAGATATGAGGCTAATGAAGAAATGCTTTCATCTAGAGCTAAAGAAATTCTAGATAATGAATTAGAGCTTTCTAATAATATTACAGAGCTACAGGTTAAATTAGATTCTTTGTATGATAAAGATCGTATGGATGATCTTAACTCTAAGATAGAATCCACTAAGAAAGAATTAGAATCTTATAAACCATTCTTTTCTTTATTTGAAACTTATAAGAATATTTCTGAACAAGATTACGAAACAGTAAAACTTGTAATAGAAAAATTTAATTCTACAGTAGAGACTATTTTCCAAACTTATTCTGAAACAGTAAGAAAAGAATCTATGAATTCTTTAAGAACTGGTAAGAATGAAGTTATTTTAGATCATACTGAAATATTATCTGGATTAGAAAAGCAATTAGAGGATCTTAGAGCAGAAAAACGTGATGTAGAATTCTTAAACAATAGATCCAAGGATTATAACAAAATACCAGATGATTGTAATCATAAATCTGATTGTCCTTTTATTAAGGATATAGTAGAAGCCAAAAATCTTCTTAAAAGTAGACAGTCTTTATATTCTTTATCTACCAAGATAAATTCTACATTAGATGCTATCGAATCTGCAAAGAATTTAGCAGAAGAGAATATGATGAAGACTCAGTGTCTTTATGAAATGAAATCTATATTAGAATATATTCAATCAATGTCTAAGATTATCAGGAAATTCCCTGGAACTGAATCTTTGGATTCTATTAATACCTTATATCATAATATAGAATATGGGATAAGATTGAATTTCGAATCTGTAGATAAATATCAAGAGTTTAAAAATATCTCTACTATTGTATCGGCATTAGAAGATGATCTTCATTCTTATGAAAGTGCTAAAGAAAAATTAATTTCTGCAAATGCTGAAATAAGAATTTTACAAGAAAAAATAGATACTGATTTAAAGAATTTATCTACTATCCGTGATTCTAAAGTAAGCGTACTCGCTGAAATTGAGAAGATCAGAAGTTCTAAATTAGAGATTAAATCTGTCCTAGACAGTATCCGATATGCTAAGATAAATAAAGAGAAATTTGAAGAAGTTTCTGAAGAATTACAATCTATAACTTCTAAGATAGATTCTATGGAAAAAGATACAGTTGCTATTAAAGAATTAACTGATAGGTTAAATAGAAGAGGTGCTGAATTGTCTGCTTTGCAAAATACAGATCTCCCAGCATTAACTAAAGCTATCGAAGAGAATAAGTATCGTATTGTATTATTTGAGCAATATACAAGAGACTCCCAAGAGTATGGAGCTAAGTATAATGAGATTCAGATGATCAAGAAATATACTTCTATTCATGGTATTCAAACAGTATACATGTCTGTATTCATGAATAGTATACTTAATATGACTAATGCTTTACTAACTCTATTATTTAGAGGAAGATTCACTTTACAACCTTTCATTATCAATGAGAATGAATTTAATATTCCATGTGCTGATAGTGAAGGTAGAGTAAGGGAAGATATCTCATTAATGAGTGATAGTCAATTGTCTATGATCTCTATGCTTATATCTTTCGTATTATTAAGAAACTCTTCCAATAAATATAATATCATTAAACTAGATGAAGTTGATGATAATTTAGATAATATGAATCGTATCCAATTCTCTATTCTCATAGAGCAGATCATGATCGATTTAGGATTTGATCAATGTCTTATTATCTCTCATAATAATGAACTAGACCTATCCAATACTGATATAGTAATTTTAAAAATGGAATCTCAAGAGATGATTGATTCCTTATATAATTCTGGCGGGAATATTGTGTTCTCTTATAATGAGTATAAAAGATAGAGACTTCTCAAACTCTATCTCTATCTTTTATATATTCGGGGTATTAAAATGATTACAAACAAAAACTCTCAACCTGAAGAGATTGATGAATTAGAGATCATCGAATCTATAGAAAAAATAAATCAAGTAGAATTTAAAATGAATTCTTTTGAAAGAAAACTAGATGAATTTGAAAAAGTAATAAATGGGTTCAGTTCCTCTACCAATAATGCTGTTAATATTTTTAAACAGTCTGACTCTCTCACTAATAATGAATTACTTAAGATTAAAAATATCACTGATGAATTGGAAGAAAATATGCAAAAATTAGATTCCGATTATTCTAATTTAAAATATTTTGCTATATTCTCTGGCATCATAGGTACTATGTTTATGATAATATCGGTTGTTCTAATATTCCATATAATAAATAATAGCTGATATAGAGGTATGAAAGAATGGGATTATTTACTAATGAAGATATTGATGATTTGGAGAAAGAAGAAATCATCGATCAGCCAAAAATAAAAAATGCAGAAAGTATTGAAACTTTCTTTAAAGAAATAAATACCGGATTTGGTGGATATAACGCAAAATATATAGACGTTTTATACTTTGCCGATCCTCCTACATATAGAAGAATAGCCAGAAATTTTAATGGTGATTATAATATGACTGAAGAGTCGTCTCCAAAGACTGTTGAAGATTATTCTAAAGCTAGTCATATACCAGATAACCTTATATTTGATAATGCTTTTAGGGTTATTAATGGTCATATAAAACAAGAAGATGTTCCGCTCTTTATTCCTAGAATATATTGTGTTCCATATGATAAGGATTATTTCTCCAAAGAAGATCCTATTGGAATTCTATATGAACCAACTAGATTTACTGAAGTAATAAGAATAGATCCTCTTAGTAATCACGATGTAGATAATGTATATAAGATAGAAACTAAGAAGGTTAGAAATTCTGAATATGTAGAATACATAAGATATATTAGAGATTCTGTAGCAGATACTGATCTTGCAGGATTTGATACTGTTGAAATAAACAATAATAAAAAACTTGTCGATGGTTATGATAATGATAACTTTGTTATTATAGCAGATACTTGCAAAACTAGTTTAGTATCTCGTAATACTAAAAATACTATTTATTCTATAATGGATAAAATACGAAATAGTATTGCTAACAATATCTTAGCATCTGAATTATTAGCCAGAGTATTTTTAAAAAATACCTATATTTTATCTAGAGGCGAACTATATTCTCCTCCAGAATGTTATCCTAAAGAAGAGGTATCTATTTATGATATCCAGTATAGCATAGGATTAGATCATGGTGAAAGAACTTTATATCTTATAGAAGTTGGTTCTAAAATAAAAGAATATAATTCTAATTCATATATAGACGAATCTAATAATAACCCATATAATATCAGATGTGTTGATAAGATTAATAGTATAAAAGAGACATTAATTATTGCGATACTTGCTATTACTACAATAGCAATACTAATCTATTCATTCTTAACTAAATAAATTATAAAATGATAGAGGAATACCATAATGGTATTCCTCTTATTTTTTTTTTATTTATTTTTGTTTTTTGGATTTTCATATTCCGAAGGTTTGATAGATTTGAACCCAGGGATTACTGTTGCATCATATTTATTTTCGCTTTTAGCAGTAATAACTTTTGCAGAATCTATACCTTTACTATCAAATATGAAGAATACTATTGCAAATTTATCTCCATAATTTAGGATCTTATAAGCAGTAGCTGTACCAAGAGAAACTTCATTTGCTTTATGCTTTATAAGCATAGCAGATTGATCTTCTACTTTAGCATTAGACCCATAATAATCATTAAAGATATCATTGGATTTATAGCCCTTAGTTTTACCAAACATAGCCACATTTGGAATATCTTTGATCATTTGACGTAATTTAGATTCTACTGCAGGAGTAATTCTATAATATTTGCGGAAATACTCTTGATCATGTTTATCTCTAATACCATTAGGAATTAGTCTAGGATCGATAGAGCTTATCCATTTCTTTGTTCCAAGAGTATGATCACCCATGAGAAAGTTTCCTATAGCATTATGAGCAACAGTTTCAATACTTTCGTTTAATTTAAATAGTGGCATAATTATTTAATATCCTTTATTTAATTACTAGACGACCATTTTTATCTGTCATCATTTTATCAAATTCTTCTTTAGTTTCTTTTCCAGTAAAAACATAATCGTTTGTTTTGCCCTTTCCATTAGTTTTGGCTTTTTCAATCATGCCTTTAGTAGATTTAAGACCCTTAGCTGTATGATCTCTAGCAACTCTAGTAAATCCTAAATGAATATCTAGATTTTTGATCTTTCTATCATGAGCTTTAAGTTTTTCTTCACGTTTGAAGAATTTATTACCAACCCATCTTGTTGCTTGAAGTAATTTTTCATTAATCCATTTAACAATACGAGTTAATACAGATAGGATTTTTTTTTATAATACCTTTAGATTTATTATCATCAGTAAGCTTATACTTTTCTTCAAAGCGTTCAATAGCAGCTTTAAAAGATTCTAGTTTACGTTCTAACCAAGATTTAGGCTTTTCATCAATAAGTTTTTTCATTTGAGCTTCTTTTTCAGTAAGTTGTTTATTATATTTTTCCAACTGTTCTTCTTGCTCTTTTTGTTGCTTATTTAGAGAATCTAAATCTCTTTCTACAACTTTAAGTTCTTCGTATAAAACAAATGTTTCAAATGATTCTAACAGAGCTTCTGCAGAAGATGTGCTATAATCTTCATTTAATCTATATAATGCCATATTCGTAAATCCTTTCAATAATTTATTATACCATATGGGAATATTCCCATATGGTATTTTATTTTTAGTTATTATTTTTCATCGTCGTAATATGCTCTTTCACGACCCCAAGCTTTATTACGACGTTCTTTTAAATCTTTAAGTTCGCCTCTTAATGCGGACTCTTTACCAGCAGCGTTTTTCTCACGTCTGTTTTTGAATAGTTTGCTATCTACAAAGCGAGTAGCTTTGATCAATTTATCATTAATCCATTTAACAATACGAGTTAAAACGGATAAGATTTTTTTGATAATAGTTTTGGATTTATTATCTTTAGTAAGTTTGTGTTTTCTTTCAAAACGTTCAATAGCTGCTTTGAAAGAAGTTAATTTACGTTCTAACCAAGATTTAGATTTATTTTCAATAACTTTTTTCAAATCTTGTTCTTTTTCAATAATTTTATTATGAAGATCTTCATATTTTTCTTCTTCAGCAGTAGCGTCTTCTAACATCAAAGAACCAGATGTTACTAATTCTAATTGTTCTAAAAGATTCTCTGCAGAAACTAAAGAGCCGCTTTCGTTTAATTGGAATAATGCCATTTTTATATTCTCCTTTTATAGAATACTAAAATATTTTAAGTTATTTTCAAAAACCTATATGAGATTATTTGATCAGATTAATTAAGTGTAAAGGTATTATTTAGATAATTTAAGGTTATTATTGATCTTTTCTAGAAGCGAATCTTTTTTAGTTTTAGAAGATTCAGCATTCTTTTTAAGGTTTTCAATAATCTTCTTATTACTATTTACCAGACTCATGAATTTTTCACGGATATCTTTCTTAGGTTGGACGCTTGTAATAAATTCATCCCATGCTAATACATATAGTCTGAAAGAAGAACTTGTTAGATTGATTTCTTTTTTAAGAAGCTTATCAACCTTTTCCGTTTCTTTTTTGATATCTCTAATATCTTTTTCTATAATAGCTCTAGTTTTAGGAGAGATATCAGGACGTTTTAATTCCTCTTCCAAGATATCTATTTGTGTCATGATTCTAGATGCATCTGTAGGATGTGGTTCGCCAGTAATAATAGTTCCAAAGAAAGAACCCATTATATATTCAAGAGCAAACAATTGTCCTACTAAAGGAATTTTGTCCGCTAAACCATTGATACCATATCCAAGCGTTTCTGTTTTCATGAGTTTTATAGCAGTAACAAACTCTACACCATATCCATTCATTGCTACAAATTTATCAGCAAAAGATTCATCCATGTAACCCATATAATTCATGACATGATTAACAGCAACTTGTTTTTTATTATCAGCAATATATTTTACATATGCTTTGCTATTATCCTTTATATATTCTAGAAGCTTATTGTGGAATATCATTTTTATACTATCAACTATTTTTTTCGCACCTTCAGGAACTGATTTCATGTCATTTTTTACAGCCATAATTGATGCAAATGCATCGAAACCTGTGTATATAGGTTTATATAATTGATTTCTTTTTGTTAAATTAGTCGCCCTTTTACCAAAATCTGTAGTATTAAGTAGATGACTAAGCAATGCACCAAACTTTTCGAAATTTGATTTGTCATCCATACCAAAATATACATCTAGTTTTGTAAATAGAGATAGTATCATTGCAGTAGTTCCATACAAAGACCTTCCTGCATTATATTGTGCTAAGAAACTGATCGCCATCTGAGAAAAGTTATGACCAATTTCATGTAAAATAATAGCTAAAACTTGACCAGAAGACATTTTAGAATTAAATAAAAGCCCATCAGAAATAAATGATATACCATTAATCTTTGCAGATTCTTTATATCTTAATCCACTACTATCTAAAACATCATCAAAACTAGCAAGTCTGGTCATATCTAAAGAAACTGGATATGTGAAAGCATTAATTTGAGACATTCTAAGTATATTTACAGAAAAGGTTTCAAATCCAAACTGCTTTTCAAGACATCTCTCAAATTCTTTCCAGTCTTTATCAGTATATAATTCTTTAACGACAGAAGCTAGTCTTTGGCTATTGATTTTTAGCAAACCAATCATGCCTTTAGTGTCATCTACTAGATAAGGTTTCCTAATCTTATCTAGCAGCTCTTCGGCCTTTTTGAGATATTTAGATTTGGGGACATAAGCTTCGCTTAATATTCCTCCCTCTTGAAAATCTCGAATCGTATATAATCCCATATTTTTTATCCTTTGCAAAGTTAAAAATATTTAAATAAAAATATGACTTATATAAGTGTCATTCTTTATCATTTTATCTTTATATCAAATAAGTCACTAATCCTAGACATTGTGATAATATCAGGAGGTGATATACTAAAATGCGAGGTTATAATGAGCTCGAATTGCCTAATGCTAAGAAGACGATAGTCTTAGACCATCTTCCTTCTTTTGATATAGCAGATTATGATTTTACTAATGAAAAAGATCTAATGAAGTATTTTAAAAATATTGAACGTATTTGCCGATCTTCTAGATCTTATAAAAAATATATTGAATACTTAAGAAACTGTGTTGATATGACTAGTTGTTCTTTCTATAAGAACGTAAACAATATCGATACTTATTCTATTAAGATTCATATACATCATTCTCCATTAACATTATTTGATTTGGTAACAACAATCTATGCCAAGAGAGTTGCTTGTCAAGAAAATATTTCCGAGAATGCTGTAGCTAAAGAAGTCATGTTTAATCATTATAGATTAAACGTTGGATTAATACCATTATCAGAAACTGTTCATGAGTTAGTTCATAATGGGTACCTATTCATCCCAACGAATTATGTATATGGAGATTATAAAACCTTTGTACAAATTTATGGGAAATATATGGATCCACAACTGAAAGCTACTTTAGAATATTCTGAAGCTATATCTAGAACTTATGATTATAATAAAGAAACTCAAGTTCTTGATATGCATATGGTTCATATAGATCCATCTGGATCTTATGATTTCCCTAGTACAGAAGAAGTTATTAATAAACTTCAATCTAGAATTGATGATATAGATAATTCTGCTACTGAAAACCAATACATGATTGCTACTAAAAAAGAAGATTAGGAGGATACTAAACTAATGGGATTACTATTTACAGAAGAAAAACAAACTGTAAACTCTTTTAAACAGTTTAATGAAGAGCTTCAATATATGATTGAAAACGATATGCTAGAACAAGGTCTTGCTAGACTAGTTCTATTTGGAGAAGAATATACTATTGAAGAAGAGTTTCAAGTTTCAAAAGAATTAAGAGCCATAGATGAAGAACGAGCTAATTTAGTTGCACAACAAGTTTTATCTGAAGAAGTAACTGCTCCTATGCCAGATTTAAATAATGTGAAAAGTATGGAACAAGCTACTGCTCGTATCAAAGCTTTAACAAACCAACTCAATCAAAAAATTAAAGAACAACAAAATGCTGTTGCTTCTAAAAAAGGTTGGTTTGCTACTATTATCTTAAATCTAAAACGTGCTATCACTTGGCTAAAAGATAAAATTTCAAGTGGGTTCTTTAAAGCAAAACAAGCTGCTACTGGAGTATTTAGTAAAGATAAAGAAACTTCTTTAGCAAAAAATGAATGGAAAAGAGCTAATAGCCAATATAATACGGCTATTCAAAGAATGTAATTTTATAAAAGATATAAAAGCCTTGTAATGACTATTTATTAATGATTATTCTAATATATTATAGTGGTCATTAAAGGAGAATTATTATATGCTTCTAAAAGAATCTGACCTTTATGGGTCTAATGATTTCGACTTTATTGAATCTCTTGATTCTTTAAGCGAATCTGAAATGATCTATACTGCAAACATGGTTCCTATTAGACATATTGACCGTTTAAATCGTAATCTTATTCAATTAGAAGAGTTCGTGAAATTCGGCACTTCTAATGGTATTACAAACGGTTATAAAGCTATCGGAGCTGTATGTGAAGCTAGTATGATTAGCAACGATTCCAGAATTGGTTTTGTTGTAAATGAAGCTTCTCTTTATGAAGATGATGAATTAGTAGAGATTACTCAATCTATTAAAGAAGCTGGATATAAGGTATACATTACTCCAGTTTCTGAAAACTCTATTTATTATCAACAATTAATGGAAGCTTTTAACAAAGACTTTGAAGCAGAAAGCTTCAAAGATTCTTACCATCTCCAAGCATATTGTGAAGGTACTATTAAAGATAACCTTAATAAAATGAAATATGCTGTTGGTGAGGTTGGTAATAAAGGTGCTAAGAATATTCTTCGTGTGAAGAATCATATTCAAACTGGTGCTGATGCAGTCAAATCTGCCGCTACTACTGCAGGAGATAGCGTAAAAACTTTAGCTAATAAATACTCTGCTGCTAAACAAGCTGTAAGAAACTTTACAGACAAAGCTTCTAAGGCTCCAGAGTCTTTAAAACAAACTGCAAATAATACTTTGCAAAAAGCTAAAGACACTGCTACTACTATTAAAAATAAATTAGTAGCAGCCAAACAAGGATCCTAATTTTTAAATATGGAAGGAGAACATGGCCATGTTTAACTCTGCTATTCAGACTCTTTCTGAAATGGCTATTGCTGATAATGGTACCAAAATTCCTCAAACTACAAAAGTATCTGTAGTTGAAGAAGTTAAATCTTTATTAGATGGCTTAGCTACCATTCCAGTTAGTGAATGCAAATTTACTGCTGAAATGGTTCCAGTTCGCGAATCTAAAAGATTTGGTAAATACTTAATTGAAATGGAAGACCTTTCTCGTTATATGATTACAAATGGTCTTTCTTCTGTAACTGAAGCTATTGGTTCTATCTTAGAATGCAATGGTCTTAAAGGTCAATATCATAATACTGCATTAATCATCGATGAAGCTTCTATTCTTGATGAAATGAGCACTCTTGGTATTGGTACTGACGATAACTTGAATAAATGGCATGATGCTGGTTTAGGTAAAGGCTTATGGGGCGATCAAGCAAATGTAATGACTTATCGCAAATTTGCTAATACTAAACAAATGATGGATACATTCACTGGTAAATATGGTATTCAACTTATTAAGAAGAACTACAATGTTGGTTTAGCAGAAGCTGCTGAACAAGAAGACGTTCAACTTAAAGTAGAACCTACAGATCAAGTTATTCATGAAAAACCAGTTGAAGCTAAAAAGCTCTCCAAAGCTGATAAAAAATTCATTGCTGATGATATCGAATCTGAAGAATTAGGTGACGAATTGGACAGCATGATGGGCTTTGGCGATGTTGAAAATGATGATTCTGATAGCGATCTAGAAGAATTCCAAGAATCTGTAGATCCTCATCAAAAACATCTTCAATATTTAAGAGACATTGCGTCTGGTAAATATGATAAAGATTTAATGTAATTCAATTACTAATTTTACTTGGAGGTAAAATACTATGGCATTGTTCCGTATTAATGAAGAAGCATCTGAAGATCAAGCAAAAGGTAATATTGGTTTAGATAATGATGCTAAAAAAGGTTTATATCTAGCTGACGAATATGATGAAGAAGAAGAAAAAGAATTCATCGGCGCTGGTGATGAAAAAGAAACTAGCAAAGTAAATATTCCTGCAGCATTGGCAGCAAAAACTGCTGGTGGTGTAGCTCATGACGCTACTGAAGATAATGGTGTTAATGGTGTTAGTGAATCTTATTCTAGAAGATCTGCTCGTGCTAGACTCTTTTCTAAATAATAATTAACAAAGCATTGCCTAGAGATTCATTCTCTAGGCAGTTGTTTTCTAAATTGGAGGATATTGATATGATTTTTTCTAACCATGATAATGGTATTTTAGATGAAGCAACTTCTATTGTTGGTAGTTCTAAAATGCTAATTCATGAAAACACAGAGTATTTTCCAGAATTAGTTATTATTAGAGAAAGCAAAGAGAAGAATTGCAATATCATCAGAATTGAAGATCTAGTAGAGTATGCGACTTCTAATGGTATTACAAATGGTACTCAAGCAATCGTTAATGTTTGTGAAGCTAGCGATGTTAAACCATCTACTATTTCTTTATCTTTAGACGAAGTCAATGCATATGCTGATCAAGAAATGCTTGATACTGCAAAACATTTTAAAGAAGCAGGATTTCAAATTTTCTTAAATCCAATCTCTAAAAATGATCCAGTATATGAATTAACAGAAACTACTTTTGATAAGATTCATGATCTTATGCAACGTGGTGATGATATTAGTTCTGATGAGTTATTAGATGCTTATCTTAATGATGACTTCGAAACATTGAAAGAACAAACAGATATCAATCCACAAAATAAGATTCTTCAAAAACTCAAAAGAGTTCCACAAGAAGTATCTTCTAATATCAATGATAAAGAATATCTTGGTAAGAAAATGGCTTCTATGAGAAATCTTTATTATTCTTTAAGAAATAAAGCAAATGGAGATTCTCCTACAAACATGGATACTTCTACTGTAAAGGCATTAATGAATAAAACTCAACAAGCTATTGGGTTTGTAAGAGCTAAATTGAAATAATAATAACTAATTTTGAAAGTTATAATAATTACATTATAATAAATCTTTGGAGATATAGATTTTTCATCGGATTTTATATCTCTAAGCAATGAAAATAATTTATAAATTATTCCAAATTCAAATCATTATGATCATAATGGAGGTATTTACCTATGTTAATCACTGAATCTCAGTTGAACCGTACTGCTGGCTTCAAAGGTATTCTTGACGAAGCTGTGTACTTGAGCGAATCCGAAGCTGCTCTTAACCCTATTGCAATTCCAGTAGTTGAAAATACTCGTATTGGTGCTGCAGTAGTTAACTTCTCCGATGTTGAACGTTTGGCAGAAGAATCCTGTATGGATTACTTCGAAGCTGTTGATGCTATTGCTGAAGCTAACCAAATCTCTGTTGACTCCATCGCAGTTGCTATTGATGAAGCTCGCATTATCATGAACCCTGAATTAGTTAACGAATGCCATAACGTAGTTGTTCGTCCTATTAGCGAAAACTCCGATGCATACATTTTCGTTGACATGATGCTTGAAGCATTCGAAAACACTGGCGACGTTACTTTCATGAACATGATTGTTAACGAAAACGAAGGTGGCACTACTGATCAACAAGCTAAAGAAGTAGAACAAGCTACTGATAATAAAGGTGCTGACGCTGCTAAAGGTGAAAAAGAAGTAGGCAAAATCCGTCAATGGTTAGAAAAAATCAAAGAATATGCTTACAACAAACCAAAAGAATGGATTGCTAATAAAATTGCTGCTCTTAACGCTAAAGCTGAAGACTACAAAAAGAAAACAGCTGAAATGGGTGACAAAGCTCCTTGGTACCGCAAAATTTTCGATATGATCGCAAAAGCTGTTGCTTACTTGACTTCCAAAATGACTAGCGACACACGCCGCGCAGATGCTGCTACTGCATTAGCTGACAAAAACGCTAAAGCTGCAGCTGAAAAGAAATAAGAATCGAAGATAAATATAGAGATATAATTATTTTTAGATAATCAATTGACCTAGGGGCTTAATTGCTCCTAGGTCTTTTTTGTGTTTCAAATACCTATGACACTTTAGTAATCTATTCATAAAATGTAATGAGGTATTTATAATATGGGATATTTTAAATCTTATAGTTTGATAACAGAAGATACTAAATCATTTTCTTCACTAGATATCTATATCAAAATAATTAAAGATATAGCTATATCTACAATTATAGGACAAGCTGTCAAGATATTTGTAGAAAATAGAGTAAATGATGACTTTGCTATTAAACTTGAATCATATAAATCTAATAAAAAATTTTACGAATATCTATCCAAAGAGATATCCAATATATACAAAAAGAATCCAGAATATAGACGGATGAGTTATGAAGAATATCTAAAGACTCCTATGTCTAAAAAGATGAAGGCGTTCTATAATAAGAAAGATTTTAAAACTATAGCTAAAAATACAAAAGATGCTCTAGCTGCTGGTATAATAAAATTCTTAACTTCAGCAATGTTTAAATTTCCTGGTGGTAAGGCTATGATAATCCCAATATTCTATGTATTGAATACTAACCATATTGGGCTTGGCAAAAGCTTTATGTATGTGCCAATAGAGATAGAAGGGGCTCTTACTGTATTAGGATTGAATTTTGGTAAGAATGGTAATCTATTCATTAACGAAGTTGAATTATTTAGCTTCGATGAAAAAGATGACGTTGTTAGAATTCCTATAAAACGCCCTCCAGCAAAACTTTATCAACTCACAAAAGAAGAGATGAAAAAAGTAGTCGCTAAAATGGAGAAATATAAGAATAAGAAAACTGATAATCCAGAGCAATTACTGATTGATTATATTAAAGAATTGAGAGATGACTTATGCTAAAAGATGAATTTTTTAATGCCATCTCAGAATCATATGAATTTGATGCTATATTAGAGATGGCACAAGATAATAGAAATATGCTTCTCTGGATGTATGAGAATGGATACATCTCTCAAGAATATTTTGAAGAAGCAGAAAATTCTGGAAATGATCAATGGCGAATAGATAATATTACTGCTATTAAAACTAATCTTAAGAAGTTTAAAGATTATGCTAATGATCAAGGCAAAAAGAATAATGAATGGTTAATCCAAAATAGAGACTATCTTGTGGATTTCCAAAAATATCCAGTAAAGAGTGGTGCAAATATTCAAAATGCTCCATCATATACTACAGCATTTTCTAGAATAAAGAAACCATTAAGTTCTAATATTAGCGGGGTTGATCTTAAAAGAGTTACTATTCTAGATACAAAGAATAATACTTTACAAGGCGATGCTAAGAAAGCTGCTGATTATAAAAATAATTTATGGTTTAAGAAGATGCTAGTAAATGAATATGATGGACAAAGTGACTTTGCTAAATTTGCTAGAGACTTTTATTATGGTATAGATAAAAAAGTCAATATGCAATCTCAAGACATTCAACAATTAATTCCTAAAGCATATAACTTCTGTACAACTTATAATACCCTTATAAAATCTTTTGAAACAGATGTGAATGGTATTATAAACTATATCAATAGAAATCCTATCACTGGTAATCAAGAACCTACTCTATCTCCATCTCAATTAGCAGCTAATAAAACTGCTAATGCCGTAAAGCAATCTAATACTCAAGGCATGGCTTCTACAGCACCATTAAATGCAGATACAGATTATTCATTATTCTATACGAAATATTTTAAAGATCTATTAAATGAAGATGATGCTAATAAGACTTCTACAGCAACTCCTAAGATGACCTTTGATAACAGATCTTCTAATAATAATCAAAATAATTCTAACCAACAAAACACTCCTCAGAATAACCAACAAGCTAAACAAGATCCTGAGGATAGTGAAACAGTTATCTATAATAAGAAGAAACTTATTTGTGATATCTTAAAACAAGCATTAAATGCTAAAATGACAGCAGCTGGAATGTTATATAGAGATTTGTTTTCTTATATGCAAGCTCATGTAAATAGCTATAATAAGAATAAGCAAGCTCCTTCTCAAAATCAAAATAATAATCAAGAGAAAACTAATACAAATCCTAATAAACAACCAGCTCCTAATACTGATGAAAAGGCTGGTGAATAATATGGCTTTATTTATATTAGATGAAGCTAGGGTTATTAAGAATATTGAGGGTATTGTTCGTAAAGTAAAAAGAGTAACATCTGGAGATGCACATCATGCTCCAAATATGAAAAAATACGAAAAGACTTTTCTTGGAGATAGATTCACAGCACAGCCTAAAAAAGCTGGTGACTGGAAGAACAAACAAGATACTGATGGAAATCCTAATAGCTATAAATAGAATATTGCCCATACTCGTAATGAGTATGGGTATAATTTTTGGTTCAATTATATACTATAATAGTGATATAGTGTTTATATAGTTTAGGAGGATTTAGTATGGATATTATTTTATTTCCAGTAGAGACTTTGATGTGGACTTTACCAGCATCTATGGTAGCTGGTTATGGTTATTTTGCAGAAGCTAATAAAGAGTATGTAAATAATGAGCCAGATGATTTTACAGACTACTCAGATCATATTCCTGAGAAAAAAGCAGAGGTCCATTATGATATATCTTATTTTGAAAACAAATTAAAAGAGCAATTAAAAGCCAAAGAAAATAAAGGGGAATAACTCTCCCTTTTATTTTTTTTTCTAAACTCCTTACAAATCTCACTTGACCTTACTATAATAGAAAATAAGTAAAAAGAGAGATGGTGATACATAATGATTATAGATATGCTATTTCTATTTGCAATACATTGCCTAGCCGACTTCCCACTTCAAGGAGAATATTTAGAAAAGAATAAAAGAAAATCTTTATATCTATTAACCTGCCATTGTATTTTGTATGCGTTTATTGTTTGGGTCGGTTTTTGTATTATAACAGGAGCAAGGTTTGCTGATTATTTTAGTAGGGTTATTTTCTTAATAATTCTTATATCTCATATATTAATAGATTTTGGAAAATGCTATGCTATGAACTCTTTGATTATAGAGAGACTAAATGGGATGATTAGCAATGAAAAGTATAGAAGATTAGAAGCTACACTAAATAGATTCGATCAATTATTTCATATTCTCATTCTTTTCCTCATTTACTTTTGCAAGTAATGACCACTTAGTAATTGAATTATGAATATAGGAGGAAAAGATGAAAAGATATCCTTGTCCCTATTGTAGTGAAACTTATCATAGAGATAATTTAGTAAAACATATAGAACGAAAACATGATGATGAAATTCCAGAAGGATATACTGCATATAGATTAGTATATGATATTGTGAATAACAAACATGGTCATGGTAATTGCACTGTATGTGGAAATCCTACTAAATGGAATGAAAAGCGTCAAAAATATGAACGTCTATGTGGTAATCCAAAATGCTATGAGACTGTTAAAAAGACTTATCAAAAACGTATGATGAAAGTATATAATAAAACCCATTTATTAGATGATCCTAAACAACAAGAAAAAATGCTTGCTAATAGACGGATCAGTGGTAAATATAAATGGTCGGATGGTAAAGAATTTACTTATACAGGCAAGTATGAGTTAAATCTTATGAAGTTCTTAGATGAGGTACTAGAGTTTGATTCTTCTGAAGTAATTGCTCCAGGCCCTGTATTAGAATATACCTATGGTGGTAAAACCAGACATTGGATCACAGACTTTTTACTACTTCCTTATAATCTAATCATAGAGGTTAAGGATGGTGGCAAAAATCCTAATACAAGAACTATGACTGAGTATAGAGCTAAACAATTAGCCAAAGAAAAGATGATTACTAATATGGGAGAATACAATTATCTACGTTTAACAGATAATGACTTCTCCCAATTATTTACAATGCTTGCAGAATTGAAAATGCAAGTTGTTGAAGATAAAGTTACTCCAATTTCTAGAATAAACAAATAGGAGTCGATAATGAATATATTTACTAACTCTTTATCTGAATCTAAAGGTAAAGTTTATAATAATTATAGCATAGAAGATTTTGAAACTGAGTTTAATGATAAATTCTATGATGCTGCTATTTCTTCTAGAAAAGAGAAAATTGAGTGGCAAAAAGATCTTATTACTAAATTTCAAAATAAAGCTTCTGATCTAACTTCTTCTTTAATGCAAGAACTAAGTGTGAAAGAAGCTATTAATAAAATTTTTAATTCTTCTAAAACTCTTAATGATTTTAGGACTTATGTTGCTAGCAAGACTATAGATAAGAAAACCCAAATATATTATATTGAGAAGAAAATAAAAAACTATCCAGAATTGGATATGGAAAGATATAATATAGGAGAGCTTAGATATGATATTCCTAAATTAGATCCTAGTATGAAATCAATATTAGATATTTATTTAGATAAAAAGTATTGGTTAGGTGAAGGTTCTATTAGAGCTATTAATTTTAGTAGACAAAAGGAATATGAATCTAAAGAAAAACTCATATCATTTTTTGAAAAAACATCTAAGAAATTTCATGGAACAGATAATTTAAAACCTTCTGAGATTATAAAATTATCAAATTCATATGATGTAGTTGTATGTAAAGACCTAGTACAAATAAAAAAAGATCATGAGGAATGTATAGAGTATATAGGAAGCATTAGGGATAAGGTAAACAAACTTTTTGTTGAATTATTAAATAAAAATTCTTCTGATAAAGTACTACAAAAAAGACTTAGAACAATACATAAAAGATTTATAGAAGATAGTTTATATTATACAAATATAATCAATAATTACAACTACTCTTCTATAAAATTTTATATTAATTATTACAAAGAAACTTCTAGAGTAATCCATAAAATCTTTATGGAAATAGAAGCTTTCAACAAATAGAGGATAACGTATATGGGATTATATATACTTGAATCGGCAAATATAGAAAGAGATTTATTAGAGTCTCTTTCTTTAAATACTGAAGAAAGAGAAGCTCTTCAAGAAGCAATCTTTTTAGAAGCAGAAAGATCAGGCGATGATCTTCTTATCGGAAATACTCCTAAAGAAATAGAACAGGCTGCTGGAGATGCATTTTATAGAAGATTAACAAAAGATAAAGAAAGTATGAAAGCTTTAGATCAGATAATGAGGGATAGAGACGACTATACTAGAGAAAAACTTAGGAGAGAGATAGAGCACGCCCCTAAAACTTGGGTAGCTTCAAAAATTGCTGCTTTCAGAAGTCTTTATACTAAATTAGAAGCTGAACTAGATCAAGAAAAGAGTATGGGAAGGACTAATCTTTTAAGAAAGATTATGAGAATTTGTATTAAAGTTCTTGATTGGTTAGCATTTAGAATGCAAAAATTAGGTAATAAGATTACGATAGGGCCAAAAGGTAATTACGCTGGTGATCATGTTAATAGATATCGTAATAGAGAATATAACGGTAGAGTTAGAGCTATTCAGAAGAAAATCGGAATTGCTGTTAATGATCATATCACTTATCATGACGATTATGACGCATAGCCCTTTTATACTCTGCACATTATAATAATCTTTAAGATTACTTGTTTTATAATATATTATGAAAAGGAATGGTGACCTTAATGCGCGAAGGCAAATTTGTCAAAATCATCGCTCCAGGCGGTGCAACCTTAAATTTTGTTGGTGTCACTGGCACTACAGAAAAAGTATTAATGGAAGTTTCTGCGGTAGCTAGATTATGCGACCGTGGTTGTCAAGTATTCGAAATCAAAGAAGAAGCTGCTGCTGAAGAAGGCAAAGAACCAAAAGTTACTTATACCCCTCTTTATAACAACTTCGATTTAGTATCTGGTGTAGAACTCTTTACAGAAAAACAAAAAGCAGATTTCGAAAAACGTGGTTTCAAAGAATGTAATGAAGATAATGGTGGTAATCGTCAAATCGATTCTAAAGAATTAGAAGATATCTTAGTTACAGATATCGAATCCATTATCGAAACTCTTAAACACAATGAAGAAACAGAACGTATCGAAATTATTTCTGAAAAGCTTAAAAAGCATATTGCTGAATTAAATGCTCAAGAAGAAGTTGAAACAGAACCTAAAACTGAAGAAAAAATTGTTGAAGAAAAAGCATCTGCTCACTTCAAAAAACACTTCAAAGATTTAGAAGAAGAAGAAAAAGCTAAAGAAGCTGAAGCTGCTAAATCTGAAGAAGAAAAGGCAAAAGAATCTGCTTTAGATAAAGGTATTGTATACCGTCAACTTCCTCGCTTTGGTAATAAACCTTCTTCCTCTTCCTTCCGTTATAATGAAGAAGGCGGAATCGAAGAAGACACTTCTGATAAATCTGGTGCAAATCCTAAATCCAATAGTGATGCAGGTGTAACTCCAGCAGGTTCTGATGAGCATACTACTTCTCCAAGTACTACAGAACGTACAGAAACTGGTGAAGCTACTCATGAAGCTACTCCTGGTAACCCAGAAACTACTGGTTCCACAACTTCTGGTAAACCTGGTAAAAAGAAAAATGATAGCCAAGCTCCAGACGAAGCTACTTCTCCAGGTAGAAGAGCAGAAGAAAATCCTACTCCAGTTGTTCCAGGTCCAACACAACCACCTCATCAACCAGACGATCATTTATAATAGGTGACAGTTATGGGTTTATATATCATAAATAATAATTTTCTAATTGAAGAATGTCATATTGATTTTGCTACTATTTTTAATGAAAATAGTAATGAGGAATCCACAGAGCAAGAAGTTAATAATAAAATAAACAATGCATTGGGGGATTTAATGGGCGGAGAAGATGTTGCCGCTGATTTAGTATCCGATATATGTGTAAATATTCAATCTATAACCGATCCTACATGGTTAGAGAGAAAACAATACCAATTAGAAGAAAAACTAAAAAAATATGAAGAAAAACTAAAATCTGATAAAACTGGGACCTTTGCTAAAATATGGACTAAAGTAAAACAATTCTTTGTAAAGATTTTAGCAGCAATTGCAAAGGCTATAAACAAAGCTGTTAGATTTGTCAAACAAAAAGTAGCTAAACGTAAAATTAAAAATATGATGAAGAATGGCGATGGACTATTTTAGATAAAGGATTTCATAAATGGGATTATTTATATTAAATGAAGATAAAGCCATTCTAGATAATATAGCTTTAGATTTAACAAATTCTTTGACAGAAGAATCAAAAAATGTATATATGAAAAGCCAAGTACAAAAGCAAAAGATTATTGAAATGCTTAATGCTGGAATCAAGGCTAATGGTGATATGAGTAAATTAACTAAGATTAATGGACTTATAATGCACGTTGATGATCTAACATGGTTAGAGAAGAAACAATTGCAGATTGAAGATAAAATCAAAGAATATTCTAAAAAACTTAAATCTAAAGAATCTGGAATATTTTCAAAAGTATGGACAAAAGTAAAACAGTTCTTATTGAAAATCGTAGGATTTATAGTTAAGGCTATTAATAAACTTTATAAGAATATGAAATTATCTTATAAGGCTAGTAAACACTTACACGATAATGATGCTACATCCCTTATCGATTTAGGATCTAAGGCTGACGAAATAGAGGATAGAAATATTAAACGTAAAATTGCTAGCCGTTCTGCAGCTCTTGTTAGAAGTCAAGACAAAACAGAAGACTCTAGATTCTGGGGCCAATATACTAAAAGAAATCTTAGTAGATAATAATTACATGAGAAGAGCTATAACGGCTCTTCTCATCTCCTTGTGTTTAAATATGATGACACTCTGATAATATAAAATGGAGGTCAGATTATAATGCAACAATGGAACTTCAAGGTCTCAGGCAAAGTATTAATTCCTGGAGAGAAATCAGATGGTCTTATAATTAGACCTGAGAACTTTAAAAATATAATCCGTATTAGTGATTATGAAAATAAGAATATGCCTACAATGTTAGCACATGTTAATTTAGACAAGAATCTTTTTGATAAGATTATTGCTAATGCTAAAACTGCTACAATGTATTTAAAAATAGATAAGTATGATACTAATCAAGAATTAGAAACTCCTACTGTGGAATCTTATATAGAAGATGAGTTCTCTATCTTTGTATCTAATGATATAAACTATTATAAAGAATTAGATTACAAAGAAAAAGATGAAGGTGGTAAAGATAAACAAGATGTGTATAGAGAAGCATATCTTGGTTTGATGAGTAAGAAATGTATTGATGCAAATAAGACTGTAGCAAATACTACTATGATGGATACTCATATGATGAATATCTTAAGTTCATATATGAGCAACCTTCATCTCCTAATAGAACCATTCCAATATAATAGAGTTCAACAACAGCTTATCATTCCACCGACAGATACACTAGTTTCTTTAGTAGCATATTTAAATTCAGTAGAAGTATTCTATCCAACTAAATATCAATTCTTTATAGATGAGCCATTCTGTACTTACCTAATATCTAAATCTGGTAAAGGTGTTCCTATGAAGAATGAACGCTTTAATGACGTTATATTCAATATTAGAGAAACTACAGATCCTAATACTGCTAATCAAGGTATGAATATAGATACAGAAAGAAATCATTATTATATAGATCTATCTGTAACCGAAACTGCTTATAAGATCAATCATGATGTAGCAAAAGTAATCAATAAGTTTGATGCTATTATCAATCCATCTAAAGATAATAGTATTTTAAGCTATGATAATATTGCAAAAACAAAAGCATACATTGATCGTATAGTAGAGAAATTTAAAGTAATGATTAAGAAGATGATTAAGAAGATGGGCAACGTTCCAGAGAAACTTAATCATTGGAATGATATATTTAAAAACAATGTGCTTAATAAAGCTAAAGAGTTAAATGAATATCAAAACAAATTAACTCAAACAGTTATGCAACAGGCATCTGGTTTTCCAACATCAGTTCCAGCAAAACCTGGCAAAGTTACTATAAACGTACCAGTAGTACAAAGCGCTTTTAAATCTATTACTAGTAAATTTCTTGGAAATGGTATCCTTGGGTTTAATAAGCAATACGAAAGATTAACTCAAATGAGTCAATCATTTGAAAAGAATATTAAGAAGATATCTCCAGTATTCTATGACTCAGAATATTTAGATAACTATTTGAATTCTGTTACAGAAATCAATGTACAAGATGTAATAGAAGCTACCAAGAATTCTGTATCTAAAATTAACTCTTCTTCTTATTCTGCATCTTCTCATTCGCAATCTAAGATCTTTTCTCAAACTGATGCATTCGATAATACAATGGATAAGATTGGATCTATTGCTGATAAGGCAATCGGATTTGTAAACAAAATCAAACCGGTATATGATAAATACAGTTCAGTATTTACCGACTCTAGTACTCATACTCACTTTGAAGATTTATTTACAAATGCATCTAAACTAATGGAGAATGTTCATGAGATGCAAGGTTATGTAAATACAGTAAAAGGTGTTGTTGGTAGTTTAAAAAATATTACATCATTCATTACTGGGTTTGCTAAAAATTTATTATCTTTTTTCCCAAGTTTCAATGATATATTGTCTTGTGATATTAAGAGTAAATTTGTTTCATTAGTAACAGATGTATCTGCTATTTCCTTTACTGGGGAATCTATTTACAATAAATTATCAGCCGCAGGTAAATACATGGCTTCTGGTGGATTCATGAACCAAGCAGATCTACAATTATTAAAAAATAATTTAGATAGCGTTACAGATTTAACCGGTATAGGTCAATTGGGAGTAGGTAGTTTTGAATCTGACGTAAATCTAGGTGGTTCCTTTGGGGATAGTAGACTAGGTACTAAAATTATCGTCACAAAGAATGATAATCCAAATGAAGTAAAGAATTACAAGTCAGAATTAGAAAATCAAATCAATAAGCTTACTGTAAATAAATATGACTTAGACCCATCAGTATTTACTCCTAATAAGAAATATGTAGTAAAGAACTATGCAGCTCATTCTGATAAAGATGGTATATTCTTATTAAATAAGAAAACAGAAATCTATACTAGAGAAGCTGATAATTTTAGATGTATCACTATGATGAACTTCTCTAAAATACTAGAAGTTCCTAATAATGAAAAAGCAGCTGATGCTAATAAAACTACAGCTAATGATAATAGAACAACTAAACAAGATTGGTATAATAATTCTAATAGTAATAAAGCAGATTCATTGAATAATAATGTAAACGTAGTATCTGATGAAGGTAAAGGTATTACAACATCCAAGGTTTCTAAAAAGACTACTGTTAGAAAAGAATTAGGTACTAAATCCATGAGTGATATGGCTCAAATGATTAAAAGATAAAAAAATAAAGGGTAGAGTCATAACGACTCTACCCAATATATTTTGATTATATTAAAGCTTTTCAAGTAAGATTGGATTTTGTGAGAAGTATTGATCATTAATATTCTTAAGAGCTTCAGGATCTTCTACTTGTTCTAAGAATACAGTATCTATAGCTTCAGGCATAGTTCTATACATATACAATTGGTAATCTAAATCAATACATCTAAATCTATTAACTATCTCATCATAAGAATGAGAATTTAATCCTTTGCTTGGATATAGCTTAGAGGCTACATTGAATAAAGAATCAGGAGTAGCTTGATCGAACTGCTCATCTATACTCTTTAATATCTTCAATGACTGTTTATAGTTAAATAAAGATTTAAGATTTCTTTTAGGAATACCTGATAGTGTCATAAATCCTGATAACCAAGATTGATTTACTTCAAACTTTTCTATTCTTTGTTTCTTAATTTCTGCAATATATGAATCCAATGCAGTTTCTTGAGTTACCAAATAAGAAGGATCTTCTACACTACCAGGAGCTGGTTTCTTTTTATAAAGCATGATAAGATCTTGTACTTTAGATGGTAATTGGAACGCATATTGAGACGAAGTTATAAATAAAGATGGAGCAGTAATCTGTCTATTCTTAAACTTAGTGATCATATCATAAGCCATAACAGAAGTTTCTACTGTTCCCATTTTAAAGAATATATTATTCATATATTGGCAAAGCATTTGGATAAGAGGTATATTTTGATTAACCATATCATATACTTCTTTATTATTTATCATTCTCATAGTGTATTTTTCATTATATTCTGCACAGAATCTTTGCTGAGTAGCAGCTCCAGTTGTAGGAGAATACAATAAAAATACAAAGCTATCTATTCCAGCTTTTCTAAAAAATGATTTATAATGTATAGCTAGATTAGCAATACAGGCAGTTATATTATAAGGATTAGTCACTTTATAGAAACTAAATATAGGAAGCAATACTTGATATACGTCTATATAAATATTAATCCATTTAGGAATTGGCTTGTTTCTATAATATTCTGTAAATAGTTTATTTAATTTATCATATTTGATAAACTGAGCATAAAGAATATGCTCAATAGGTACTGCTTCTAAATAATCATATTCTTTCACTCTATTATTAGTCATAATTCCACCTTATTTGTAATCATGTAAAGTCCCACCTTTAGAGATAGAACGTTTACCAACTTTAGGGGCATAATTTTTACAAACTTGACCAGCATTCTTATCATATAATAAAGGAATGCAATCGTCACAGACTCTTGAGAACATCCACTTCGATGGAGAATATTGTTTCTTACCACAATATCTACAAGTGAATGGCAATACTTCAGCTTCATTCATTCTAGAAATACAAGATTCACAGAATGGTACTCTCATACCATCAGGTTCTATAGAACTTGGGTGTTTACAAATAATACATTGGAACCACCATTTCTTAGCACGAAGAGGAGTCTCTTCTTCATCAAGAATACAGTTCTCAAATGTACAACGTCCATACATATCTCTATGCTTACAAGGTTTATCTATACCTTGAACAAGATATTTACACATCTCTAATTGCTCTAGAGATTCATTCTGATTATCACCTTTTACTTCTTCATATTGGCTTTTCATTTAAACCACCTCTTTCACAAAGAGGAAATACTTTAATCATCTAAAACACTTTTTGGATCAAAGTAATCGTCCTCACTAATTGTTACTTCAGTGTTTTTAGATTTTTCAATCTTTTTCTTACCGATAACTTTTACTAAAGATTCATCAAAGTCTTCTCTATCTTTAATATTATTGATAAGCTTTTCTGTATTACCAAAACCTTTTTCTGCTAATACTTCTGTAAGTGTATGAGGGCCTTGTTCTGTAATAAAGGATAAACCTCTCATAGGGGTTTCTTTATCTACATCAATAATCCATTTACGGATTTCTAATTTAGGATCTCTACCATTCCAACCTACTTCTCTAAGCATAATAGAAGAGTTACCACTACCTTCATCAATTAGTTCATTAATCCCATCTTCTTTGATTTCAAATTTGATAGGACCTCCGTCTTTTTTAAAAGCCATAATTTTATACCTCATAAAAAATAAATATAAAGGAAGGATAGAGATTTCTCTCTATCCTTATACCTCTATAAGTGTAGTTTATTGTAGTGCAAGACAGTTTAAAATTATCGATTAACGATCAGTGTTGATACCCAAGGAATTGGAACCATAACCATTGAATCCGAAGCGTTCAGCCAAACGATATACATCGCTAGAATCAACTCTCCAAATAAGAAGATTGAAGTTAGTTGCAGTAACTTTACCAGTTACAGGATCTTGAATTGGGTTGATTGGGTTCTTAACTTCAATGTTGTAGTTCCATTTGCTACCTGCATTGGATTTGCTACCATAGATAGTTTTGATAACTTTATAGATATCGATATCTACAGAGAAGAAGATTTGAGGACGAGCAAATTGCGTAGGAGCTGTAGTTACTTCGTTTGTTACAGCACCCCAGTTGATACCACCATTACGATTGAAAGCACTACCAACTAAGAAGTCTTCTAATTTTTCTTTGCCTTCTTTAGTCAATTGCAAGTTTTTCCAGTTACCGTTAGGGTTGTTCAAACGGTTAGCCAAGGTAAGACGGCTAGCAATATCATTCATATTACTACCAGTTGTTGCATCTTCAATTGCATAGCAACCAGCTGCATCTTTAGATTTTTCAGCAGATGGAGAGAAGAAGATACGGGATTGGATACGGCCAGATTGAGGATCTAATTCCAATTTGCAACCAAAGAAATCATCGAATACAGAGAAGAACAATTTGTTCACAAGTTTGGAAAGATCGCTTAAGGACATGTAACCAGCAGAAAGAAGTTCTGGGAAAGTCGCTTTTGTTTCCAACTCAATGCGTTCTTTTTTTGCTTCCACTTTTTCGTTTGCTTTTGTAGCATTGTTAAATAAATCAGCCATTGTTTTTCCTCCTAATATATTAGAAAATGGACTTAGGTTAGATAAATTGATGGAGGCCTACCATCACTAACCTGGAAAATATATAGAAACACGATATAAAAAATATCGTGAAACTAACTTAGATTCATAAACTTAGATAATTCTTCTGGAGACATTGTGTCATCCTCAGAATTACCTATTTTCATTTGCTCTAAATCTTTAACTACTTTAATTTTTAAAATAGCTACTTCATCATTATCAAATTTAACAAGTACTATTTTGTACTTAGGGTCATTATTTCTAATCATAGAACTATGATCATACTCATATTTTTTAAATCCAAGTTTCTTTAGTTCTATATAATTTAGTTTATCTTCTAAATTTCTATTAGAGATTACTATAGAATCTCCTTTAGTAGTATGAGATAAGATATATAATAAGTTTATTATTGAATGATATTTAGCTTCTGTAGTTTTATCTTTATCCTTATAATCACCTATCAATAGATTTCCATATAATTCTATGAATTCGTCATAACTATCAATACCGACCATAGGGAAACAGTTTAAAACTGTTGCTATATTACCTTCAATAAACTGCTTATTTAAACTATTGTATATATTTGAAAATGATATTTCTATAGTCTTAAATTCTGTACCATCACTATTTAAAGGAACTTCTGTTGCCATAGTAGCCTTTATAGTATCTACTTCTAATAAATCTTTAATAGATTCGAAGTTATCCTCATAATATAAATATACAGAATCATTGTATAATATATTTACTACATCATCGGGATCATAGATAATATTAGGCAAGCTTCCTTTTAAAACAAATCTATCTGAGCCGATAATAGAATTAATAGGCATGGTTTGATAAGATTCAAATATACTCAATGGACTCAATGCATCTGGTCTTGTTATTTTTTCCAAACCAAACTGAAGAGCTATTATATAATCAAGTTGTTTATTCAAACAAAAGATAACTATATCGCTATCTTTTATATCTTCTTTCTCATAATCTTCTTTTATATACTTATTGAAGATTAAGAAAATAGATTTGTCCTTTGTAATAGTATCTTCACAAAATTGTAAAGTTGCTACGCCTTTAGGAGTTAGAGGTGTATAGTAATCAAACAAGTCAGATTCTTTTATTACAAATACTCTGCATTCTGTATCATAATTTTTACAGTTACCATAATCTTCTATATAAGCAGCCATCTCATCATTCTTGATATTAGATACGACTCTAATCATTTTTGGATAGCTTTCTTTTATACTTTTTTTACGAGAAGATAAATAGAACTTTCTCCCTTTTAAGTATTTAAAGTTTCTCTCCATAGTAAAAAAATACTTCCTTTCTTTTAGATTTGTTTTATTAAACGTTTTAAGAATACGTTATTTGATATTTAACTTTATATTCTCATAATTATAGTGTATAATCAAAATACTATTTAAAAGACAATAAGGAAGAGGAATTATCCTCTTCCTTAATAGTTTATTTATTTGGATTTAATAAATTATAATAAGAATCAAAAGTTTCTAAATCTTTATCTTTATTTAAAGTATCAGTACCTCTAGAATTATCCATTCCTTTAACTGGTGTGGAAGCAACAAACTCATTTACTGTTACAAGAGTTAGATATGGAATAAGAGATTTATGCTCTCCGATAACTTCTAAGTTTGGTCTAGATTCAAACAAAGTTGCAGCTCTAGTATTACCAATACCTATATTTCTAAGAAGTGTATCATATTCATCTGCATCAAATGTAGCAAGATGATATACTGTATATTTATCTACAACCTTCTTAGATAATAGAGTATCAATATCAGAAAGTTTAAAGGATTGATTATTATATTTCTCAATTAATATTTTCAAAGTATCAGAAATATATAATTTGAAATCTCCAATAACTAATTCCTTCTTATTGGCAGTTGTTAATTCACTAGTATCTTTATTTGCTAAAGAATCTAATTTAGAAGCTAGTTCATTCTTTAATGCCTTAGATAATGGCAATAGATACAAACCTACTTCAGAAGTACTTAATTGATACCAATCATTTACTTTATTTAAAGAAACAGGTTTTGCTATCTCTTTATTGATTACAGGGTATACTTTTGAATTAGTTTGGAATCCATCTAAGGAGATCAATACTTGAGGAATAGTATCTAGAGTATCTTCTTTTTGTTTACCATTAATAGTCATTACATAGATACCATCTACTGGTTTCTTAAACTCTACATCCTCTGTTAGGTGATTATAAACAGGCATATCACCAATGCTAATATAATTGCAAATTACTTTATCTTTTAAGAAATCATTTGCAATCTTATCAGAAGCTGCTCTATAATAATCATTAAATTCAACTGTAGGATTCCAACCAAGTCTAATCAAATCGTTACCTGTTTCAATATCCCATTTATTTTGAGCATATTCGTTTAAGAATTTAGTAGATAATTTAGCAACTTCTGTAACCCATTCATTCTTTTTAAAAGTAGTTTTTAAACCACTACAAGAACCTTTATAATCATTGAACCATTTAATTGCAAAAGTATTATTACTCTTAGGAGAGTTTTGTAATAATGTTTCTATTTCAGTATAGTTTAGCATTGGAGTAAATACTGATCTGAAATTAGGTTCTTGTAATAAATCAATTCTATCCTCAGCAGCTTTTACTGTATGATCTACAATAGTAGATTCTAATAAAGAATTAGCTTCTGTGCATAAAACATCATATGCCTTTTTAGCACAATATAATGGATCAAATGATTTTCTTATATAATCATTAGCAGCTGTAGAATATAGAGTGATATCAGTAGGTGCAACTTTAGATGATTCATCAAGTTTACCTTTAATAGGATCGTATTCTCTTATTCTTCTTCTAAAGAAGTCTAATAATTCTACATCATCATTTGATTTCTCAACAATGGCTAAAGTAAACTGAATAGCATCTATTAATTTAAAATCATAACAAAGTTGAATAATCTTCTCTTTTTCATGTCTTGCTAGTTTTCTAAAGATTTGTAAGAAGAATGAATCGCCCTTGATCACAATTGGATAAGTGAATAATTTAGGATGAGCATCCATTACTGGAAGGGTTTCATTACTCATCTCAATAACCAACTTACGCTTCTTAGTATAATTATTGATTAGCCAATAGAAAAATTGATTTGTAAATTCTTTTAGTTTAACTTTAAACTGAACAGATTTTTGTCCATACAATTCAGAGTCCTTGATAAATTTAAGATATTTAGGATGAGCAGTAGCATATTTATAAATAGCAGGAGATAATCTAGCACAAGATTGAATATCTTCTACAGATGTAATTCCTTGGAATTCTTTCATATCTAAGAACTCTGCTTTATATTTTTTACAAAGCTTCTTAGCTAGTTCTGATTTATCACTTGTTGGAAGACCGATCAATAGAATCATTCTATAAAATTTAAAACGATTCATATTATAATATACATCTTGTTCTGGGAAGATTGTAGGAGTAGGATGTTTCTTAATCTGATCAGCGATACCAAAGTTATAATCTTTCATAGGATCTAATTTACTTTCATTTACAGATCCGGTATACTCTGTATCAAAATCATCATCGATATCATCTTTTAAGAATTCTTTAAGCTGTTTATTATAAAGATCAGTAACATCCATCCCATAAATTTGAATAGAGAAGTCATCACAATTAATTCTTCTATCCTTATCTACAGAATTATATTTATACCAAGCATCTTCTAATTCATCTTGAGTTTGATAGTCATCAAATAATAATGGATAGCCATCATCAATATAACCTTGAGCCATTTTTCTTTTTTGCTCTTGGGTAAATCCATATTCTTCTTTAATAGCTGAATGAGGATAGTATATATCTTTAAAAGGTGATAGAGTGGTATTCTTTCTATCATTCTTATCTACAGATTTAACAGCGATAGTGATATTAGAATTAGGAGAATATTCATTATCAAATTTCTTAATATACTTATCAGCACTAGTTTCAATTCTAGTGGTTTTAAGCTTATCTAGATCAGCAGTATCTAGATCTCTTACACCACCATATTCATAATCTAGAGTATCTCTGCTGATATTTCTTTTTAAGAATTTAGCTTTATTTTTATAATATAATTCTTCATTCTCCATACCAAATAATCTCATAGCTTCATCATCAGCTTCATACCAATTATTTGGAGGCATAGATTTAAATTTATACCAATCAGCTTCTAGATCTTTTTCATATTTATAATAATCTTTAATGATTGCTCCGCCATTAGCAGCAACCCATCTTTCTATTTCTTTATATTTGAACTCCCTATCTTGATCTTGGAAGTATCGTTCTGCATTAATAATTCCCATTGTTTAGATCCTTCTTTATATCACACATAAGAGTTTCAATAATAGCTTTCTTATTTTCAAGCTGTTGATCATCAGGACCAAAAGATTCAGAAAAAGTATAATCTGCAGATGCTAATAAACTAACTCCACTAGCAGCAGTTTCATCTGGATTAGATGGTGTATAGGATCCATCATTCTTTAAACGATCTGTTTGTCCTAATTCTCTTTCCATATTATCCGCATCAGAAGATATAATCTTGCTAAGCTTCTTTAATTCAACCTTTTCCAAAAGATGATCAATCTTAGCAAAGTTTTCTGTAAGAGCCATATGACCAGTAGCCATTTCATAAATGGATTCTTGTAACACTCTATCATTATAAGGCGTATCTAATAGGCCGTATAGTTTATCAAAATTTTCTTGAACTTTTTCATATTTACAAATATAAACTTCAACAAGTTTACCATCTAAATCTTTATTAGGTCTAGCAACAAGCTTGCCATCTTTATCTTTTGTAATATGAGCATCATCTCTATCTAGAGTTGTTGCTAATCCATAACTATCCCATCCATCGGATAGATCTTTATCATCAATATTATGAAGGAGCATAACACTGTTATTTGGAGTAGTACCAACCATAGGGTTCATACTAGCTAAACCCATAGCTTCATCTATCATAAGATTATTTCCCTCCTGTAAATTAAGTTATTCGTAATTACAAAAATGTCGAGTATAGGCAAATTAAGCCTATACTCAATGAGGTTAAAAAGTGTACAAGAGAATTTATAGAGGGGTGTAGAAGTATATTAGATTAATACGATGAGGAGGAAAAACATAGAAATTTTTTGGAAAAACGAAACGAAAAACAATTCTATATTTAAGCGCGTTACACAACTTATTCCATTTTGTATTAAAAGAAAGATTCGAAATGATTAATGATATAATCTGGCATGACTAATTTTAAGGACTGTAATTATATCATTAATGGGGTTTGGTATAAGAGATCTTACTCGTCTTAAAATATACTTCTACACTTAAATGTTTATGCTTCAATAAGTTTTAAAATCGCGACATCTCAGTACTTGAGTATATTTTTTTATAAGTAATACAAATTTGTAAAGAGGCGGTGAATAAATTGGCTAATAGCTTAACTAACTCAAATGCTAATATTCGGGATTACCTTTTAGATGTCAATGACCTTAATCAACCGAAGGTATTAGATTTAAGTGAAATTGAAACAGGGAAACTGAATTCTGCTGCATTATTAATCGTTAGATTATTACTCCTCAAAAAGGGAACCTACCCAGACTATCCTGATTTAGGAATAGATATTCGTGGTAGATATAGATTTGCTTTTGAAGAAGAATTAATTACTTTAAGACAAGAGCTTGAAGAGCAAATGACTTTATATCTTCCAGAACTATTACCAGTCGAAGTAGAGGTTTCTCTTTATAGACCTAAGGATTCTTTAGAAAATAAAATCCTTTTCTCTATTATTATGCGAGAGACTAGATTTAGTATCTTGTATAGCATTGCTCAAAATACTATCGATGGTTTGATGGCAATGTAATGTAAATATATATTATTTGTAAAGGGGATAGGTAACTCTATGAGAATATGGGTTCGAATGAAAGACAATCCATCTATTCTTAAACTAATCTCAGAAGATGACTTCAATGAAGAGTCAATGATTAGAGAGAAAGAAACCAAGTCTAAACTAGACTCTATTTTAAAGTCTGGTAGAGCTCCTGGTATTAATACGTCACCAAATGCTGAACCATCATTACAATATAAAGGTAAATTCGATGAAGGTGCGGTGGCAGATTATCTTGATACTACTTTAGATGGTGCTAAGAAACGTGCCATCGAAAGAGAAAATACAACTGGCAATGCATTTAAGAAAACCAAAGTACCTATTAGGAGGAAGCAATAAATGGAAGAAGTTAAACAATTATCCTTATCTGAACTTGGTTTGGAAGTAGAAACAACTCCTGCAGAAAAGGCCGCAGCAAATGAAAATGCAGTAGAAGTTAAACCAATTACAGAAGAAACGCCAAAGGTATCTAAATCTAGCTTGACTGATACTGTAGAACCTACAGAAGTAAAAGCTGCTAAATCTAGTTTAGCAGAAATTGCTAAGAATACAGCTATTGGTGAAGATGGGTTGACTCAATATGGCGAAGTAATTCATAATGTCGATAAGATTGCTAAGAAACCAAAAACAAAAATTGATGATCCTATTAAAAAGAACATCAATAATTTGGTAGATTTAGCAGACCATGAAATCGAACGCACTAAAGCCGAACTCACAGGTCCTGAAGGTATTATCACTAAAGGTAAGGAAGAGTACGTTAATAATCAATATGAAAAATTAATGGCTCGTGCAAAAAACAATCCTCGTCTTGCGGAATATATTAAAAAGATTGAAGAGATTATTGAGACTGAACCACGTTTTGATGGTATTACAGAATATGAGCACAAAGGATATATCTTATTCACTGTAGCTCGTGATAAAACTGTTGAAACCGATAATAAATACTTTGGTCTCAAAGAGCAAACAATTGACAGAGTTCCTAGAATGAGCTCTGATGTAGCAAAAGAAGTAGATAGCTTCACACAAGATAAAGATGAAGATGATGATTTATCTTTATTTGATGATGACTCCGTAGAATTAGGTGTATCTCCTAAATCTGCTCTTCCAATGCAAGGTTATACCGAAGATGAAGAAATTAAAGAAGAAGCTTCTAAAAAAGAAGCAGATGATACAAAAGTTTCTAATTCTATGGCAGAAAAAGAAATCAAAGAAGAACCTACTGATGAAGAAGATGTAACTTACAGCGCAGCATTAGCTGAAGAAGAAGATCCAGAAGAAAAAGAATTGATGGCAGACGTAGAATCTGATGAACCAGAATTGTCTGATGAAGAAATCAAAGAGCTAAGCCAAAATTACAAATCTCAAGTAATGCAAGAATTAAAACTTGAACGTGAAGGAGATTTAGAAGGCTTTGCTATTTCTAATAAACCAATTAAACTTAAATCTGCTCTTCAAGTAGAACGTTCTTCTTATACAGTAACTTGGGGTTTACAATACACTGGTAAACCAATTGAAATGACTCCTATCTCTGGTGAAGAGTTGCTTCAATTGAATCCTCAAAATACTGATATGACTTCTATCAATGGTCTTCGTACTATTTTCAATATCATGTATCGCCACACTGTAGGTAAGAAACCAGATATTGATACTTGGTTAAAACAAATCTCTGTATATGATTTAGACTGCATGATCTTTGCTATGTATATGGCAAACTTCAAAGATTCTAACTATCTATCTTACCAATGCCCTAATACTAAATGTAACAACCTCTTTATCAATAAGAAGGATGTTAATGATATGGTGGTATACCCTAATGATGAAGTTAAGAAACGCTTTGAAGATATCTTGCATAGCCGTCCTGTAAAATCTAAACTTTTCAGAACAAAACCTATCCAAGTATCCAGAGATTATGCATTTAGTTTCTGTACTGAATCTATTTATGGTGATATGATTGAACGTGCTGCATTGACAGATGAATTTGCATCTAAATATGCTAACGTAGTTCAAATCATGGCTAATATTGATACTATCTACAAAATCGATAATGTTTCCAAACAATTATATCCTATCGATTTCGGTGTAGTAGAAGACAGCTTATCCAAAACAGTAATGCGTAAGGTTAAAGCTATTTATGAAATCATGAAGAACTTATCTTCTGATGAGCATGCTACTCTTATGGGTGAAGTATACAAAATTACTCGCACATTTACTGATGATAAGATCTCTTACCAAATTCCTTCTACAGAATGTGGTAAGTGCCATACTACTATCGAAGCTACTCCTCAAGGTGCTCTTCAATTGCTTTTCACTCGGGCCTTTTTACCGATCGGGGCGCTTTCTATTCAATAGTGATGACCCTATGCAATTATTATAAAGGACGGGTATCATTCTCTGAAGCATTCAATTATGACGTTGGTTTTCTAGTGTATCTTCATTTCAGGTATATGAAAGAAATACAGAATAAGACGGTACAGAAAGCTAACCAATCAGAAGAGATGGATTCGATCCTTAAGGGTGATTGATAAGCATAAAGGAGGATTTTATAATTCGATGAATTTAGTAGAATTCAGTCAGTTAATTTCCTCTAAAGTTGTAGACGATAAGCTATTCTCTAGAGAAGTAGCATTATACGATATTTTATTGGGTAATTGTAAAAACTCAGATATTCTTGATATTCATATCTCGGAATCTGATAATATCTTCACAGTAACTTTATTATCTGATGAATTAGCTCATACTATAGAGGAGCGATTGGATAACCAGATCATCCCTGGAGCATTCCAACCGCTATATAAGATATCTTTGAATTCTGATAAGAATATCTTAAAATTCAAATTAATAGATTTCTAACTTAATAAAACATAGATCCCATCTAGCGTTATATGCTAGATGGGAACTATTAATTAAATTTGAATTTATTATATTTACGGAGGATGCTTTAAATGGATAATGATGTAGTAGAATTCTATGCACTAGACGAAGCTTCTGGTGATGAGAAACAAACTAAGCATCTCAAATTATCTCCACTTAACGTTGCTAACTTTATTAAGGTTAATGACTTAAAAGAGATTTCAAGCCCAATGTCTTTTGCTAGAGATAACTTGCCTACTGCAGATGGTTTATTCTCTAATGAGATATTTGGTATTACTAAAGAAGATAGAAGTACTATCTTTGCCTATGTAAATCTTGCTGGGGAAACTTTCTTACACCCATTAGCATATAAGATTTGGTCTCGTTTAGATTCTAATGTAAAACTATGTGCTCAAGAAGCAGATAATTTTGTATTAGATAAAGAAGCTGGCAAATTAAAACCAGATCCTAATGGTGAGACTGGTATTAAGTTCTTACAAAAAATAATTAAAGTAATCGATTTTAAAAGAACTGAATCTTCTAAACGTGGTGTTAAGATTGACTTCTTAGAAAAATTTAGGGATAAATTATTCTTAAAAGACTGTGTTGTAATTCCAGTAGGTTATCGTGATATTAATACAGATAAAGGTTCTAGAACCAGTGTTGGTGAAATTAATCAGTTATATGGTAAAATCATTAGAGATGTGCAAGCTCTAAAAAATAGTAATGATTATGGTTTAACTCTTAATGGTCAAACTAGATGGCGTATTCAAGAAACACTAGCAGCTATTTATGATTGGCTTATCTTTGGTAGATTCGAAGGTAAAGATGCACAAGCATCAGGTCTTTCTAGAAAGATGGGTCTTATTAGACGTGCTGGTATGAAGAAGTCATTTGACTGGGGTGCACGTCTTGTTATTTGTACACAGAATCTAAGAAAAGAATCTTTATCTGATATTGATATTGATTTGGACAGTATTGGTTTGCCATTAGCTGCTATTTGTGCTAACTTCTTCCCATATATGCTATATTGGATTAGACGTTGGTTTGAAAACAATATCAGCGATCAAATGGATATGGTAGTTACTAATGTAAAGACTAAAGAATTTAGTAGAAACCGTATTCAAGATTGGCAAATGGTTTACTCTGATGAACGTATCAAAAAAGAATTAGAACGCTTCATGCATGGTATGAGTAACCGCTTTATTCCAATCGAAGCTCCTATCGATACGACAGGTATGAGGATTCCTAAAGGAATGAAACCATATTTAAGATATAAGGGTTATATGGTAGATGATATTAAAGCAGCAGAGAATCTTATTAGTGATAACAGGGTAGATTCGCTTCCTATCAATGAACGACCTCTAACTTGGTGTGACTTGATTTATATGGCTGCTTTAGATATCACTAAAGATAAGATGACACTTATTACACGGTTCCCTATCGATAGTTATTGGAACCAATTCCCTGCTAAGATTAAAGTTATCTCTACTATTCAAACCGAACCTATGATCATTAATGGAAAATTCTATAAAGAATATCCTAAAATTAGAGCTGAAGATTTGAATACAAACTCTACAAATAAATTCATCGATGTAGCATTACCAAATAACGTTCGTTTAGGATCTATTGGTGGTGACTATGATGGCGATACTGTATCTTCTAAAACACCTTTCTCTATTGAGTCTAATGAAGAGCTGTACAAATTAATCTCATCTAAACGTCACTATATTTCTATGGGTGGTGTGAATGAGATGACTACTTCTAAAGAAGGTAAACAAGCTTTATATGACCTTACAAAGATCTTACCAGATGATGTTTCTACTTTAAATAAAGTAGAATTTGCTACAAAACCTAAATATTTGAAATGACTATGATTTTTCATCATAAACATTGATGTAATCATAGCCTATGCAATCAAACGGGAGGATTAAATAGTATGGGAAAGTTTATACCTATTATTGAAGTATATAATAGAAAAACTAATTTAGAGTCTCAACAAAGAGCTGGATCTTGTTATCCATTATATGAGACTTATAAAACTAATTATAATTTTGAGAATATCAGGGAATCTGTTTATAATTGGAAGTCTTTCTCTGATAATACCACTAATAACTTTAATAAAGTTTTAGAGTTATTTGAGTTTGTTTCTAAAGAAGGAACTCAAACACAGTTAGAAGAGATTACTTCTATCATTAATAGAGATATCATCCCATACGTCAAATCCCCTGCCATTTTTAAGAATCCTATTCTTAAAACTAAAAGAGGGCTTGATGAAACAACAGCTATAGACTGTTTAAATTCTGTATTAGAAAAGATTCATGAACAAACTGAATGTGATAGAGTCTTAAGAAATTGTGACACTATTGCTAAAAGATTCAATATTGATAAGATAGTAAAGAATAATATCTTATTTGAAGATGCCGTTCCTGATACAATCTATAAGATATGCTCTTTAATTGATACTTATACTATGGATTTTAAAACTAAGTATTGTATTGCATTAGAGACTTGCTTATATTCTATTAATAAATATGCTGGAAATTCTATTACTAGATCTGCTATCATTGAAAACGTTACTGACTACTTCCTTATGAATGGTGGTACAAATGATATTAATAAGTTCCTAGATAAAATTTCTGAGGCTGTTTCTAAAGATAACTTTATTAATATCTCTGAAGATGCAAATTATATCAACAAACTAAAAAGAATTCACTCAGAGATGGTTAATGAGGATAATATAGATTTAGACAAATTAATCCAAGATAACTACAGTAAGACTTCAGCATATGGTCTTACTGAAGCTATGGAACAAATGTCTATGGTTAATGAAGCATTAGATAAACTTTGCGAAGAAGATAGTCTAGATAAGATTCATGATATCGTTACCAAAGTTAAAATGGCTCCAGTGAAAACTAATGCTATGACTAAAGAAGCTATTAGATCTATTCTAGTAACTTCTAGACTTCAAGATTTGAACAAAGGTACTAGGAATTCTTTGTCTCTTATCTTCTATACAGTTATCGTAGCTGGAGCATTAGCAATTAATGTTGTTGGTGGTTTATTTGCTCTTATCACTGCTTATATCATGTCGAAGCATCTAAACAAGGAATACCTAAAAGAATCTATTAAGGAATGGAAAGAACATAAGTATTCTGTAACAAGAAAACTTAAAGAAGAAACCGATCCTGAAAAGAAACGAAAATTAGAAGCCTATTTAGATGAAGTTGATAAAAGTATTGAAACTCTTGAGGAAGAGTATGAAAAACAACGGGATAAGACTATGGAAGAAATAAATAGAGACCAAGATAATAGGGAACATTCTCCAGATTATAATGGTTCTAGCTCTTTAGTAAATCCTCTTGGCAAGGAAACTCCTCAAGCTAAGTTTAAAAATGATAAGAACTTAATCAATTCATTCTATAAAAAGGATGATAGTAGTAATACCATTGGAAACAATAGTAATTCAGATTCTTCTAAATCATCTAAAAAATCTGACGACGATGACGATGATTTTGATGATTTCGATTATTAATGGAGGTATACTAGATGAACTTATTTGAACGTCTAATTCTACAAGAAGCTCCTAATCCTCCTCAACCAAATCCTGAAGAGGAAGAAGGTCAACAACCTCCTAACTTTGTTGATGGACCAGAGGCTCAAGAAGCCCAACCTGAAGACCCTAATGCAGGAGGTGCAGAAGATACTGGGGATGGTTCTCCTGAACAACCTGATATGAATATGGATGGTGGTGAAGGTGGAGATGAGCCAGCTCCTGAAGAGGGAGAAGAAGGTGGCGAAGGAGAAGAGGGTTCTGAAGAAGATGGATCCATGGAAGGTGGAGAAGAAGGACTAGAAGGCCCTGAACAACAAGCCGATGATTTCTCTTCTGACGAACAAGAAGTTTTCTCCGATTTAAAACCTGAACAAATGGCGGTAAAGCATAAAGAACTTAAAACCCAATTTAAGAACTTTAATGATACTATCTTTAGTGCCATTGATAAGATCAATAATATCTCTCATGCTTCATATGACGATACTCTATTAAGCTTTATTATTCGTAAGCTTTTAGAATTAAAAGATATGAGCAGAGATTACTTGCTCGATGTATATGATACTAAGAGTTATATAGAAAACCAAATTCAACTACAGAAGATGGTTACTACGTTTAATTATATAACTAATCTCCTTTCTAATATCAGACAGAATAGAGAAGCAGAGTATATTAAATCTGCTAAAGATAATGAAAAGGCCTCTAAAGAAGGAAGAGCTGAAGATTATCCTCATTTATTCGTAAAAGATATAGAATTAGATTAAAAAATTAAAAAGATACAAATTATATATACAAACATATTGGTAAATCTATAGATGCCTCCATTCCCCTTATTCTGTAAGGGTTAGCCAGAGGTGTCTTACCTTCATAGATTTAATTAAATTTAATTAGATTTTTTGCCATTTTTAGAAAACAAAATTTATGCATAAATGGCTCTTTCTCAAAAAGGAGGAAATAAAACATGGCAGTAGTTGGAAACCCAACTGGTAAAAATGATTCCATCCTTCGCGGTTACGAACAAGACAGCATGCATGGCATTGCTAGTCAATTTGCTCAAATCGCGAAAGCTGGCTTAAGCGAACAAGTAGACTTATATAGCGAACCTCGCAAATTCTTTATGAGCGATACTTTGAACAACGAAATGCGTAGCTTCTTCGTTGAAAACGCTTTTGATAAACAAGATCCTAAATTCTCTTCTATCGATGCTGTAAACGAAGAATATGGTATGCTTAACGCTTTATACCAAAACGACGTTAAAGGTATCTGCGAAGCTGCTCCACTTGGCGCATACAACCCAGTTGTTGGTATCACATTCCCAATGCACAAAAACTTGTTGATGACTACAGTATTCGACAAAGGTGCTATTCCTAAGGACGTAGCTGATACTCCTCAATTCACACTTTCCATGGAAACTCGTACAATGTACAGTCCAGATGGTCGTGAAATCGATATGTTCTTGGAACAAAACAAAATCAAAGACGTTATTGAACGTGCTGTTCCTCATAAAGACGTTGTAATCATGCTTCCAGAAGATCAAGAAACTGACGTTCTTGCTCTATTGGGTGCTACTAATAAAACTGTAGCTAACGTTTCCCGTTCTTCCAAAGTAACTAAATTGTTGGTTAAAGACGTTTACGTTGCTAAAGGCGAAGAAAAATATGACGCTGCTACAAAAGAAATCGTAGTTGAAACTGCTGGTGCTGTTGGCACTAAAGTTATCACTGTTGAACCAGTTAAATTCGTTGCTGCATACGGCCAATATGATCGTACTTTCCAAAAACGTATTGACTTGATCGTTCCTACTGATAACGCTGGTGGTACTCGTAAAGAAATCTTCCAATTCGCTGGTTCTATGCATAAAAACCGCTTCACATTCATGGCATCTTCTGCTAACGTTGTAGGCGTAGTATTATCTGCAGCATTGGATGTATCTTCCGCAGCGTATGAAACTCCTAAAGTTAAATGGTCCAGCCGTACTGATTACTTCGAAATTCCAGAAGCACCTCATATGACTGTAACTATTTCTCCAGAAGAAACAAAAGATATCCAAGCAATGTACAATGTTAACCAATTGACAAAAATCATGTCCATGATTAAATTGTCTATTCTTAACTACAAAGATGACAAAATCTTGGAAAACTTGGATGAATCCTTCTTGAATCTTCCTGCAACATCCAAAGTTACTGGTGCATTCAACTTCGTACCACCAGATAACTTCTTGGGTTCCCATGTAACTTGGAGATACGAAACATTCATGGATTACCTTGATACTCAAATCACTACAATGCTTCAAGTATTGAATGATGAAAACATGACAGTATCTATCTTTGGTCGTCCTGAATTGATCCGTAAAATCACTCCTAAAGAATACACATACACAACTCCTCCTAGCATTGGTCCAGTTATCTTGGATTACAAGAAAACTGTAAAAACTAGTGATAACCGTGTATACCAATTCATTAGCTCCAACAAAATGCGTAATGATAACAACCTTATCATTATCTTGAACCCTCGTAACACTAACCGTGTTATCTACAAAATCTTCGATTATCAATTGTACGTTGGTAACGAAATCCGCGACACTGCAAACTATCAATTGCCAGCAGTAACTGCGTTCGAACGTTTCTTATTCGTTCAATACCAACCAGTTCAAGGTCGTATCCAAATCGTTAACCCTACAGGTCTTATCGAAGATATCGAAAACAAAACTCCTGTAAGCAAAGATCGTGCTATGAACGACTACACTGCTAACAAAATTACTTATACTCATGATGCTAAAGGCAACGGTGTATATGTAGACCATACTGCTGAATTACCAGGTACTCCACGTTCTGCTATGTACCCAGATGGCAAAGCTCCTGGCGTACCTCAAGATGGTATTGCAGATCAAAACTATGCATACCCATCCCCTAACTATGCAGTAACTGATCCTAAAAACTAATCTAATTAGTTAGATCAGAAAAAAATAAACCTTAATAGATCTTAGAGAAAAGATCTTAAAAAATTATTTTCAAATTGCTTGAAAATCCGATGACAACTCCCCATAGACCACTACGGTCTATGGGGTTGATTGTGTCTAAAATATATTATGCCATTATGAGCATACACTTTCTAGATATGAATTGTTTCTCTCTAGTTATTTCATTAAATCTATCTGATGCGTATTGTAATTCTTTTTCTAATTCAGGAAATACATAGGTATCAAATTTACGATTTCTAGATTCTTTTATCCCTTCAAGATCTTCTTCTAATCCTTCCCCATTTCCTAAATAGGTATAATTAAATACTCCTACCATATCTTTTCTATAAGCACAGAAGTTAAATGTGATTACAGCTCTAATAAAATTCTTTAAAGATTGTATATCTCCTCTTAGAGCTATTCTACCACAATCCTTTTTATAAGAGGTATAATCTGTAATTTCTTTTACTTTGTATGCTTCACTATCATCCTCAAATCCAGTATCGTCTTTAAAATATAAGGTCTTATAATTTGTAATAAGAATCTTATTAGTAAGCATCTTCCCAAATAGATCTATTATAGGAACCATACTGACTATTCTATCCAATCCAGTAAGTTTCTTTAGATCAAATAGTTTTATATTCTCATACAACTCTTGATCATTCAATCTTAAAATCTCTTTTGTATCTCTTTTTCCCGTAGTTATGATAATCGCTTCTAGCATCTTTTCTCCTAACCTCCTCTATTAACATTTTTAAAAATTTCTCATTACCCTTACCTACTTTTCTATTAAATGATGAGAAATCTTTTAAAGGTTCAGATACTAATGTTTTCTTTTTCATTATATCACCTCTTATTAATATATCATTGATATAGTATATAAGTAAAAAAATAAAGAGAGAACTAAGCTCTCTTTATTTTTAATATGGTTTCTCTATAATTTTAGAGAGCTCCATATTTCTAAATGGGTCCAATGCCCAAGGCATGGACTTTAATACTTCTTCTTTAGTTTTAATTGCAAAATTATTATCTATGAAAGGTTTTAAACCTTTCATGATCTCGTCTAACAATTTGCCCAAATTATTATTATATTCTTCAACAACAAGTTGGTTAATAGGGCTTCTATCCTTGACAGGATAGATTTCGCTGTCATAATCCCAATCATATGTATTGCAATATAGCAATACAGAGTGTACGAACTTTCTAATATCACGGAAGTTTCCACGCAACACAAATGGGAAGTTTTCTATATATGAATACGTTGCTTCATATTCACAATTAGAATCCTCGATATATTTGCCATCCATAAAATGGATGTAAACTTTTTCTACTGTAATACTGTTTATTAACGCGTTTTTAAAAAACGCTACTAAATCAGCAGTTTTAATACCAGTATTTTGGTACAATTTCAAAAGATATGAGTTAATTTCATAAAAATCGAATTCGCTCATATTAGAACTGAATTTCGCTTTTGGGGAGTAACTCATTCTCCCACTGAAACCATATACGTCGATCAATTGACCGCAATTTAAGAATAACATAATTTATTCCTCCTTATTTATCATTAAATACTATATCTGCGAGGGCGCTGTTCATAATACGCCCGATCTACTAATTCTTCCTGACTTGGCTCATAATCTTCAAACTCCTCATCAGGGAGTTCGAGATTATTATAGTTAATATTATTTAATACCTCGATTGCTTCGTCATTTTTCAATTCAAGAGCCTTTAAGACATTATCTATGAACACAATGACGTCATATCTCTCTCCTCTTATAGCCAAAGGGATAGATTCAATGCTAGAGCGATACTCTATAAGCATCTCAGCATCTTCAACATATCTTTCATCATCCATATGAATATCAAGATACGACGTCCATACTTTGATGGTCTTAATATCATTTTTTATTGCTTTATTAAAAAACGTTATTAAATATGCTGCTTTATTATAAACTTCTATACCTTCCAATTCTCGGTATAAATAGCTTACAATTTCACTCGGAGCAGGATAGTTTTCTACCTCGTCTATTTTGTTAAATATATCATGATATTCTCTAACCAAATAATCATCTACTCCTTCATAATATTTACGATTTTCGATATATGTGCTTTCTTTGAACACTAACATATTTTTATCCTCCTAATACTAATTATATATTATTCATTACTAACTTAATTTCACTATTATAGTATATAATTATTTCTTCAAAATTTTACAAAAAAAAATAAGAGTAAGGCAATTAAGCCTTACTCTGTATTTATTTAGTATTCATAATAAAATGGGTCATAATCTAATTCATCAACAAATGGATATTCACTTCTAGCATATTCACATACTTTGGTACTCATATATCTGTATTTAGCTACAGCACGTTTCCATTCATGCCATCTAACCATAATCATATGAAGAACTGCTACATTAGAACTTACCTCATCCTCTATTGTAATATATTCTCCATCTACATCTATACCAACATAAGCTGCTAGATTATATAAATGCTTAATATCCAAAGCTTCTATTCTAAATCTAAAATCTTTATAGAGAAAACCTCTATCCGTATTTCCTATAGAATAGATATCTGAAAATACCAAACATTTAAGCTTCTGATAAGGATCTAATGCTTCCCATTCAACCTTAGCCGCTTTATTCTCATCAAGCATTTTCTCAAATTTCGCTTTAAACTCATCTAAGGTATCAACCCACTCATTAGGGTAAAATGTTGCTCCAAACATTAATCTTCCTCCTTATCTTTATCAGGTTCTAAATCTAATAATAGAGCATATTGAAATGCTTGTTCTAGTAACTTACCTTCCATTCCATTATCTAAATCATCTATAACTTCTGCTTCATACATTCTATAAATATTTGAGATTGTATCCTCATCATTTACTTTATATAATTGACAGAGGATATATTTGAAATCATACATTTCTATTGGTAATAGCTCGTCTGTGTAAATCTGTAATTTCATATCAGAATAAATATAACCATTACATTTAGACTCATCAAAGCCACGTTCTTTTCCATAATAAGGAACTGAGATAAAATTCGCTAGTAAGATTATCAACTTACCAATTCTTGTACTTTCAGAATCTTCTTTATGTGGTAGGATACCAGGAAATACTTTGGAAACAATTTTTACAAAATCTTTATCAGTATTAATTTCTGAATTTAAGATAGACTTGCTATCTTCGTCATAATAATTTAGTTTAAACATAATCAAATCTCCTTGACAAAACGAAAAAAGAAGAGGAAATTAATCCTCTTCTTTTATTTTAGTAATTGATGAATTACCACTGCAATCACAGCAATAATAATCATTGTAGTCATATTATTCATTTTAATACTCCATTCTTTATCAATTCATATAAAAGGACTATTGCTACAGATATAGCTACTGCTACCCAGCTAAAGTATTTACTTTCCATAGCACTACCTATTTATTTTTATAATTATAAAATTTATCCAATTGAATACCAACTGGAATGATTCTTTTTTCTGCAAGTTTAAGTGCAATCAAAGACCCATATTTGAATTCTAAGCTACTATCATCTGTGTAGCGATTTACATATTTCCATTCACCATTTTCTACTCTAACTCTAAGAGTATTAGAATTTTTGAAGTAATGGAAATTTACTATTTTAGCTGTACCATTTTCATATGTCCATACGGCACCTCTTACAAGATCACCATTGGTTTCATATGCAATAGATTGATCATCAAAGATAATCTGACTATTATTGTTTGTATTGTAATTGATTAACACCATAGCATCTGCATGAGATACTGCTATTAAAGATCCAATAGAAAATAATGTTGCTGCTAATAAGGCCTTCAATTTCATTTTATTAAACTTTCTCCTTTATAATCAGGTACGAATTTATAAATATCTTGTTCTTTGATCTCATACCTATCAACTAACTCTATTGCTATATTACTAGCATAAATATATTCTAGAGTACCATCATTTCCTTCTACATATTTCCATTCACCATCCATACCAATTTTAATCCATAGATTATTATAAGATGGATGGTATTGGAAATATACTATCTTATTTACACCATTCTCATTTACTGCAACCCCACCTTCTACTATATCTCTATTCCCTAAATGGTGATAAGTAAAAGATGTTTCATCATAAGTCGCTACTTGTGCATAAGTTCCATCATCATATATTTGATAGATATTATCATATGCTCCAACATTCAGCACTAGTCCGAATATAAATAAAATTTGTAATAAGATAGATTTAAAGTTCATGAGTGTTCCCCTTTTTAATTAGTAACGTTTCACCATGAGATTATATGTACCATCTAAGATATGACTATTGTTGTTTCTCATCACATCTACCACATACTTAGCAACATAATATCTGGATTCTGTACCCATTGGTCTGATAGGATTTGTTTCGTTCCAATTAGCAGTTCCCTGTTCGCTAGTTTTTACGATACCAGTTTTTAAATAGATTTCAAAATCCATTACGCTATCATAATCCATGGTATTAATTTTAATAGAACCAACTACTTTTTCATTAGTAGTTTTGTATTCTAATGTATCTGGATATACATAAGTTTCAGGATAAGCAGAAACTTTCATCTTTCCAGATTTGTCTACATTTTTTGTTACCTTTTGATTCCCTTCTGGTTCTTTAACTGGAGGGTGGAACATTTGTTCTTCCATGTCTTTAGAACTAGAATAGTCTGTATAACTAGTTGCATAAGTATTGAAGATATCATACTTACTTTGCAAATAACCTGTTCCTGCACCAATGAAAGCACAGAGAATCAAAACAATAATGTATTTCTTATTCATAAGTCAATACTCCTTTCTGAGTTAGATTTTATCTGGTAATTTATTATCTTTTAACACATGAACTAGATCCATGAAACTTAGAGTATCTAATTTCTCACCAGTTTCTGTATCTTTGTTATTTAACCACATACGATAGAAGATATATTCTGTAGCTGTCTTATCGATAGCAAAAGTTTCAGGATCGCTAATATCTACAGGACCCCATTTTGGATGAGGTTGTTTAACACCATTAATCTTTCCTGTAGTAAGATAGAATTTACCTGTATTCTTATCCCACATGAACCAAGCTTCGATGACATTTTCTTTATCACCAACATTGATTAAATCTTTTGCTTCTAAAGTAACTCTGCCTTTATAAACATTAGGCTTGCTAGTCTTGAACAAACCAAAACTTTCTGCTACAAAGTTCAAACGATAGTTCCCGTAGCTATCATTTGCGGTGGCGCTAAATGCACTTGCGTTAGTGCCGCATGCCATTATCATAAATGCTATTCCCATAATTAGTCTTGCAAATGTTTTCATTATTCTTCTCCTTTACATCTTGCTATAAAAAGTAGAGAATGGGAAATAATCCCATTCTCTTAGTTGTTTAAATAAAGTATTATCGTACACGTTTTGGTTTAACCAAATTCAATGTTTCTTGACAGCAGCTAGCATACTCCATTAAGAAGGATCTGATAGGTACTTTGATGAAATTAACACGGGTTTCATCATGTTTAATATCGATAGGACCTTTTGCTAATTCTGCTTCAATAGCAAATACCGTTTCTGCCAAACTATTAAGCATACGAGCTTTAATCATATCGATTGTGATCAAAGTTTCGGATGTATATTCAACTGCATATTTAGATGCAAGTAATGCCATCTTATCATATCCGAATACTTTTTCGATACAGTTCTTTTCACGAACTAATAATTTAATAATAGACACGTCGTTGTTGTGTCTATCGAATAGCCCATTGCTTACAAAGCTATTGAAGATAGCATCAATAAACGGTTGAATATTAGTTTTCAATTCATTTGGATGAAGAATATCAAATTCCTCTTTCATAGAATTGAAGCTGATACCATCTAGCCCGCGTTCTGTAATATGCAAGAAACCAGCTGTAGGATCTTGAATATTATTTTTAAGCACAGACTTAATATAAGCTACTGTTGGGTTGTGTTTAATATGGGCTTTGTTTCCGCTATTCATAAGACTGATAGCGATACTTTGGCATTTGCCATACTCCTCAACACCAGCACCCGCACCAATTGCTCTACCATAATTATCATACTTATCATAACTGTAAGACTTTGTGGATGTAGGTTTGCCATAATAATTGCCACCACTAGTTACTGGCTTTTTGTACTTAGGTTTTGCAACACCTCTGTTATTTCCCTTGTTAAAATTACCTGTACGCTGTTTGTTGCTTGTTGTTGGTTTCATAAAGAAATTCCTCCTCTTAAAAAAAGTAAATAGTAAAACAAACATAAATTTCTAAACACCTAACTTCAGGTTCACTATTATAGTATATAATTGAAACCTATTTTTGACAAGAGGATATGATATAGAGTACTAGACTCTATATCATAAACCTGAGAGTAGAAGAAAAGAAACTTTTGGGAGGCAACGAACCTCTAATATATAGTAGAACTATTTATTATTTTTTACATCCATTGGAGAACCAGTTGCAATACAGATATCTGTCTTCTTAGGTTCAACAAATGGTTCTTCTTCTTTCTTAGCTAATTTCTTTCTACTATAAGTTACTTTATTAGCGTCATAATCATTAAGAGCTCTTCTAGCACTTACATAAACATTGGTATTCATGAATATCCCTTCCTTTCTTATGCTGGAAACATTTAGATAATTGTACAATTTATTTTACTCTAGAGTTATTTAAGGAGGATTAACATTGGATATCCTAGCTAGAACTAAACTTAAAGACGCTTATGATGATATCGAAATAGCGATTCAAAATATAAAGAAAGATCCAAAACAAGAATTTATCTTAGACTTACAAAATGCATTGAATAAGTTCTTTGATGCAAAATGTTTGCGTGTTCTATACACTAATAACACTGATAAATTATTCTTTGGTATCTATGCTATGCCTAAGATTGATGCTGAACAAGTAATCAAAATTATCACTGGTGGAGAAAAATATGTTATCCAAGAATATTATTTGGAATTGGATTCCAAAATGTTCCAAGATGATATTAACTTATCTGCTCATGAAATTGCAGCACTTCTTATGCATGAAGTTTATAATTTAGTAAGCAATGCTGCTCCTTGTGAAGCAGTATGTAAAGCTATCGATTCTCATCTTACAAAAAATAATGATGTATTAAAAATCTCTGATTCTATTCACTATATGGAATTACTTTCCTATGGTTTCAGAGATGCTGTTCGTAAATTCATCACTATCTTCGATAAAGCAGAAGTTGATGAAAATGAAGTTATGAATGACTTCTTTGAATGGTGTGGATATAAAGAACACATTCACTCTGCATTCGATAAGATTGCTAGCAACTGGTATAATTACAATAAAGAAATCAATAATAAATTTATTGTATTAGCATGGGTACTAAGAGTATATCGTGATGTACTCCATAATCGTATTCCTGCTCTTATGATGATCGATCGTTGTAAGCAATTATCCCCTTCTAAAATTGAAATCAAAGAATTGGATAATATTGCTAGACGTTTGAATCGTATCGATGATGATGCTTTGATTGAATCTGCTGGCACTCCAGAACACATTCTTTATGAAGAAGTAAAATCCTCCATCCTCCCTAATAAGAAGATGAAATCTATTCCAGAAGCATTGGAAGATGATATTGTTAAGATTGCTATTGAGCAAGATAATGTATTAGAAAATGAACCTGATGCAGTTCCTATGCTTATGGCGAATATTAATGTCAAACTTGCATACATTCAAGATTACGTTGAAAACAATATTCTTACTAAAGAAGAATTCAAACAACTTGATCATATGTATAAAGAGCTTACTATTAAGCGTGATCAATTATTCAAAGGTGATCTTTATGATACAAGAATGAAGATCTATGATGAATACGATACTGAAGCTGAACAATAATAAAAAAAATAAGAGAAGGGAGTTAATCCCTTCTCTTTCTCTTTGTGTTATTTTTTATGCTCATTTAAAACAGTTTTATCTTCGTCCTTCTTAAAATAGTATGGGAACGAAGATAATTTCTCTAGAAATAATCTTTGGTTTAAATATGGGAATCTATTTCTAGTATAGAAAGTTTGATATAACTCATACAACTCAGAGAATAAATCTCTTGCAGATTTACGTTGTAATCTAACTTCTGTAAGATCTAAATACTTTTCTCTTTCTTTATTACGACCAATAGGTTTGATCATATCTGGACGATATTTTCTTAAGAATGATACAAAAGCAAAGATAGCTGTATTAACTCTAGTAAGGCGCTTATCATCTATTAATTGCTTATAATATTCTGATGCATTAGGAATTCCTTCTTCTGCTAGAATTACATGTAAAGCATTAATAAGTTCTTTTTCATGTTCCTTTAATACCTTATCACTATAAGCATCCAACTTATCATCTATCTTTTGACCTATTTTGGTATTCTTAAAAAATCCTTGATAATATAATTCAGAAAGTTCATTTAATTCATATTTTCTTTCACTCATTATTCTATAACACTCCACGCATGTCTCTATCTAAATCATTACCTCTTAAAATGCCATTCTTAACCATTGTTGGTTTTATAATATTTGTAGGATAATCTCCTGTATTTATAAAGAAGAAATATTTACTAGTATATGGTCTTAGATTACTAGATTGAAGATTATTCATAAAATGTTTGAAATCTGTAACCCCAGCTTTATTACCATATAAAGTAGTCCCAATATCATTTAAATATGGAACAGCAATTTCTCTTCTAAATCTACAATACTCATCATATAGATCACTAAATATATCTTTAGTAACCTTTCTAGCACCCATAAAACGTCTAACGTCTACATATTGTTTATAAGTTCTAGGATACTTCTCTTTGCTAAGATCATCTTTAGATACTATAAATGGGCTATTTGTTTTTACTAGATATCTCATGAACGGAATATCTACATTTGAAATAGCGTTAAAAGTATCTTTGCTATTTTTTAAGCAAGATTTAAATATATCATCTAAGAATTCGCTATTTTCATTTGCCATCAAATTATCAGTACTATTAATAGCATTAATGTCTTCCTCTTTAGGTGATTGATGAGCTGTAAATTCTTTAACTTCAATAATATTAGCTAGTTCTCTATAAATTAGATATTCTTTGTAATCATCTAATTTAGCTCTTAATTTCCTTTGAATATTATAAGGTAACTCTCCATTGTCAAATGCAACAATAGCTTGATCCAAAGTCATTTTTTCTTTAGCGTTCATGATTTAATCCTCCCGTAAAAAACCAATCTTTTTATTATTGGATATCTCCTTTTCTATTTCTTTTCTTTCTGCAATAGCTTTTCTAACACCAGCTGCGCCCTTACCATAATAGATAGGAGTATAAACAATTTCCCCATTAGCTTCTTGCTCTTCTGCTAATTTAACTAAATCTTGTTGATAAGATGTAATCAATAATCTTAAATGAGCTTCCATTGCAGATGCGATTACTTTGCCAATAGGCTCATTAGTAAAAGCTCCTTCATTATAAAGCTCTATAAGATCTTTTGTAGTAAGTTTTCTTTTTCGCTTCTTTTCGGCAGTAGCACTTTTCTTAACTGTCATTATAATAATTATCCTCCTTACAAAATTCTGTAAATTACTTTCACTATTATAGTATATAATTAACTGGAATCTTAATTATACACTATAATTATGAGTTAGTATTAATATATCTGGTATAGGCCTCATAAACTCATAATTTATGATATCGGATACATTATATTAGAATTTTTATTTTTAGAGGTAGTAGTAGAAAAGAAAAGGAGTTATAAAATGGCATTTGGCAATTATGACAACCAACAACAATCTTCCCCTAGCGTATTTGGATATTCTTTCTTTAATAAAGAATCCATCATTGATAAAACAATGATTAGCTTCTCTATGTGGAGAAATAACCTTAAGATTGCAATCTCTCCAGTAATTGAGTCTGAAAATGGAGAAACACGTTATGACACTAAGAACGGCATCTCTGTTTATTTGACACCTCAAAAAGCTAAAATGTTTGAAGACTTGATTAACCAATTCTTGAAGGCTTCTAAAGAAGAACAACAAGCTTTAACTCAAGGTAATATTGGCGTAGCGTCTGGTAATAATCTTATTACTGTAGAAGATCCAGAAGTTGTATATGGTAAGCCAGAAGCTGGTATCGTTATCAGTATTAAGAAACTTAATGAAAATGGTCAAATCGAACAAGCTTACAGCTATGAAACTCGTAAAGGTTTCTATAATGCTATTGTAGGTTTCGATGCTAAAACTGCTGGTTATACACAAGACTTCGATCATTTCAATATGCTTGAATTAGAAATGATTTCCTTACAATTGCGTGAATATTATACAGCTATGAGTAATGCACAAGCATACTCTAGCTTGATTCATACTCAGCCATATTTGAATAAAATTGCTGCTAAACTCGGTGTAGACTTAGACTCCAACTATAATGGCGGTTATAAAAACAAATCTTATTTCAATAATGGTGGTGGCAATAATCAATCCACTCATACAAGTGCAGGGACTACAGAATCTATTCAAAGTTCTGAATTAGATTCTATCATGGGTTCTATGCAATAAGAATGAATAATAAAGAAACGACCTAATCGTCGTTTCTTTTTTTCTTTGAGGTAGAATATGATAAATAAAAAAGATAAGGATGCTAAGAAGTTACTAGTGGACTTTGATATGCTTTATGATATTGATTTAGCATGTGTGCTATACCTTATCGATAATTGCGATAGAAAAGTTCCATACTTTAATGAATGGATTTTCTATAGTAGTTTGTATCATATCAAATCCCTTATTCTTACAAGAACAAAGAAGAATCCACTATCTATTCTTTTCAAACCAGAAATGCATGATAAGATAGATGGTATATATAAAGAACTTCTTACAAATAAATATGAAGAAGTTATAAAGTATGCTGGCCTTACAGATATCTTAAGTGTCTTAAAAGGCACAGAAGAGAATACCAGCTCAATTAAGGTGACAGTGAACTGCAAAAATTTAACTGACCAATTACAGATTGAAGCTTTTCTTCACACTCGTAAGTGGAACACAGTTATTGAACTGGATGATGTTTCAGGATTTAGTGCCATTTTCGTCCACGATGTAGATAGTATTACTAGGTATAAAAACGTATCTGGTAAAGCAATCTATCTATATGATTATGCTCTAAATTATGAAGATTTCTTCGAAAAGAAATATCATCCGTATGCAGTTCTTTTATCTAAAACTAATGCTATAAAATATATAGCACCTTATTCAAATTTTGAATTTGCTAAATAAGGTTATGTAAAGGAGAGTTATTTAAATGAAATTAGTAAGCAACGTAGTATCTGAGAAGCAATTAAGAGAAGCACAATTGCGTGCTCTTAAATTATTTGCTAATACTATTCAAGGAACTTATGGTCCTATGGGTGGTTATACTGCTTATTCCTATAGAGATGGAGCTAAAGGCTCTAAGGCTATCATGTCTAATTATACTAAAGATGGCTTTACAGTATTAAAGAATATCGACTTAGATAAACCAATTGAAGATATTCTTAAAGATGATATCCGTACTATCTGTACTCAAGTAATTAAATCTATTGGTGATGGTACTACATCTGCCGTTATTATGTCTTACCTCATCTTCAAAGGTCTACTTGAATTACAAGAAAAAGGCTTCCCTAAACGTAAACTAGTGAATGCTTTGAAAGATATCATCAAAGAAGGTATCCAAGAAATTGAAGCTGCTGGTCATGAAGCAAATCTTACTGATATCTATAATATTGCTTATACTTCTTTGAATGGTAATGATGAAATTGCTCGTTTGATCACAGATATCTATAAACAAAATGGTATGGACGTATTCATCGATGTATCCGCATCTAACACTCCAGAAACTAAAATCAAAACATACAATGGTATGACTTATGATGCTGGTTTTATCGATCCTTGCTTTGCAAACAATGAAAAGGATTCTACTTGTACTTTAGCACATCCTAACGTATACGTATTTGAATCTCCAATCGATACTCCTGATATGGTAGAGAACTTCAAAATGATTGTTACTAAATCTTATTTTGAACCTCTACAAAAATTAAACGAATTAGCTAACAAAGGCAAAGAAATCAAACAAGAAGATTTGCCAACTCCTACTTTGATCGTATGTCCTACTATCTCTCGTGATGCTAATAGCTTCATTGATCAAATCATGGTAGCACTTACTAATACTCCTGCTGAACAACGTGGATATCTTTGTGTAGTTGCTAATATCGACAATGAAAATCAATATTTGATGGATATCATGAAACTTACTGGTGCTAAGTTCATTAAGAAATATATCGATCCAGAAACTTATAACCAAGATAAAGCTAAAGATTTGGCTATGACTCCATTCAATGTAAAAACATTTGCTGGTCAAGCAGAACAAGTTATCGTAGATTCTACTTCTACTAAAATCATCAATCCTAAAAACATGTATGATGGTAAAGGTGAATATACTGAATTCTTCAAAAACTACCTTGGTAACTTAGAAGCTACCTTGAAGAAATATGAAGAAACTCGTCAAGAACTTGTTAAGATTGGTAACTTAAAACGTCGTATCAATATCTTAAAAGCTAATATGGTAGATCTTTATGTAGGTGGTATTGGTACGTCTGATCGTATGCCATTATCTGATGCTATAGAAGATGCTGTATTGAACTGTCGTTCTGCTGCTAAAGATGGCGTTGGTAATGCTGCTAACTTTGAAGGGTTCCGTGCATTCTCTAAATTAGAAAAGAAATACCATGACTTAGTTCAAGGTGATGAAAAGGATATTAATTTAGCAGTAGCTACTTTATTATGCCGTTCTTACTTGAAACTTTGCTCTTTGATCTATGTGCCATACTTTGATGATGATACTGACAAAGCTATTCTTACAGTTGGTCAAGGTCTTACAAAAGGTGCACCATTTAATATCCTTTCCGAAGACTTCGATGGTAAAGTATTAACTTCCATTAAAACAGAACCTGCTATTCTAGATTCTATTTCTAGAATTATCACATTACTCTTCCAAACAAATCAATTCTTAGTTCCAG